ATTCTACAAACATATTAAAAAAGTTTTGAGTCTTCGTCTTTAGTCTTTAATATAATTTTCTGTACAGAAAATTTAAAAGCAAAAAATGAAATCACTGGCCAAATAAATAGAATCAAAAGGTTAAACCAAGCGGCTTGCTCAAGGCCCTCTACGTTTCTTTCTCCGCCGATGGCCATTACTACTCCTACTGTAAACCCTAAGCAGAAAAGTCCTGCGAAGTTTAAGCCTACGAATGCTAAAAATGCTAATATATATTTCTTCATGTTATTGAAAGTTGTTTTGGTAGTTCTCGGTATAGTCTATAGCTATCGCTATCTTCATGGAAGGTGCTTATCTCTACAAATTTTACACCTCCGCTTTTATTGGCTATTAGTCTATGAGGAATGAGTCTGTCTAATACAAATACTTCTCCCTCATTTACAGTTTTTGTATATTTCTCTGTAGTAATAGTGCAGATGATTTCTATATCTAAGCTTCCCTCTAAGATATAAAACGTTTCGTGTTTATTCTTATGGAGATGCATTGATGTGGAATGAGGGAAGTTGATCTGAAGAATCTTACCGCAGTAATTTTCTTTCTCATTATTGGCCATCCATATCTCATAGCCCCAATCTTTATGTACTTTTTTTGCTTTTGCTAATGCACTCATTGCAGTATAGTTTTATCTTACCTTTAACTTGTATCCAAGTCAAGTCAATTTCTTTGAAATCTTTCTTGCATTTACTACAAGGATTCACAAATCCGCCTCTCCTATATCAATAAAATATAAAAGTCTGTAAATCTTTTCTCTACCGACTCCAGTTTCTAGTAGGTCTATCGGCATTTCCATGTTTAAGTCTCTATTTGGTGTTAATAACCAATCTGCAACATTGTCATGATCCATGACGGCGCAGCACTCATTAACAATATTAACAAATTCAATTAAATTATCTTTTCTTACTCTCACTTGTCTCTCCTACGTTCGTCATACTGTCGTCGTCTTTCATTACTGTCAATTTTTCTGTTCAAACTGCTTTGGCCACTCTGAAGTCCTTCTAGTCTTTTAAGAATATATTCTCTTTTTTCTTTATCGTCTATCCTGTCTATATACTCTAGTCCTTTTTGAATAATTCTAGGATCAATTTTAGGCGTCCTTGAAGGAACTTTGATTATATTTGGTTGTGCTGGTTTTGGTGAAACTTTGACAGATTTAGAACCTTCTCTTCTGGAGCTTTCTTTTTTATCTTTTTTTATAACTGTTGGTTTAGAAAGCGGAGCGATAGTAGTGGTGGATGGCAACTTATGAGTATCAAAAGATAGAAGCTCTACTACTCCGTTATTATTAACCTCTACTAAGCCTCTGCTGACACTCAACAAAGTCACGCCCGAGTCTGTCCTCCGTTTGCTATTCAGAGTCAAAAATCTTTTAGGTATGTCGTTAGAAAAAAGATATACATTCGTTTCGTTTTTATATTTCATTATTCCAGTTAGGTTTAGTTTAACTGGTGCTTGTTTTAATATCTCGGTAACTGGGGGTAGTTTTGGTACATCATTTAACAAAGAAAACGCATTTCTTTTATTAATCGAGTCGTATGGGTTTTCTTCTGCAAATACAGAAGCCGCTAACAATAATGGTAATAATTTTTTCATGGTGATGATGCGTGACACTTGTAACATTTAGTTTGAATAAGCCATTCGTCGAGATTAATCAATTCATCTTTAAAAGAAGAATCTCTAGGCCCAGAAAATCCGTTTTCGTCGTAGCCTTCCGAATAATAAAAAATAGTCAGTTGCCTTCTATAATTGTGACATTCAGCAATTTGAGCTGCATCTTTAGCTTTAGAAAGCGCAGATAATAGCATTCCTACTAAAATAGTAATTATAGACAATGTGATTAAGAGTTCCAAAATTGTATAGCTTTTATTCATGGTAGGGCTTCCATGTTGGATGATGCCCCCAGCTATCGTTCCAATACCAGCCCCAAGAATCATAAACTTTCCCATTTACCTCTCTTGTATTCCAATCCCTATCATATCTAGCTATCCCTCCGATAACCGATCTCCAATTATGATTATTGTAATCAGTCTCTGTGGATCTTTCTCCTAGCCATTTCAAATCACGATTATCAGGACTAACATACATATCTCTTGTGGTAGTTGGATTTTGAAGATGCTTAGGTATGTTTTTAGTATCTTCCTCTAGCCATCTTTTAAATTCAACGTGAGCATCAACAAAAGAAATAACTGAACCATTATTATGATAGACACCGGGCCAGTCCATGGAGAACGCATGCTCTTTTCCTTTTAATACTGGGGGAACTCTGAAATTCCCAGCGTTAATTGAGTTTGGAGGCATCTCAATAAAAGTAAAAGTTTTGCTAGTGTCTTTTACTTCTTCGTAGCGATGATGTATCTTGTATTGCGTGTCTTCCATAAATGGCCAGCCAGACCATCCTCCCACAAAAATATTGACACTATACGAGCGCGGCCTCGATACTCTCTTTGTCTTCCAATCTTCATTTGGGGATTTCGACTCGTATACTACAGTAGATCTATCGCCGGGGCAATGAAAGATGTTCATCCCTGCATAAGGCTTTAGAGGGGAGTAGAATAAGGGTCTATCAGTTTGGCCCCAAGCTCCGTTACCGCTCATGCTGTCAGCTACCCAAGCCCACATTCCTGTCGGTTCATTTCTCCAAGCAGAAGCATAGGGGAATCTATCTTCGTGATCTCCAGCAAATTGGGTATAAGCTAGATTCAGTTGACGTTGATTATTTAAACAACTGGCTTGCCATCCTGTTTGTTTTGCGGAGCCGAGAGCTGGGAGTAATAAAGCAGCTAATATTGCAATAATTGCAATAACAACTAATAACTCTATTAAACTAAAAGCCCTTTCATTCATTTTCTAACCTATTTACGTACTTATTAAGTTTACACAATTCTTCGAGTAAATGTATAGATGTTGTTCTCCAATATTTTCCAACATCCCTTAATGCTTCGTTTTGGTCTCTTAGTTCTTCTAGATATTGTTGAGCTTTATCAATATGAGGGCAAGTATTACCCGGTATTTCGGGGCAATCGTCATAAAGATCTTTATAGCCTCTAGTTGGGAAGCTCACGAATGCCTCCAAAAGCTAAGTTTTTCTTTTTCTTCCTCTCTCTTTTCTACTGGCATTGAAATATAGTTTACATAAGTCTTTTGCTCCGACCAACTTAAAAGTTTTCTTAAGAATCTGGTAAGCTTAGAAAAGAATCTATATCTAAAAGTTCTTTGGAATAATTTCCTTTTAGCGTTAGCTACTTCGTAATCTTTCTCTCGTTCTTCTGCTTCTTCAGCAGTCTCTTCTATTTCAAATTTTATTAATTCTTTTTTATCAACGACTCCATTAACAAAAGTGAATTCAAATTCTCTCCACCATATGTTTTCATCTTTATCACGAAAAGATGTGTAGAAATTAATTTTTCCGCTGCGGGTATCTTTAATCCATTCTTTACCCTCTTTTACAAAGAGCTTTTGTCTATAAACTTTATATTGACCTAAAAAGTTTTCAAGACTTTTAGTTTGGTAGTTGTTACTTTTAACTAACTTCTCCTGCTCTTTTGTTAACAAGCCTTTTAAGTAAGACTTCGGTACGATTATATCATCAAACATTCCCATAAGGCATTCTCTCCTTCCATCTATCGTGTGCGTGTTTTACAACTGACATAGCTTTCTTTCCATTTTTCCATTCTCCTACTTTGGTAGAGGAACTTCGATCTATTTTGTAGATCCTAAAAAACTGTTTAAATATCTTTAAGTGGCTGTCTTCTATGCCTTCCAAGGTGCTATACCTGTCCAGAGGTGACCAATGCGGGGCTACAATTAGCTTGTAATCAATTTCTTCGTCATCTACGAAGTCAAGTACCCCAAGAGGTCTACACTTCACTAGACTGCCTCTGTCGATAGGATCATGATTGAATATCAGAACATCGAGAGGATCGTTATCTAGCGCATAGGTCTGAGTCACAAATCCATAATTTATTGGATATTGTAGTGACGAAACAAGACATCTCTCTAATTCAAAAATATTATACTTTTCGTTGTATTCATACTTTGTATTAGTTCCTTTTGGTATTTCTACAACGCAGGATATGTGTTGGAAATCATCACTTGTTATTGGTATATCGTTAACTAAATTCACGGCTTGTTATATCTATTGGGTTTCTTTTCTTTTAACCACTTTATAGATTTTAACTCGTAGCCAGCGTCTTTAACAATTTTTTTCATCTGTGATGGATGAATTTCTATACTAATGAATTCAATTTGGCATATTTGGTTTTTAGTGTCAAATTTTATTAGTTTAGTTAACTTAGTTTTTTTGAATCCGTTTCTGATACCAATACCACAAGAGGAACATACAAGTCCCGGTATCTTTAGTTCTACATCTGGATCAAAATTAGCTTGGTCTCCTGAGAGGGTGGTAGTTAAAACCCATCCAGCTAGAAAGCAAGCTATGATAATTATAATAGTTTTTTTATTCATACATAACCTCGTAATCTTCTATAATCTCATTGTATAAGAGTTTGTCTATTGCCTCTTGCACATTCTTCTTTACTTCTTCCTTTGGCCCTTCTTCTAGTTGTATCTCTATGTAGCGACCAATACTTACTTTTTTTAAAAATTTTATTCCTAAGCTTCTCTCAAGGTTGCTTTTCACTACAACTCCTTGTGGGTCAAGGGTGTTAGACTTTGGTCGAGTCATGACTCGCGCCTTTTTTAGTTTTCTGGCTTCCATCTGTAATCAGTGTGTTTGTCTCCCCATAGGGCTTCTGAGACGTTAGGTAGCTCTTTTATAAATATATCTTTACACTTATTAGCTATATCTCTGTGTTCTTTTTGGGTATTTTCCTCTGTACGAAGATCAATATAATGAACCCAACTCCTAACGCTACCTTTCATATACATAGTAGTCTCGGTTGTTAGTGGTAGTATCATTCGAGCAGACTCTTTAGCTACCCCAGCTCTAATCAACTCATTGTAAAGAGACACTCCTCTTGCGGTATGTTCTCTGACTTTCGCTAAAAGTTGACCATCTTTAAACGGTTCACTGCTGCTCTGTCTATTTTTATCAGCTTGAACTCTGAGTTCTAACTCTTCTAAGACCTGAGCTTTTGAGTATCTCTGGCTAAACTCTTGAAAGCTAAAACTTCTATGCCTAAGTATCTGCGCTGCGATAGCTCTGCTAGTTTTTATCTCCACAGTCATGTCCACCATTTCAAAAGGAGACCAGTGCTTGTGTTTGATTAGAAACTTTAAAAGTCGCGGCGCTGTCTTTGTGTTGCTTTGATTTTCTGGATTACTGACTCTAGCGCAATAAGCTATTAAATCCTCTGGCTTGGTCTCTGGCTGATTTAAATGATAATAATACGGCTGAGTAATAGATATTAATTTTACTTGCATTATTTTCCAGACTTAAATAATTCCTTCAGTTCTTGTAATTCTTTTTCGAAATCGTGAGCCATTTCTACTTTGGTAGCGTCATCGTCATCCATCATTTCATGGTTACGCCAAATTTTTTTATATTTATTTATAAGCTTGTTGATAAAAGCCATAGTCTTTTTTGGTTTATTTCTTTCAAACTCTGAGATATTCATTGAGGTGTTCCTTTTTAAGTCCTTCGTTTCTTTTTAAGTTGATAGCAAAAGCAGTTTTAATTTCATGATTGTTTTTAACTGCACCCTTTGGTTTGATATCATTTACTAGGATTCTAGCTCCTGCAGCAATATCAAAAATAATTTGGTTATATTTAATACCCACGTATTCCAATACTTTAATTGTGTGATCTTTGTGGCGCTTCGCTCTAGCTGTAGTAAGGACTACTTGGTCGGACTTAGGTATGTTTTTTAAAAATTGCTTGCTAGATGTCAGAACTTCTTCTTGTCTATGGGAAGATTTGCCATATTTAGACATTAACTGATCTAGCTTTTCATTGGATGTGCTTTTTAGTAATGTTCCATCTAGATCAAAAAACCATGTTTTTCCAAGCTTATTATGAATTTGTTTATTTTCTTGGACTCTCTCGTCTTCGGTAAATGTATTTTCTATCATTTAACTTATGTGTTTATTATATCGTATACTTACACTTAGGTCAAGCAAAAAAGAAAGAGGGAGCCGAAGCTCCCTCCTAGTTAGTTGACTCTTATTCAATCACTTGCGAGACCTGCGCTTCTTGCCTTTGCCTCTTTTTTTATTATCTCCTCTTTTCTTTCTCGCCTCCATAGCTTTCTTCATAGCTGCCTTCTCGTTGTCGCAAAGCTTGCCATCTTTGTTTTTATCAAACCTTTTAAGTAGGCCTTGTCTGTTAGGAGCCATCTTGCTTCTTAGCGCGGCGTATTTCTTTTTAGCTTCGGCTTCGCTGAGCTTTCCTGCTTTTACAGCCTCTCTGATCTTCTTAGCAGCAGCAGCGTACTTTTTCCTAGCTTCTGCTGATGCCTTGTTAGGGGCTGTTTTGCTTTTAGCTTGAGCTACCTTATTTGTTTTCGAATGATGATCAGCTTGTGCTACGCTTCCGCCTAGCATAAAAACTGCCGCGATAATGAATGTGATGTATTTCATAATTAAAATTTATTCTATCTCTCTATATCTGATTACACTATTTAAGAATGTTTTTTGTATTTTACCATTTGTGAATTATATTAGCTACTATAAAGAAACATGTCACTATATTGACAAGTATTATAAAGCTACGTAAAAATAAACTAAACTGAGCTTCTTTTAGTGAGAGGATCGGTATATTTGGTTCGTCATCATTAGTCTTCCCGATCCGATGATCTACTGTCCTGCACCAAATTAACCAAAGCTTTTTAAGCATTACCAAAACCAAACCGTATAGTCTTCTCCTCCAAAATCCTCTGGTAATATATCGTAATTTTTTCTTTTCATCTATATTAATTACACTAGACACGAGAAGACAGAAGCCTTTTAACCCTTTCAAGCAAAAAGAACATCTGTTGAATTAGCACTACGCGAACCTTAAGAACCCTAAGCTCCGTTTGAACCCGAAGACCCACTCGAGCTTGAACTGCTTCTACGGCCTTTGCTTGGCGCTGGGGAAGGAGTTGGAGCTGGTTTGCTTGAGCCTACGTTGCCAGAGCTGCCGGAGCCTACGTTGCCAGAGCTGCCGGAGCCTACGTTACCAGAGCCCACATTACCTCTTGATTTAATTGGCTTATTGTAGCGCCCTGAGTTATGGCTGTCATCTCTTCTAGCTGTTGATATTTTCATGGTCTTTAATTTATAGTTACTTTTCTTGGAAAGAGCAAATATTTTTTTCGTAACACCTAGAAGTCATCTTCAAGTGACCCCGCTTGTTGGTATTCTCTAACCCGTCTCTCGAAAAAGTTGCCCATTGCTTGCACGTCAACGACTTCCCCGAGCCACGGGAATGGGTTTTTGTCCGATGGGAATCTATATTCGAGCCCAATTCCTTCAAGTCTCCTATTACCGATATAATGCATGTAATCAACAAACATATCGGCATTAAGACCAAGAATACCTCTAGGTAGTACGTCATTAGCATAAGAAATTTCAAGCTCTACAGCTTTTTTAATGTGGCTGGTTATCTCCTCTTGGAAGCTTTTCGTCCAAATTTTTGGATTCTGATCGATGATTTGATTGATTACGTAAGTACCGAACTGAATATGGGAGCTTTCATCCCTTAAAGTATACTTTATCTGGTCTGCAACACCTTGCATCTTGTTTTGTCTGCCAAGAGCCAGAAGCATAGCGAACCCACTAAAGAAAAATATACCCTCGCATACAATCCAGTAACTGATAAAGTTCCTCAAAATTTCTTTCTTCCCTTCTTGTGTGTTTGGGTTAAAATCTGCTCTACTAAGATCAGTAGTGATTTCCATCAAGAAATCATCCTTAGCTTTAATTGTTGGTATATTGATGTACGCTTGATATACTTCATCTATTTTAAGATCCAAAGAATCACAAACGTAAACAATAGTAAGATTATGAAGGCTCTCCTCAAACGCTTGTCGTAAAATATACTGCCTACACTCAGCATCAGTAATGTAACGAAAGCCACTGATAAGAAGATTATTACCAACAAGAGATTCACTACCAGCAAAAAACCCAAGTGAACGTTTGACCAAAAGCTTTTCATCATCTGTTATTTCTCCATTTTTCCATTGTTTTATGTCCTCTGCCATTGATATTTCTGTTGGCATCCAGTTGTTCGCGCAGCCTTTTAAAAATAAATCCCATGCTGTCTTGTGTTTGTGTGGAAGTATGCAGTTTACGCCAGCAATATCTTTCCCCAATATTTGTCCAGTTTTACTCTCCTTTTTCATTTGTAAAAAATTTTTCTTTGTTTGTTAAAATCTCCTTCGAATTCTATACTACCTCTATGTTTTAATTTAATATCTGTTAGCGCGTGGATTTTTCCTCCGAGCTCTTGCCAGACTTTACAGAAGCCATAATCTTCACTTTCATATTTTTTGCTTTCTGGATTAACCCAGCACCTAAAAAAATCATAAAAATTGTCACCATAACTCATATATCCGTCAATGTCATTGTTGTATTTCAAATCTGGCTTGCTTTTTGCTATGCTATTAAATACACTTGTCTTGATGAGCATGAACCCAGTTGCTGCATAATTCACTTCTATTAAGTTTTCATTATTTTTAAAAACTTTATTATCAAACTCAGAAGAGAAATCTCCTACAAGCTCCCTCCAGAAAGCTGGCATTTGACTGTACTTCCTTGATAAAAACTGAACCTTTTGGTCGCTTATATACTTCTTTGGGTAAAGACCAACTGCGACATCTTTATCTGCGTTTATTAGTTTAACTACGTCATTGGCATCGAAGATAACATCTGTGTCGATGAACATCAAATAGTCATCTTCATTAGACAGTGCGGCGGCTGCACTTGCGTTTCTAGCTCTGCTAATCAAGCTTTCAAACCAAATAGAGGGGCAGCTAACATTCATGCCAAGCGCGGCTAACTTATTAACAAGGTTAATCATGCCCATCATATAGCTGCTATGAACCATTCCTCCATAGGCTATAACTGGCAGACTTATTTTTTTATCTTTATAACTTACTGACATGCTTCACAAGATTCTGGATTAGCGATTGAACAAGCTATTTGCTCTTCTTCAGTATATTCTTTTTTAGTTGATTTCTCAACTTTAGAAGCACCTCTGTTTCTTAAATAGTATGTAGTTTTTAATCCTGCTTCCCACGCAGCCATATAAATATCATTTAAATACTTTAAACTTGTTTCTTTATTATATAGATTAAATGATATTCCTTGGTCAATCCATTTCTGCCTTGCTGCATTACATTTAATAAGTTTGAATATGTCTCTATCAAAAGCTGTTTTATACTTTTCAATATATTTTTCTGGTATATCTAAAAGAGCAACGTCTCCGTCTACATCTTTTACTGCTTCTGCTAATTGAGGGCTCCAAAGACCTTCTTTCTTCATATCGTTTACAAACTGTTCGTTGGTAACATAAAAATTACCGCTCTTGCATTCGTAAACAAACATTACCGAGAAGTTCGGTTCGATGCTCTGCTCCACGCCGTTAATATAGCCAATAGTGGCAGTAGGAGCAATTGCCATAGTGTTACTATTTCGCATTCCATATTTTGTAATGTGTTCTCTGAGGCTGTCCCAGTTGATATTTGAACTACTCAACGCTGGTTTTTTAACGCCGCGTCCACTCATTAGTGTGTTGTAGGTGTCTATTGGTAGCATTCCTTGATCCCATAATGAACCGGAATAAGTTTTATAACTGCCTTTTTCTTTAGCTAGCTCACTCGAAGCTAAGATAGCATTATAAGAAAAGAACTCTGTGAGCTCACCAACAAATTTTACTGCTTCATCTGAGTCATACTGTATATCTAAAACCTGCAATACGTCATGAGTGGCCATCATACCTAAACCAATGGGACGATGCTGCATATTAGAATTTCTAGCTTCCTCGGTAGGGTAGAAGTTTAGATCAATAACGTTATCAAGGATTCTGATAGCTGTGCTTACAGTAGAGGCCAAAAGCTTCCTGTCGATCCTTGGCTGTTCTGCTTCGCTAGGGATTCTAAGATGATTCTTAAGATTGACAGAGCCAAGATTACATACAGCAGTTTCGCCAATCTCCGTTTTAGTTCCGTTCTCATAAGTAGATGGTTTTGTATGAAGCAAAATCTCCGTACAAAGGTTGGAACTATGTACTACACCCAAATGCTGGTTGCTATAACGAATATTTGACGGATCTTTGAAGGTAATCCAAGGATGAGAGGTCTCGAAAAGAACCTTCAACATCTTTTTCCATAGATCTTTAGCGTTAACGGTGCGATAATTTGATAACTCTCCGTTGTCTGCTTTTTTACACATCTCATTGTAAACTTTTTTGAATTCCTCACCGAAAGTTTCATGTAGATCACGACAGTCAGAGGGACAAAACATATACCAACTCTCGTTATCCTTAACTTTCTGCATGAATAGGTCAGGAACCCAAGAAGCTGTATTCATATCGTGACAACGCAAACGGTCGTCACCTGTGTTTCGGCGCAAATTGAGAAAATCTTCAAAATCAAGATGCCAAGGTTCTAGATATGCACATCCAGCACCCGGTCTTTTCCCGCCTTGGTTTACTGCGACAAGTGTGTCGTTGAGGATTTTGAGCCATGGCACAAGACCTCCAGAAATCCCGTTTGTGCCTTTGATGTAAGCGCCAGAAGCGCGAAAATTAGAAACATCAAAACCAAGACCTCCAGCGTATTTACTCTTACGCGCCTCTTGCCAGACTCCCTCGAAGATTCCATCAATGCTATCATCAAATGTATTTAAGTAACAAGAGCTTAATTGTGAATGAGTGGTTCCACTATTGAATAATGTTGGAGTGGAAGGTGTATACAACATATTACTGAATAAATTGTAAAACTCAATTGCTCTTTCTTCTTTATTTTTTTCATTAATTGCTAATCCCATGGCAACCCTCATCCAAAAGGCTTGAGGAGTTTCCATTATCTTGTTATTATGTCTTATAAAGTATCTATCAATTAAAATTTGCAGGCCTAAATATTTGAATAGAGAATCGCGTTCTGGCTGCATAGCTGCTGAAAGCTTTTTTAAATCAAATTCCAGCAATTTTGCAGATAGAATGTCTTCTTTAACTAATTTTTTTATATTTAATACAAATGATTTTTTATATTGTAGCTCAAAAGTATCGCTGTCGACGCTCTCCCTAAATACTTCTTTATATAGAGCGTTGGCAGCTAGCGCGCTAGCGACTTTACTATAATTAGGCTCTTTTTCTATTTTTGCTCTGGCAGATAAAATTAAAGCTTCATCTATTTCCTTAGTTGTTATCTTATCAAATAATTGTAACTGAGCATCTAAGATTATCTCGCTTGCTGAGACGTTGTTTCCACCAATCCCTTCGCAAGCTCTATAGACGCACTTATTTATCTTCTCTACATCGAACTCTTCTAATTTTCCGTTTCTTTTCTTTACTTTAAGATTCTGCATGTGTGTGGTATAATAATTACAGTTAAATTGGCTAACTGACCCAGAAATACTATTCTAACCTAAACTTTTTTCTAGGTCAAGCAATATCCTTTAATTCTGACAACTTTGTGAATATTTTTTGACTTTGAATCCCAATATCATCAATAAAAACACAATCGTCTCGCTTTGATCCTCTGATTATAACAACGTCGTCTTTAACTGGTGCTCTGCCGTTAACGAGTTTACTCTCATCGATCTTCTGATTAAACTGAAGACAAGTTATGTTTCCTGTCTCATCAGAGCAAAGTAGACGCATATACTCAGAGCCTTTTTTAGACTTACCTTTAAAATAGTCAGCAACGCTAGATATAAAAACAACTCTCTCTCCGACTCTGCTATTGTTTACATTGTAAATGCTCATTAGATTTGGAACCTGCTTTGAATAAACTTGCTTTAGTGAGTTAGCATGAGAATAACCCAAAAGTTTCTTTTCGTAATACCAGTTAGCTAAGCTCTCAGATTTACTGTTCTGCATATAGATGTCTTTATAGGGTTGGTACTTTTTCTTAACTGTTCCGAACCTAGACTCTTTAATATGAACTTTTCCGTTCTCATCCTTTCTCTCTGTTAAGTCTTTTATAACTTTAACTAGATCAAAGTCAAATTTTTCTCCAAGAGAATATGCTATCCTTTTCTCTCTTTGTGTTAATAGGTTCCAAAGCTGAGCCTCTAAGACAATCTTACTTCTGGACTGAGAAAACCCTTCGAATGCTCCTGCTTGTATTAAAGCTGAGAGGACTCCTATTCCTACCTTAGCTTCACTTGCGGCTTGGAATACCTCAAACTTATTAGCGAAATCAGACCTAAAGTTATTTAACTTTTCTATAGTCTTATCAGATATCCCTTTGATTGATGTAAGTCCGTACCTAATATTTTCACCTTCAATAGAGAAATCCATTTTAGATTTAGTTATATGGGGTGGGAGTAGTTTAATATCGAATAACCTAAGCTCAACTTGAATCTTGTTAATTTCTGCAAGAGGATCTGGTTCATGCTTTGTCATTTTAAGTAATGAAAGAAAGAACTCTTTAGGATACTTGAACTTCAAGTAAGTTGTTATTGCGGCTAAAGCAGCGTAACAAATAGAGTGAGACTTATTGAAAGAGTAATTAGCTGAATCCTCTAATACTTTCCATAAGACATCTCCTACATCAGAGCTAAGTTTATTCTCTTTAACTTTTTCTGAGATCTTCTTCTTCCACTCTCTTACCTCTTTAACTTTCTTCTTACCTACGATTCGTCTTAGAATCTCTGCTTCATCAAGAGTAAAACCAATTTTGTGAGCCATTTGCATCAACTGCTCTTGGTATAACGCAACTCCACCAGACTTCTTTAGGATATCGTCAAACAAAGGGTGAATAGGTTCATATACATCGTTATTAGAATAACTAGCGTACTGATCTACGAAGCCTAAAGCACCCGGTCTTCCTAAGGCTAAAACAGCACTAAGCTCCTCTAAGCTCTTAGGCTTTACTTTCTGGCACACGCGATAGTTAGTGTCAGCTTCAATCTGAAAAAGACCATGAGGGGTCTCTAGATCCTGAAGATTTCTATATATAAAGGGATCACTGAGGTCAATGTCGGTAATATTAAGTCCAACTTGTTTGCATACGTCATCAACTACAGAGACACTACGTAAACCAAGGATATCAAGTTTGACATTAAATAAAGATACCCAATTCATATCATAAGATGATACTATAGCTTTATCTGACGTTAATTCTACTGGGCAGCTATCCTGTAACTGGTCATAAGAAAGAAGAATACCAGAAGCATGGACACTCTTATTTTTAATTAAACCTCTTAACTTAAGAGATATATCGTAAGCCTCTTTGTTTTCTGGGTCATCCGCCCAATCTCTGAAATCTGGAACTTCTTCGTATGTTTCCTCGAGGTCTTTTACTTGCCCGAAAATTTTAGGTATGTATCCAGAAACAGTGTTCATCTCTGTTTCGCTTTTGCTGGCTATAATCTTGCCGCATTCTTTTATTAAAAGCTTTCCGCTTAGGGTGTTGAGTGTTAGTATTTTAGCCGTCTTGCCTTTGAATTTATTATCTATATATTCTAAGACTTGTTGTCTTTTATAATAGCATACATCATTGTCAATATCAACCATTAGATTTCCATCTAGGTAAGTTATGTCATCAACGACTTTCTTCTTAGCTCTAATCTTTGATATAAATCTTTCAAAGAATAAATCGTATTTTATCGGATCTAAGTTGGTGACTCCCAAAAGAAACAGAACAAGACTACCGGCAGCGGAACCACGGCCTAACCCAATTGGGATATCGCTCTTTTTACAAAAATCAATAACATCCCAAGTTAGCAGCATGTAATCTACAAAGCCTAGCTCTATCATTGTATCAAGCTCATGCTTAGCTCTGTCAGCGTATTTTTTAGCTTTGGAGGGGTCTATATCCTTAGCTTTGACTTTGGTCTTGTAGCCTTCGTTACAGAGCTTCTTTAGGATTGAGGTGTTGTCTTCGTCTTTGTCCGCTCCAAGCCTGTCCCTAAGAGATTCGCTTGGCTCGAAAGATGGTAGCCTTACTCCGTGGAGAGGCAAATCAATTTTTTTAAATTTTTTAATAAAAGTCTCTGTTTTCATAGTTCTAATGCGTACTTTAGTTTATTCCATACTTTAAGGTTTAATTCTAAATCTACTATTGCATTATGTAATTTGTCATAATCATGCTCAATATTAAATTCTTTTCCTAAAAGCGTTAAGCTGCTTCTAATTCCTTTTCTTCTTGTGTTGACGATCCTGTATTGATACTCAGTAAAATCTTCTTCTGGCTTGTATGGTATCTCCATCTTGACTCCTCTTGCTATGCAGTTAGTGTCTATTAATTTAGGGATAAGGGGTTTGTAATCTTCCCCAAACATTTTATACATCTCTTTAATTAAATATATATCAAAACCTATAATATTATGCCCGACAATATAATCAGCACCGTCTAACCATTTTTTTATAGTAGGGAAAACGTCTTTAGGCTCTCTTCCGTTCTTTCGAACAAACTTGTCGTCATATCTAGTTATCCTTTTAGCGTCATCACTTATCTTAAAAGGAGTATCCCATTTTATATAAAAGTCCTTCTCGTCTTTCTTATACGTACCGTCTGTGCTAATCATCGATATCTGCCAAGCTACGTTATGGCAAAAGTTAAGGCAAAGGTTATATGTCTCGCAGTCTATAAAGACTACTTTTTTGTCTTTTCTGAATCTGAGTAAATGTTCGTCCATCTTATTAAATGCTTTTAAAATTTGTTCTGAAAACTAAATCTAATAAATCTATCTTGCTTTCTTTTTTTCTTTGCGGGTTCTTTCTGTTGTCTGATTCATTTGACCATCTTAGGTTTGCAGGCCTCCAGTCTAAATACTGCCAACCAGCGCTTATATCAAGGGGGTTCCAATTGAAAGCTTCGTAGATCTTGTATATAGTCTGTTCGTTGTCTTCGTTGATATGATCTACTATAATTTGCGATCCCGGTTTTGAGTTTTTATGAAAGCAAAGACTCACTAATTTATGAATAGCTATTGTAACACCACCGGGGCTAACAGCAGGGTATTGATTCCTATTTGGACTTACAGAATAAACCTCTTTACTTTTAACATTTTTAACGTACGGCATACAAGACAACTTAGGGTGACCTTCTGGATAAATAAAGTAAGTGTTACTATTTAAACTTTTTAACTTTTTTATCAATCTATTTCCTTCTTGAGAATTTATATCTCCTCCTTTGTATTCAATATTTATTTTAGATATGTCGAAGGCATCTTCGTATACTTTTGGTTCGTTGCAATCAGCAAAAAGCTCTAACTGTTCCATTCTATTTAAGCTTGGGATTCTTTCCAGCTCTCAAAGCTGAATTCATTAGAGCAAAGGTGGTCAAACCTTGGGTTCTCTAGAGTTGTTCTGTTGTTAATACATTTAAATGTTAAGTAAGCTTTGAAGTCTTCTTTCTTTTCGTAGTAAACCGATTTGACGTCAAGGGTATTAAATTTATTATCTTTGCAGTAATTTAAAACTTTTTTCCTTATTAAGTAATCAAATGGTATATCGTTATCTTCTATAAAGAACATGGGTTTAGTAAAAGAAAAGTCAGGGAAACATAAACCGAAAGTTAAAGTATTATTAAATAAAAACGAATCATAAAATGGAACACAAAGCTGTAAGTCGTTATCTGACCAGAGGGACTTAATTTTTTTTAGGTCTGTTCTCGGTTGATAATAAAAACCATCACACGCAGCATCGCTGGATATTTTAATGAGCCTTTTGTAGCCTTCTTGGTTTTTAGCAAGGATAACATACTTAGATTCTTTACTTACGGAATCCTTATCTTTTACGGAGGAATCTTCGCATACGCTGACTCTAAGACCAAAGACTAGTTTTATGTTGTTATTGTCGCAGTTTTGAAAAGCCTCAAGAAAACCATTCATGCTATCCTCAACCAAGAAAACAGAACTTAAATTATTCCTTTTAGCTATTTCTATGATAGAGGACGGCTTCTTTGGGTTAGCTTCGTCATTATCTTCCAAGGTAAGTATGGACTTACCTATGCTGTAGTGAGATTTAAATAAAGGTACAGATTGCATCTTCCTTCAATTAGGATAACGCAAACTTTAAATTATGTCAAGTTAAAAATCAGAGAAGTCGAAAGCTTGAGTTGAGGAAACAGATTTTGGTATATTAGACCAAGCGGGACATCCTTCATAGTCTTTTTTTGTTATTTCATATTTTCCACCTTTGTCGTCCAGCTCCTCTTTAGAAAAAGCGCTTTTAATTATTTTGCCCGTCTCTTTATTCTCTAGGGCATAAAACTGGAAAGGCTTTCTTACTGGGCAAATCCATTTTCCCGGTTTATCACTACCACAAAGCCATCTGTACTTCCTTCCTTCTTTGGCTAGATTTTCTTTAGCTTTGTTTTCATCGAAAGTAGCTATCTGATCAGCGAGTGATTCAAGGAATAATTCGAAACCTTCTAGTTCTTCTTTAGTTAGTTGCGGAGCCGCTTGCTCTGGGGAGTCTGGGAACCTTAAGAAAAGGAATTTCACAGTAGGTATTACTCCATCTTTTTTTAAAGTTGCTAAAGAGTACATTAAAGCTTGGTAGTTAGAATTTATTTCTTCTTTATTAAATTTAGCTTTACTACTTTTGTAATCCCAAATATCTATTTTATTTTTATAAAAAGCTTTTTTATCAATGAAGCCGTTAATAACAAAATTTGAGCCCTCTATTTCAAAGTGTTCCTCTGGCTTTAAATCTTTAGAGCCTTTGCAGTAAAAGTTATAATTTAGTCCCACGTAAATCATCTTATAGATTAGGGATAAATTTTCTTCATCGTCTACTCCTAGTAACTTAGCGTGACTCAATACGTGTCTGTGAACTGCTTTGCATTTGAATATTGACTCTGGGCTTTTTTTAAGCTTATTAAAGTATTTAGCTTTATGCTTAGGGTTCAGTAATAGCTCGAAAACTAAATGTACGATGGTGCCTCTATAGGCACCGTCGTTGCCGGTATCCGGCGTTTTTAAATTGTATTTAGAATAAAAAAGCCAACTACACGTATCTAAAGTTTTGATTTTACTGGCGCTAAGCCGTACTTTGGGGTTGTTCATAGAAAAAATTTCTTAAAAGAGTGGGCTCTTGCTGATGCATTTCGTTAAAGTCGTTATGCCCTCTCGGTAACTTGATAGTTATCTGATCATAATCAAAAAAGTCCAACATTTTCTTTCTAGCTATGTAGGCAGCTTTGTTTCCTGCTCCGCTGTTAGCGGAATCATCGTTAAAGGATATGAAAATTTTATCTGGGTCGAGCCTTGTCAATACGCTGAGCATATCTGGTGATATAATTACACCAAAAGAAACTATAACATTTTTAATATTGTTTTCCCATAATGAAAGCATATCTCCAATACTTTCAACTATTATTATAGACTTTTGTTTTCTGATTATTTGAAGATTGTTGAGTAGCGGATACCTCCATTTAGATTTGTCGCCAATGTGCTTCCATTTGGGCCTAAAGAACTTAGGGTTTTCGTTGCTGCTAGGTTTCAAGTCTCTACCTGAAAAACCAACTATCTTCTCTTGCTTATTGAATATAGGGAAGACGTATCTATTTGCCATCTTTCCATTCTCTGTTACTCCACCTTTAAAATGAGAGAGAGTGTCATTGCTGATTCCTCTGTTATTCCAGTATGAATGCTCTGGTATTAATTTACTTAATAATTCATTTTTAAAAATCTTAGTTTGTTGAACTTGAGGTGGTCTTTTCTCAAAGCTGTCTTCGCTTGGGTTTATTCCTTTATCAAAAAGCCACTTGGTAGCTTCTCCATGCGACTTAAGCTTTAATGTAAGTCTTATTAAATCTTCAAAAGACCCTCCTATATCTGCTCTGAAATCCTTCCATCTGCCATTAGACTTATCAATACTTAATACAGTATGGCTACTTGAGTCGCGGTAGAGAGGTTTAGTTCTATAATACTTGCCTTGGTCGCTTAGTGAGTAACCTATTTCTGTTAGTATATCTCTTATTTGGTCTGGGTCAGTCATGCTTTAAATATTCCATTCTTTTCGTATCGAAGGCAGAAATTTTTTAATTTTTCTTCTTCTTGGTAAGAAACTTTAAACCATTCGTTTCTCCAATTAAGGTTTCTATGGTGTAGTCTGTTATGAATCAAATTCTCAGGTGTACTGGCAATAAACCTAAACTCAACACATGGGTTAGAGGTCGAGATGCTTTGGTATCTCTTTATGCAGTTTGTGCTCTTGCCTACCTTGCAAAAGTCAGAGCCCCCCTGCCTAAGAAAGTACGAAAACTCTTTAAACTTCACAATACTTTTACTACTCTCCATGAATTCCCATTTTATGTCTCCTTCCTTAAAGGGTCCTTTTTCATCACCCCATATACCATGTATCGAATAACACTCTCCTTTACAGAGAGACGTCATGTCTTCTTTAGAGACCACCAGTCCACTTATGTCACCTTTTTGAACAAATTGCGGAATAGAAGATCCTGTGCTTATTGCTCTTTTTCCAGCTGCACTTGGACTTATGCTTTCAATTACATGATCTATGCCATGCTTTTTTATGAGCAAAGTATACAGCTCCTTTATTCTTTGTGTTTGTTCGTATTGAAACTTATATCCATCACCTAAAAAAGTACATTTATATATCTGTTTTAATGTAAGATAGTACAGATCAGAGCGATGACGATTGACATAAGGGGGTCTTAAATCATAGATTTCAGTCTGAGATCCATCTTTAGAGAATAAATCACTATATAGCCTATGCGTGCTTATCATAAAAGCTCTCCCCTTCCTTGTTCTTGGTCATCTAGCGTTGCTTGCATGGCTCTATTCTCTGTGATGGTCTGTAGTGTTCCATGTTCTGACACGCTAAAGTTTTCTATATTGTAATTGATGAAGTTAGGTACGTACTTGTATCTATTACCTTCTGCTACCCTAACTAGGTCAGTATGCCCTTGAGCTTCTCTCCCTTGAAACCTAGTTGCTAAAGGTATTAGTTTGTGAGTGCCGAATTCCCTACCCTCTTCCGATATCTCTTCTGGGCTCTTCCTTCTAAAGATAGCAACAAAAGAGGCAAACCACTGCAATCTGTCAGACTGCGCAATAGCGCTACTATCATCCACTCCGCTCTCAGCAGATCTGTTCAACTGACATGCAGTAAGTAATGGTATCTCTAGCTCAAGTGTTAATTCTTTTAACGTGTTTACTTTTTCTCCTATGAGCTCATACTCTTTTTTATTGTTGTCTTTCTCTCCTGTCAGCTTAATGTAATCGTATACTACAACACAGTTGTTTCCTCTCCCTACGTGTGTGTAATACCATCTCCTAACTATAGAACAAATCTCTTGTATAGGTTTCCCTGCTACTGTCATGTGCATGACATTACGCTTAGCTTGATAAAATCTTTCTTTATTGTCTTCAAATCTTTTTACCATATCTTCGTTCTTCCTCCATTGCCCGGTTTCTAGATACCATACAGGTATCCCGGTGACTGCTGAGGCTATTCTGAATTGAACATCTACAGTTGACATTTCTGTATCAAGAATTAAAGCAGGGCATTCGTTTATAACAGACATTTCTGTAGCTAAGTGAGATAATATAGTGGACTTTCCATGCTTAGGCCTACTCACCCAAGCATATATATTGCCTTTCCTTATCCCGCCGAACATAGTATTAAAATTATCATACGGAGTTTTCAGGCCCATCTCGTCTTGGGGATCTAAACCTCTTTCGTTAATAAGATCCTCTATACCGTCAAATAAAGCCTCTGGTTCATTAAGTTTAGAGTATTCTTGTATTTTATTATTGTATATTTGATCCGCTTCTGTTACTATAGAGTCTGCGTCTTTGTGGCCGTTTGTCTTTACAAAATCTTTTAATTTGTCTGCTGTCTCGTCTAGTTCTCTTCTTATTCTAATTTTACATAACTCTTTACATGCTTCAATTAGTGCTTCTTTTTTGATTTGAGTAAAAGATATATCCTCAATATAATTAAAGATGTCTACCTCGCTTTTAAAAGATACTCCTAAATTTTTAATTTGATGAGCTAAAAGTGTCTTATCTAGCTTTCTACCTGACGAAAGAATATCCTTTATTGTGGAGTATATTACATAATGCTCCTTAGATACGAAATCTGAAGTCGTTACAAACTTATCTACATCAAAGAATACCTCTGGGTACTTAAGTAAGCCGCCTAGAACGTGTCTTTCTATTTTGAGAGAGGATATGTTGGGCATCCTAAACCAAGCTTAACACAAACTTTGGTAAACATCAAGAAGAAAAATCTGAATCGTCGTCAGGGTCGAAATCATCCAACCATTCCTCGTTGTCGTCAAAACCGTCTGAGTTGTCTATTTCTGTTTTCATTTGCTCTAGATTTGCCGCTTCCATGCCTTCAATCCAATACTCCGCTGTCTTTTGTAGGGCAAGTAAGTGCATTTCAGAATCAAATCTTACATAAGATCTAGCTGTTCCTATTTCATCAAAGGCGAAAAGAAGAAAGCCCCCACTAGAGCATTCGTTTAGTTGCGATAAAATGGCTTTAGGTATAACGAAGCTCTTTTTCATATTATTAATTACACTATAAATCCACTTTAAATTTATTTTTAAAAAAGTCTTTACTCAAAAGGTCGACTTCATCATAGTTGATTTCTATTAAGTTATAGTCGTTTTGCTCTAACCATTCTAACTTTTTAAAATCTCTGTTAATAGACTTTAGGTAATTTACCCTAGAATTTGCATGAAAAAACTTATTGAAATTGCCATGTTGAGCACCATTTACTTCAATAGCAATCTTTTTTGTGGCGTTTAGGATATCTACTTTCATTCGACTCCCATAAACAGGGAACTCTTCGTAGACAATGCAAGGCTTCCAGTACCTTTTTAAGAATTGTTTTACATCAAATTGAAGCTTTGATCTGCTTTTCCCGTCCCATTTTATTAAATATTTATTAACACCTTTGTTTTCAAGGCGTCCATATATATTATAGAGTCTCACGACATGACTTGATTTATTTGAGATTCTAGTTTTTTAATATGAGAGATAAGCTCTGAGTTGCCAGCGTGGTTTCTTTTAGTTCTAAGGAAGCCTCGTTTAATCTCTTGCTTTAATCCTCGGACAATCATGTCTCGGTTGTCAATGATACCAAGCTTAACGCTTCTAGTCTTTTTAAGCTTTTTTTTCTCAGCCTTCTTTTGTGCGTGTTTTGTTTTCATCTTCTCTTCTCGTTCGAATGCTCTTAAAAGCTCTATATAATCCATATTAAAAAAAATGGTGGTTGGATTATTTGTTTACCAACACCTTTTCGGTTCCCGAGAAACAAAGTTTCTTATCAACCTACTTCGGACTCGCTCACGTTTTTCATCTGCCACTTGGCCGTCTGTACTTCCGCAAGCGCTACGTTACCCCCTTGGGAGGAATTATTCCGTCACACCGCCTCACTCCGTCGAGGGAGGAAATTGTTTGCTAATGTTTTAATAATATAACATGAGCTTAACTATATGTCAAGCTAAAGTTTCCTTAAATTTATTATAAAAGTAATTAGTCGCTTCTGAATTTTCTTCTAAATAATTAAATAAACCATTCTTTCCTTGGAACTTATCTGGAATATCTATCTTATTTTCTTCTAACTCTTTTACTACTTCTTCTGACACTTTAATCCAAGCTCCTGACTTTGTAACAAATTCATACTGAATTAAAAGATCAACAATTTCTAATTCTTTCCAAATACTAGTGCCTCCTACTCTGCCTCTTTTAATCGGGTAAGGGATAACAACATTAGTCTTTTCATTTGGAGACTTTTTTACGGTAACTTTAGACCATTGACCAAGAATCTTATTTGAGACTCTATCTGGAGCCTTCTTATCGTCTTCTAAAATATAATCTTTTTTGTAGCGAGGCTCAAATTCCAATATCCAATTAGCAAAGTGAAGCAAAGCATTTCCTCCTGTTGCTGAGGTTTGCCTAATAGGGGCTTTAGAATAAGGGTCAAGTTGGATATCTGCTCTAACTTGACTAATGAATATAGCCATATGACCTCTTTTAGTAAGGGCAGTGGCGACTTTTTTCATGAAGACAGAGCTTATAGTAGCCCCTCCTGCGACCTTAGTGGCATCGTGAAGGGCTTTTTCGCTATCACCCTTGGTCTGGAGGCCATCAACTGAATCAAGTATAAAAAGATACTTTTTTCCTTCTTCATTAAACTGTATAAGCATCTTCATCATATCGAAGACAGACTCGTAGATATTGCTTTCATAAATAAAGCAGGTTCCGTCCTTCCAGCTTTCTGGCTCCCTAGTGTCAACAAAATTAACCCCGCACCTATCTCTCATCTCTGGGCTTAGTCTTCCTTCGCATTTAAAGTATACAGCCCTAGAATTAGGCATCTGGAGAAAATGTTTAGCAACTTCGAAGGCCTCAGAAGTTTTACCTCCTTCGTTGATGCCGCAAAAACGATGCAAACCGGGACCTAATCCTCCGCCTGTCTCAATATCTAAAGTAAGAGAGCCTGTCGAAACTTTATACTCAATAGTTTCCTCATAATTATAGTGGTCCTCTTTATGTGTCTTCAGGAACGAAGACAATTGTTCCGCTGAAGTTACTATTCCCTCTTTATTTACTTTCTTCTTTACTGCCATCTCTTAAAAATTCTAATAATGTTTTAGGTTTTGCCTTATTTATTTTAGGGTCTTCTCCTATCTTCTCTTTATCTAGTATAGCATGTTCTTTTCTGAAGTCAAGCTTAGAAAGCTCTTTCTGTTTATTTAGATAATTTTTAAATTTTTCAGTGCGAAACTGAGCGAGGCTCTCTATTTTGATGCTATCAAAGGAAAGATCTTTGAATATTTGCTCTCCGTGATCTTTTATTAAAGACTTAGCAATTACTATTTCTTTTGGCCAGTTTACTTTTTCTGGTTCTTGGCAAAACTTCCAAACCAGATATTGGTAGATATTATTGATCTTCTTGCGCTTGCTTTGCATAAATAGCTAAGTCACATTTTACCATGTCCTCGATCATTTTGTCAAACGAAATCTCTCGTTTCCAGCCAAGTTCTTCTTCTGCGTTTGAAGCGTCTCCGTGAAGTAGGTCAACTTCTGCAGGCCTAAACCATTTCTCGCTAATTTCTGCAAGAACAGTGTTTTCTTGAAATAACCTAAACTTTGCGTCTAGACCTTCTCCGCTCCAAAGACCGGGAATGCCTGCTGAGCCAAAAGCTTTAGTTACAAAGTCTTTTACAGAATTAGTCTCTCCGCTTGCTAAAACGTAGTCTTTAGGCTTGTCTTGATTGAGCATAAGCCATATGCCTCTCATAAAATCTCGGCTATCGCTCCAATCTCTTCTTGAATCTATATTGCCTAGTTTTAGTGTTTCAAAGGTTTGTTTATTTTTAACTTTGTGGTAAATCTCGGCAACCTTTTTAGTTATTTTTCTAGTGACAAACTCAGAACCTCTTCTTGGCCCTTCGTGGTTAAATAAGATTGAATGGACAGCGTAAAGATCATAAGATTCTCGGTATACTTTTACTAAATGCCTAGCCGCAGCTTTGGAAGCTCCGTATGGACTCCTAGGTTTGATTGGATGTTTAATATCTTGAGGGCTATAATCAACATCTCCTAGTTCTTCAGATGAACCTGCGCTGTAAAACCTACAGTCTGGTTTATGTTTTCTGATTGCTTCTAAGCACCTAATGACACCAGAGGCATTAATATCAAAAACACTCAGGGGAGTGTCCCAACTAACGCCAACGTAAGAATTAGCTCCAAAGTTAATAAAATAGTCGGGTTGTATTTTGATGACTAGATCATTTATGCTTGAAGAATCTGTAAGTTCTCCGTCAACTAAAGTAAACCTATCGTGAGCAATAAATGATTTAATGTTAGTAAGGTTAGGTGTTCCTGAGCGGCGCTGCATTCCATACACTTTATTATCTGTGTTATTTAAAAGGTACTCAGCCATATTAGAGCCATCTTGACCTAAAACGCCAGTTATTAAAACTTTCTTACTCATGTCAATACATTATACGCTAAACCGAAAAATAAGTCAACACTAATTAAATATTGGGTAAAGTTTTTCTGCTACTTTAAACTGCCATTCGTAATCAATATCGAAGGCCTCTAGCTCTTCCATTACAAAAAGCTCAGGCTCTGGCGGTGAATTAGAGTCCATCCAATAGCCTTGCGAAATGAAATCCATTCTGCTAGCATAAAGACAATGAGCTGCTTCGAAAACTGGCTCGGCAATCTTAGTATTCATTATTGTGTGGCTTTTCCAGTCTGTAATAGACTTGCCTTCTTTATTCCAATAATAAGTTTTCTTCTCAAATACGGCAAATCCTCCATCTTTCTCTGAATTTAAAAAACTTTTAATAAAAGAGTCTATAGTTTCTATCTTTAGAAGAGGGTTGCACGCACTAACTAGCACAACATATTTAAAAGGTAAATCTTTATGCCATTCATAAATTTCTGATAAAGGGTCTCCCTCTGACTTTGCTGAAGTCTCACTTCTGTTGTATACATTTATGCCATGTTCATTCGCTATGTTTTTAAGTTCTGGCTCGTAAGCAGATAAAAAGATATTGTCGATCGAGATCGCCTTTGACTTTTTTAACTTATTAAATAATATGCTGACTAAAGAAGAGCCACAAAAGGGCTTTATCATTTTTTTTGGCAACCTTTGTGAGCCAAGCCTAGCTTGTACTACTAAGCAAACTTCATTTATATTTTTCATTTTAATTTTCCTAAGAGCTCAGATATTTCGTTATCTGATTTATTTATTCTCTTGATAAGGTTTTTTGTTTCTTCTGGAGCATGTTTTAGCGCAAGACGGAGTATGTCCATCCAGTTTACATTATTTTTGCTCCTTACTTCCTGTATTGCATCTATGACTTCTAAATCTTTCATTTTTTTAAAATATAATACAAAAGGTCTTCGCTTTTTTTAGTGCGTAATTCAAAGCCGCTTCTTTCTGCTGCTTTTATTGAGGCTATATTGTCTTTTTTTATAGCACATAGAAACTCACCTTCCTTATTGTGAATAAAAAGCCTTATCATTAACTCTCCTAGTTTTTTACCTTGCTCGTTAGGACTGATGATGTAAGACAACTCGTAGCTATTTTTGCCTATAATATCTTGTCTTATTGTCCCTGCTGGATTGTTATGTACTAAAAATAAATATTGTTTTTTATTTTCGTCTTTAATTAAATTTTTTATGTACTGTTTGTGATTGTCTTCTTTTATTTCTTCTGTACTTATAGAGCGTTGTCTGACTGCGGGATCGTTCCTCCATTTTAAAAGTATTTCCCAGTCTTCAAAAACTATTGGTTTAAAGGCAAAATTCATCTTACTTTTCGTTATTAAAATCTTTCTGTGTAGATTTCCAAGCCAGATATTGCTTGGTCTACATCAAAGTCCGCTGAAACTTTTTGTCCTATTGCAAATTCGTAGTTTATAGCGGGTATGTCATATTCAAAACAGGGTCTTTTTGTTGTTATGTTATCTTCTGACAAAATATCTCCTTTTTTTATTTGTTTTTTAGCTACGATAGATCTCATAGCAAACCTAAATTTCTCTTCAGATTTAGTAAAATGAGAATCCTTGACGCCGCATGCTTCTTCCGTAAACCTAATATACTCAACCATTTTTTGTAACTCGTCTGCCTCTAATGCAAATTTATGATCTGGCCCGATTAGGTTTCTATCTAAAGTAAAATGTTTCTCTATTACTTGAGCGCCAAGAGCAACAGCTAGTGATGGAGTTAGTATGGAGGTTGAATGATCAGATAAGCCGACCTTGCAATCGAACCTTAAACTTTTACTTGAAAACATAGACTTCAAATTTAAATCTGAAGTAGGAGTTGGGTAAGCGTTGTTGCAGTGTAGGAGAGTAAGCTCATTAGAGTGCTTCTCGCATATATCAAATATCTTACCTAAATAGTTAGCCGGAAAACCTATCCCTAGTGATATAACTAAGGGTAATTTAGAAGAAGCTACCATCTCGACGAATCTAAAATCTGTTGATTCAAAACCGGAAATTTTCAATCTATTAACACCTATGCCGACTAACTCTTCTACAGCCTTCTCGTCAAAAGGGGTAGACATAAATTCTATACCTTTGCCATCACAATATGACTTAAGCTGAGGTTGCCACTCTCTTGGCATTTCTATTCCTTTAATGAGGTTGTTTATGTCTTTGTAACCAGCAAAATCTGGTGTGTTTTTTCTGTATAGAGTGTCAGAAGAATAAGTCTGGAACTTTACAGCGTCACAACCAGAGACCACAGCTAAATCAACTAGCTCTAAGGCTTGTTTAAACTTTCTGTCGTGGTTGGCTCCTGCCTCAGCTATGATAAAAGTCTTATTCATTTATTATCTTTATTATTTTATCTAAATCTTGTTTAGTTAAATTTTGATGAATGGGTAGATTGATTACTCTGTCTTCTAGGGACTCTGAGTTTTCAAGACTAACATTAAGGCATTTATCTTTGTAGTATTTAGTTTTGTGCAAAAGCGGATAATGAAAAGATGCTGCTGCCCCTTTATTAATAAGCTTACGTCTTAGCTCGGTTGAAGATAACTGCGATTTTAAAATGAGAGTGCATAGGTAGTAAGATGAATTTTTGTCATGCTTGGTAAAGTAGCCTATGTTTTTTAATTCAGATTTTAAATATTCATAGTTACTTTTCCTTATATTAATATTTTTTTGAACGCTTTCCATCTGCCCTAAGCCTATAACAGCATTTATATTATTCATATAAAAATTAAAACCATCTCCTACTATATCGTAAGAAAGATCCGTATTTTTTCTACCAAAATTTCTGTAGTCTCTTACGTAAGAGTCTGCTTCGCTGTCATTTGTAGCTATCAAGCCTCCATTAGCCATTGTAAGTGGTTTTATTGGGTGGAAAGAAAAGAATGCATAGTCATAATCTATTCTAGGATTCAAGCAATGAGCAGAGTCTATAACTATAATATCATTCCAATTAGTATCTTTGACTCTTTCTATTAAGCCGGATATATCTGAAATACCTCCGTATAAAACAGGCATAAAAACAGATTTATTAAAAGTTGCGTTATGTTGCCTCTCTAAATGAAATCGTCTTATATCCCAATAAGAATCAAAATTTACTGACAGATTTTCATCTACATCTAAAAAATAAACATTATGACCATTAGCCATTGCTGCCCAAGCTGGAGAAGTAAATCCTATAGATGGAGTGTACACATCGCAAGACCCATGCTTGCTGTAAAGATAAGAGAATAAGCAAAAGGCGGCGGAAGAAGCAGAATTTATACCTATATTATAGTCTTTTTTGGAAAAAGATTTGAACGATTGCTCGAACTTCGACACTTCTGAGCCAAAACCTAAAGATCCACCTCTAAGTAAATCAGAGACAGACTTTATTGTGCTTTCTTCTATTGTGGCTTCGAAGCAGTTCATGAGTGAAAGAAGTTCATTGAGTAATAAAGTTTTCTCTCGTATACTTCTGGTTTCCTGAAAAATTCTATATGAGAGCCAATTTCTGCGTTATTCCAATGAGCATATTTAGGCCCTCTTAAAATCCTATATAAGAGCTTGAAATTTAATTTATAAGATACAAATCTTTCGTCGCTAAAGTCTGCCTTATTTATGACATTATATCCGCTTCCGTCGGCAGAAATCTTTAACATCTTTTCTTCTGGTAAATAAATGTAGATATTAGTATTAGTGGAAAAAGCTAGCTCTTCTCTTTTCTTGTTATATCTATTATAGGCTTCTGGTATTAATGATATTATAGAACTTAAACTAGGCTCTTCATCTTTGTCAAATATATATTTTTTATTTATTAAAACCTCTTCGCAGTGTTTTATTTGAGCCTCTCTATCTAAGGGTTTGTATTCTGGAATTGATTCGTTGTTAAGATTAAAAGAGGAAAAAGAGTTTAAGAGTAAGCCTTTACTTGAGTTGTTCTTTTCTTTGTAGAAATATAAAGCTTCGTCTAGAGTTGGCACTACCCTAAATCTCTCTAATTTAGCATTTCTACCAGATAGAACGTAAGTTCCAGCGAAGGGCATGTAGTATTTTGGTTGGACTTGATTTATGTAATCCAAACCCATATTAAGAAAATGATTTTTCTTTTTTACGCCATATCTATTAAGTTTATCTTTGTCAGAGTAACATGACCAACATTGAGGGTAAGACCCTGCTCCTGCATAACCAACTAAAAGCAAGTCAACAGGCTTGTGATTTTTTAAGGCTCTACTTAATGCGGTCTTGGAAAGCTCGTAAGGGCAATCATTTACATTAAGTATGCAATAACTAGAACTCTCAAATACAGACATTGTGTCTATACCTGTAGAGCCGCCGTCTACGCTTTTTGATTTACCGCACCCAAAGAATTTAAAACATATTTCTGGGTTGCAATCGTCAGAGGCATATATATGAATGTTAAGATCCGCTCCACATTTAAACTTTTCTCCGTGTTTTAACTCTATGACGTTTCTTCCTAATCTAGTTAAATTTCTTTTTAGGAATGGCTCATCGTACTTATGTATAAGCACAGGTATATCTTTTCTTATTCTCTTTAATGTCTCTTCACTAAGGTGGTCAGGATGTATGTGGCTAATATAAATATAATCTACGTCGTCGAACATAGAAAAATCCACCTCATCTAAAGAAGGGTGAATAGTCCAAGAGCCATAATATTCATCCCCAACTAACCAAGGATCACATAAGACTTTAGTGCCTTTGTTCTCTATTAAAACTGCTGCCGAAGAAATATGAGTTATCTTCATTTTATTCTAATCCTGACTTTATTAGTGAGATAAGATGGCTTATATCATCATTTATATGTAGCGAAGAATTCAACTCTCGACCTTCGTACTTAGGCCAGTCTGACTGATAATTTATCTTGCTGTACTGAGGTCTCACTTGGATTAGATCATGAGTCGGAGCTAAGAAAGAAAAAGGCAATTCTGTGATAGAGAGCATATCCTCATGTATCTTTTCTCCGGGCCTCATTCCTGTAATTTTAGTTGGTATATCTTCTCCGTTTTTACCGGAAATATTTTTTACTGCCTCTATAATAGACCCCATCTTAAAAGAATTTATTTGAGGTATAAAAACCTCACCACCTAAAGAATGGATAATAGCGTTTAACACTGTATCAACTGCGTCGTCTAGGGTAAACAAAAACCTAGAACATTCTAAAGAAGTGATGTTTATGCGTTTGTTTTCTTTGATGAGATCCATCCATAGTGGAATAAAGGATCCTCTGCTGGCTATAACATTCCCGTACCTTACTGATAGGAACTTAGTAGAGTTGGAGTTATAGTTATAGTTAGTAAAAATTCTTTCTGCTATGAACTTGGTGGAACCATAAACATTAACAGGCATACAAGCTTTATCTGTTGATATTAAAGCGCACTTGGAGACATCTGACTCTAAGCTAGCTCTAGCAACGTTATCAGAGCCTTCTATATTTGTCTTTACGCATTCGTCTGGATGACGCTCCATATCGTCCACCCTCTTCATGGCAGCGGTATGTATAACCAGATCGGGTCTTTCTAAAAGCAAGGAGGTCTTAAGCTTTCTGTAGTCTCTGACATCGCCAATAATTGTTTTTACGTCTTTATCTTGTCCGAAATAAAGAGCCTGTTTTCCTTCATCCCTGCTGTAAACAACTAGTGAAGAATTGCTAGATTTAAGTCTTTTTATAAGACTTCTACCGAGCGATCCGGTACCGCCTGTTATGAATATTTTTTTATCTGAAAAGAAATCTGACATTCAACATTAATTATAATATTAACTTAGTAATAAGTCAACATTAAAAATTTCCTATTTTAGACAAAACATTGCAATCATGTCCTGCTCCTAAATTATTAAATACCACATCTTGACCTATCTCTTTTTGTAAATACGTTTTTAAGGTTAGATAGTGGTAGTAAAGTAATTTATAAGGGTAGCCAGCTTTGCAGGGTTTGTTTTTTTCAAAAGAATGATTGTTTAAGTCTCCGACTTTGTAATCTTTAGAAGGTGGGCCATCTATGCCAGCAAAATCAACTTGGCTAGCCCCTAGTAAAACTGCTAAAATAATTAGCTTAGGAGCAACTCCTATTTTGCCTTGAAATCTTAAAACACAATCAAAAACATTATTGGGTATTGTGTCATTTAATACTTTTACATTATCTGAACTTTTATTGTAGTCTTCAAAGCCTACTAATGTGTTGTTTTTAGTTACATAATCAATAAACTTATCTCCTTTCAAATCTACCTCGTCGCATAATAAAATTAAATCTACTTTGCATTTAGATAGTTTTTCATTTAAAAAGAAATGATTGCAAGAAAATATATGGTCATATTCATCTGGATTCCAATCGTACCAATTTGTTGTAGGGCCAGCGCCTAAAACTAGGATCTTTTTATTTTTAAACTTTTTTAATTCTGGGTTGTCTCTATATATTATCTGAGAAGTTTTTATTAAATCTTTTTGTAAGAAATCGTATCTATTTAAATAATTAGCCCCTCTAGTTTTATTATTAGCGAAGTTTTCGGAGTTAGCTATAAAACAAGATAAAGGATCACTGTTTTCCCAAGTTAAATCGTAAAAATTCACCATTAGCCTCTTAGTTTTCTTCTAACTGGAAACTCAGAAGCTGATATGTATATTTCTCCATCTCCGTGAGCTTTTTCTAGTTCTCTTACACCACTAACTAACTTAAATAATCCTTGAGGCTCAACTGAGCTCATATGATCAGACCCCCACATAGTTCTATCTAAGGTAACATGCCTTTCAATTATACTGGCCCCAAGGTAAACAGAAGCGACAGAGGTTCCTAGCCTGAACTCATGCCCGCTGTAACCAACTTCGCAATCGTATTTTTCTTTAAGTGTTTTTATGCAAGAAAGATTTAATTCATCTATAGGTGCTGGGTAGGTAGAGTTACAATGGAGAACGGCTAAATTCTTAGTGTATCGCCTTATAAGGGCAACGCAATCATCTATTTCTTGCTCAGAACTCATACCTGTTGAAATAATTATCTTTTTACCTGTTTTTGATGCCTCTGCGACTAAGTTTATATTTGTAATCATAGCCGAAGGTATTTTAATAAACGGTATGTCGTACTGCTGTAAAAACTTCAAACTATCTAAATCCCAAGGAGAGGCGCTCCAAGATACGTTTTGTTGCTTGCAGTAGTTATCTATCTCGTTATATTCTTCTTGATTAAATTCTACTTTATATTTATATTCTAAGTAGGTCATCTCGCCCCAAGGAGTTTTCCGTTTTATATTTTTTTGATGTTCTGGAACGCAAACGTCAGGGTTTCTTTTCTGGAATTTAACAGCATCACATCCTGCTGCAGCAGAAATATCAATAAGTCTTTTGGCTGTATCAAGGCAACCATTGTGATTAATGCCGATTTCCGCTATAATGTAAGTCTTTTTCATGACAATATGTTTAAACTAACTCCTTTAGAGGATAGCCAATCTTTTATGCTGGGTACAGCTTTTGAATTTAGTACTATGTCCCAAGGTATTTCGCAACCTTTATTGGAAACAGAGCCTTCTTTATAGAAATGACTTCCGTGTCTATCTAGATCCCAACCTATTGTAGTTATGGAGGATACTCCAATATGTAAAGCCATGTAGAGAACAGTCTCCAGCATTATGCCGGGACCTGTGCATCTTTCTGTGCAGGTTTTACTTATCAGAAAATCATCATAATTTTTCTTAAAAGCTAATACATTTTCTTTACCTCCTATTTCTTCTATTAAAGGTATTCTAAAAAATATATCATGATGTTGTTGTGGGTTCCATCTGGCTCCTAATTCATAGTTGCTGCTAGCGACAACAATTTCAGGCTTATGATCAACATACCTGTAGGGTATATTCATATAATCTATAGGAAGATTTGAGCAATTCCAGAAATGAAAGTCAGTTTCTTCTGGAAACCTATCGTAAGCTTGCTTGATAGAAAATACTAGATTATTTTTTAATTTATTTCTAGTATCTTTATTATCGTGTTTGTTTAAAGATGGGCCGCAAGCTAATATGTAGCAATCTTGCCCGTTTTTGCAATTTTCTAAATCTTTAAGATCCACTATACTTGGTATTATAGCATCAACTTAAAAATTTGTCAACATTAAGTTGGAAGTATTTTTATGAGCTGATCGTTAACTCTAGCAAGACCCTCTGGTGTGTCTTTGCCTTTCATTTTAATTTTAATTTTTGTTAAATTTTCTTGACCTCTGGTCCCTGTTATTTGAGCGGATAGCTTATTATTGTTGTTGTTTATCTCGTCTTCGAAGTGGCTAAGATTTACAGATAGCTCCATCTCGAGCTCGTCAATAGCTAAGTGAGCATTATTAGTCAGGGTTATTAAGGGTATATGTGTCTCTGTTACTTCTCCGTTATTTCCGGGAAGTTTTACCTTAAAAGTTTTTGCGTTCCCATCGCTGTCAAAATATGTAGACATTACCCTGCCTAAATGCTCGGTCTCTACTTTTCTTTGAGCAAAAGCGACAGAATTATATATAGACTGAACTAACTTATCTAATGAATTAGAATCCTCCTGACCACCTTGCCCCTCGCTTGAAAGCGAGGGTTGGGGTGGTTCGGTGGGAGGTGAAATTCCTAAAGAATAATTAGTTAATCCCATTTATTGTCTTGATTTACGGGCCTGCGGGGGCGGGTGCTGGGGCTGAAGCTCCACCTTGAGGCGCGGGTTTGATAGCGTCTCCTAATATATCCAGCACTTTCATTAGACCTTCTGGGGCTCCATCATCTCTTGCTTCACAGTGAACCGTGTACCTAGCTGAGTTATCACTCTTTCTTGTGTTTTCGCTCTTACTACCTACAGAAGCTGTAACTGAAGCGCTAACAGGAGACCACCAAGCTTTATAATTCGCTTTAGTCGTAACGTTCGCTGTCGTTGAACTTTTGCTTTCGCTAGTAGATTGAACCTTCATATCAAAGTCAATCTTAACATCTTTAACAGATAAATTTGGGGTATTTACGATAGCTAAAAGAGGAACCTTCATGGTTCTAGGTTCGGCTACAGTAGTAGTGGTTTCTACTCCATTACCATCAGTACTTTTGTGCTCCACAACAGCATCGTAGTCGAACTCAACAGTTCTGGCACTAAGTTTTCCTGTGTTAGAATCTTTTTCTAGCCCTACTTCTTCGATAAATTGCTCGGTAATTCCGGCTAATTTACCTTGGGCTTGAGCAGCCGCGATAAGTGGGTTTGCGATGAGCTCGCCAATTGGGAGCCCTTTAAATTGATCTGATATACTAGACATAATATTTATATGTTATACATTAAATTACACTATTTCACAACATATGTAGCTTTTGTTTGGCTTGAGCTATCATCCATCTGTCCTTCTTGTCTAAGTGTGAACGAAGGTGGTCATCAATCTGCCTAAGCATCTCTGGTTTCTCTCCCATATGATGATCTCTAACTTTCTGAATTCCTTGTACTACTTTAAGAAGCGTACCTGTCGCTCCTGAGGCTGGCATAGCAAAGGGGGCTACCATTGTTACTATCTTAAATCCTATGGCTAAAACAACTAGGAATACGACAACACCAACAATCCAATATACTTTGCTCATTAGGCTTGAGTATTTAGTAGCTTGTAGTGCATTTTCTTGGTTTATTGCTTTTAATTTGGTTTGTGCGTTTTGTAATTGACCAGACAAAATTCTATTTTGGTTTTGAATAGCTATTAGATCTTTATCCATAGTAGCTAAAATTTCTTTCCCTTTCTTTACTTCTGATGGGTCGGTTGAAAGTAGACCGTTTACCATTTGATCAGACTTCATAGCGTTCTCCATCTGAGGAGGTCCAAGTGCTGTAACCCCTCTAGTGGTCATTTGTTTAGCTACTTGAGACTGAGGTGAGGGGTCTGGGTCTTTTTGTAGGGCTTGGTCTGCTGCGTATACAAACGTCCTTCCGCTTTCTACTTTTTTTGTATCGTTATTAGCTTTCTCTTGTTGTATGTTCTCTACAACTTTCTCTTGTTTGTTAAACTTTCCTAATGGAGTAGCGCAGCCACCTAGAACGACCAAAGCTAGAGCCATAATATAAAAAACATCTTTAAAATAGTTATTTTCTTTTTCTCTCATAGATACTTATCCTTTATTACTTCTAATACCTCTTTACAGTTATGTACGTTTACATCCTTTTTGCAATTTTTTAAACTCTCTTTTATATGATTATCGTATGCTTTTATAGTTTGTTCAAAACTCTCTTCTATTTCGTTTTTTTCGCAGTAATTTCTCAAAGCTCCAGAGAATAAAACAGTTACGATTAAGCAAACAGCAGCAGATTTTTCATTCTTCTCTTCATTTTTTTTTCTTGTTATATCTAAGTTTGGTTTTAAGTCTTTTTGGGATAGGCAAAAGAAGTAATTGTTTAGAGAGTTAGAGAGAAATATACAGTCATCTTCTGATAATCCCTTTTTGGCCCCCTCTTTAAAAACCATCAACTGAGACGAGATTTTAGAGTCAATATTTTTTAAAATTTTTTTATTAAGCCTCTTTTTAGATGCATGTTTAACTAACTCAAGCCTATCTGATTCTTCCTCTGTTAGTTTCCTTACTACTTTCTCGTCGGAATTTAAAAGCTTAGCTATATAGGATACTGTTGAGCTGTTGAGCATGTCATTGCTTTTCTTTGTATTTCATGCCTTTTCTTTTTTCAGAATACTCTTTTTTGGCTTTATTTCTTATGGGGTCTGATCCTCCTGTTACTTCTTTTCGTTTATCGCTAAGCTCTTTTGAGTAATCCCACATATCTCCCATAGTCCCTTTCATATTTTTAGTTTTTTCTGAAAACTGCTGAGAAGAAAATGGATCAACGTCGCTATCAATAGCAGCGTTAGGCACTGTAAAGATCCTATTGAAGGTCTTGCCTTCTTCTTTATAGGAATGTTCTTCATTTATTCCTTGGGTGACGGATATTATTTCGCCTGTATCTGGATTTTCGTAAAGATATTCTGGCATTTTACAAATCGTAAAGAAGATTCAAAATATCATTAGTAGTTCTTTTGTAAGTGAACTCTTTCTGAAGTTTAAGCCCTTCTTCGTTAACTCTATTAGATTCTACTCTTTTTATTGCTTTTTCGCAACTCTCAATGAAAGCGTCTTCATTAAAATCAAATATCTTACCTTGATTAAACTCTGATCCTTTATGGAAAAACACCCCATCAGCTGAATCTATTTTAGAATCTGGCTCAAGTAAAACGCTGTTTGCCTCGTTAGCCCATTCCTTATACCCTGTAGCATTTGTTATAACTGCATGCTTACCTATAGCTACAGAGTGAAACTCAGGCAAACCCCATCCTTCGCCGCCAGAGCAACCTAGGATTATGTCAGCGGAGTTTAAGTAATCATTGTATACATCATTCTTAGACATGAAATCAAGAAATTGTATATTAAAATATTTCTTTCCGCCTAACATTCTATTGATCAATACTGGCATTTCTTTTTTTAGAAAATGATTGTGTATCGAACATTGCAGGTGGTACTTTTTATCTCCTCCAAATCTTTTAGCCCAAGACTGAATTACTTTCTGATGTCTTTTTCTTTTTTCTAGCTTTCCGCAAAGATTGAACACTATTCTTTCGTCATCGTAATACTGCTTGTCTAGCTTAGAAAAATGTAACGAATCAAAACCTAAAGGTATTACGGTGGTGTGACGAACGTCTTCTTTAAGAAAGACATCTTTTGAGTGTTGGCAGGTGAAGGCTAGCTTATCAATATTATTAGCTATGTTAATTTCTGACTCAGTTGGGGAATCTAACTCATAAAATGAAAGCATAACATTCCTTCTTGAAGGATTGTCTAATGCAGTAGCGTTCAAATGCCATAATTGAAAAACTGGATTTTCTTTACTATGTTTCGAAGATGATTTTCTTATGCAGTCCTTAAGCCATTGAATAAATTTAGGATCCAAACTGTAAGCGGAAATATCTTCGTTTATAGGGAATAAGCAAGGCTCAAGCCCCTGTTTGTATAGCTCATTTAAGATACAAATAGAGACTTGGCCAAAGCTTAGACCGTTAACAGGTAGTTTTAAAGCGAAATCGCTCACAGCAATGCTTCGCTTGTCTCCTCCTGAGTTTGTGTTTCCGCAGTGGCGGTTGTTGCCTCTCCTGTTGAACTAGCGGGCCTAGAAAGATAAATCCTAAAGTCAGGAGAATTCTCAGACTTCTTATCTTTATTATGGAAGGCCACTACGTTAATCTTTTTCTCCTCACCAAAATCTGTTTGGATTTTAATGTGCCCTGAGAAGTATTTACGGCCAGAACCTTGTGCTTCTTTTGTCCACAAGGCTCCTAGCTCTCTCTTCTCCCAATCGTTATTAGACTTACTTGTATCAGCCATACTCCAATCAGTATATTACAAACCTAAACAGTTGTCAAGTTTTTTATTTTAATTTTTAGTATATCTGCTCCTCTCCTATGTAGATTTATCGCTGTCTGAGAACTAAAACCCAATTTTTTTCCTATCTCAGACCAAGTCATCTTTTTTTCAGAGAAATACCTAAGTGAGTATACTTCTGAAACCCTTTTATCTTTTATAGATGATAAAGCCTTGTTTAGCTCTTGCATTAGGCTTATTCTTTCCATAGGGTTTATTACGAATAAATTATCATCAGTATGTATTTTATTTTTATACCTCTCCTTTAAAGCACATTGCTTTCTAGACTTATTCATTAAATGCAAACATTTATATTTAGTTATATTGCTTAACCAAGTACAAAAACTAACACCTTTATCTTTTTTAAAGCTTTTTACGGCTTCATAAATAATCATGTCTTTATCGTCTAAAATATCCGAAGGGTCAGCTCCGGACTGCTTTATTGAAGATATAAACCTTGAATACATAGAGAGGAAAACTGGAGAGTATCTCTCTATCACAGAAGATAGAGAATCTTCGCATTCTTCATCTTGTACTTTTTTTATTTGGATATAATAATTTTTCATAATTTAAAAATAAATAAAAAGGAGGATTCCGCAAGCGGAATCGGCGTATTTTTTTAGTGTTTCGCTTGCGAGACGAAAGAAAGCTTTTTGGTAATAGGCACACCTCACCCAACTTACATAAGTAACAAAAACAATTACAAAAGAACGCCTTAGCTTCCATATTAGTTCTATTCGCAGGGGCTTATACCCTTTTCGACCCTTTTATTAAGAGCCTAGCTAATGACTTTCGTAATCTATTTTACTATATGATCTTGTAACAGTAGAACTTTCTTAGATGTTACTCCTCTCTAACGCCGCCTGCACCCGCTTGTAGCGTGCTACTATTCAGTAGCTTGAGAAGCCCCTTCGGGGTTGTTGGTCTCTTAAGAGTTTCCAGACTTGCTTACGCTTAAACTGTTAATCATACTTTGAGTATTATAAAATTAGCTTGACTTTTTGTCAAGTCTTTTTTAAAATTTAAAAATGAGCAGATTGAATTGGTTTCAGTATGGCATGCAGCTAGCTAGGACAGCTTCTTTAAGAAGTGAAGATCCATACATACAAGTTGGCTGTTGTATTCTTAGGCCTGATAACAGTATAGCATCTTTAGGATACAACGGAGCTCCTCCCGGAGTAGATATCGATTGGTCAGACAGAAACGATAGAAGAAAACGAGTTATCCATGCTGAAACAAATGCTTTAAGGTTTATAAGACCGGGAGAAGGAGATAGAATGTTTGTCACATTAATGCCTTGTTCTGAGTGCCTTAAGAATGCAGTGTCATACGGCATTAAGCGAATATTTTATGAAAAAATTTACGATTTTGATACATCTTCAGAAGAGCTAGCGGTAGAGTTTAAAGTAACACTACAACAAATAAATCCATGATACTAGTAAAAATAAAGAAATTAAATAGCGAAGCTCAAATACCATCTAGAGCTACTTTGTCGGACGCAGGTTACGACCTTTACTCAAACGAATCGGGCTGTATACCACCTAACAGTAGATCAATAGTAAAAACAGGTATCTCTATAGCTATACCTACGGGTTATTACGGCAGAGTCGCTCCTAGATCGGGTTTAGCAGTAAAGTTTGGCATAGACGTACTAGCGGGAGTAATAGATTCAGGGTATAGAGGAGAAATAGGAGTTGTTCTACAAAATCTTTCTAAGGATTCTTTTAACTTCAGAGAAGGAGATAGGATAGCTCAATTGATCCTAGAACAGTGTAATAGTGTGGAGTGGGTTGAGCTAGACCAACTAGAGGACTCACAAAGATCAGATGGAGGCTTTGGCAGCACAGGTAATTAAGACAGTAGCGGCTTCTTTTGCTGCTTCTGGAATTTTATTAATATGGTTTAATACTGATTCTTTTGTTCAGTATATTAAGTTGTTTAGGCTATCTAAGTTTACTTATATAAAAGAGTATGAACAAGAGCTTTTCGAAAACCCTGATTTAAAATATTTAGATTTTGCTTATTTTAAAGAGCCATCTTTTTTTAATAAATTAATTAGCTGTCCTTATTGTTTATCTTTTTGGATATCTTTAGTGTCTGCTTTTATAGCTACTGATAACTTTTTATTAGGTTTTGTTGTCTACCCAATATCTCTAATAATCTACTTTAGTTTTATTAAAATTTTTTTAAAAGATGCCTAAAGGACTACTAGTTTTAAACGGTTGCGGTAAATTTTGTTCTTTACTTTTGTCTAAGCCTATGGTAATATTAAAAATACCGGCGCTAAAGCGTTTAATTGATCAATGTTCAGTTTCTTTAACAGGCTGTAATTGCAGCAGGAAAGACAGAAACAGACTAGCTCAGAAAGGTGCATTTGAAATACTTTCTAAACTAGATAACGAAGACAAAGATCATTTAAAGCAGCTCTACGACGAAAAAGAATACAAAGGCATAAATGTTCAATTCGAAAGTATAAATAAAAATATCGTAATATGATAAGATCAGACGAAGAAAAAAAGAAGATGGTAGACATCAACAGGAAGATGGTAGACAAAGTAGTTAAAATCGTCGACTTGAATGACTCCTATTGGGTGGGCAAAATCATGGACGTAATAGATCATGAAACATTCTCTATACGAAAAAATAAAAATAGCGACCCGAAAGACGTAAACATATTTAACGTACGGTCAATGTAATGAACTTGTCTGAATTAAACATGTTCGATAGAGTATACTTCGAGGCAGACTTACCCTTAGATAAGCTGCCAGAAGAAATCCGAGGCCAAGATTTTTCTGAGTTAGAATTCCAAACTTCTGACCTAGGAAACGGTATGGACACTTGGTCTGTGTCTTCAGCAGGAGAATTATTTTTTCATGAAGTGGATCAGGAAATAGTTAAAGACTGCGATGAAGGCTTTGAGATTAAATCGAACCATAAAGGAATACGCAAGGCAGAAGAAACAACTTCTATTAATTTTTATAGAATTTTCGAAGGCGAAGAGAAAGACTACTGGGTTTCTTTTGATACCCTTTTTCACAAAGGAAAACTTGTATTGGTGGAGCTGAACGAATTAAATGAAGTAGATAAAGAAGAAAGGCAAAAAGCTAAGTCTCACGCAGAACAATTCATGAATGACATGAAAGCTAAGATGAATAAAAAGACTAATGTATTTTTCTCTCCTTTTAAATTTATTATAGGGCTGTCTTTAGTTGCTTTGAATTGGCTTGGCAGAAACTTATCTAAAATCCATTCTAAAATATGATCGGAATTAGTGGAATAGCAGCGTCTGGTAAGGATTTATTTTGCCGTCTCTTATTAAGAGAGGTTAAAGGGCACAGGATAGCTTTAGCAGACCAACTCAAGGAAGAGGTAAGACCTTACATCGTTTCTAAGTTCGGTATTGATGTAATAAATTGCTCAACTGAATCTAAAAACAAAGTGAGAGACCTCTTGGTTTTTTATGGAGGCTTAAAAAGATTCCAAACAGGAGGCAAATATTGGACTGATATAGCTCAGAAAAAAGTACAAGGGTGCAAAGGGACACCAATTGTAACAGACATTAGGTATGACGATCATAAAAATGACGAAGTCGACTGGGTAAAAGGAAAAAATAAAGGGGTTTTAGTTCATATAAGAAAATATTGGGAGACTGAAGGTTTATTCGAGATGAAAAGGCATTACTTTGACCCCCCAAATGAAGACGAAAAAAGAAATGATCCAAAACTTAGGTCTAAAGCAGATTATCATATTGAATGGCCTCATTTAGAAAACCAAACAACCAAACAAATCGAAGATACTTTAGAGCCATTTGCAAAAGAGTTTGCTGAATGGTATAAAAACAAGAGCTAATTATGTTTTATAAAGCATTAAAAAAGAAATACGAAGCGGAGATCGAAGAGTCTTTAGTTACCCTTGGGATCTATATGAATAAAAGCGTTGGCATCGGGGAACATTCTGATCTAATCACAGAATTAGACAAATATGTGAATAAGCTTGCAGCGGCAGAAGATAGCTTAGAGACACTAGAGAGACATAAAGTCTCTATTTGTGCGACAGCCACCGGGACAGAAAGTACCGAAGCACTTCAAACCCACACCCTAAACACCTAAAACCTTAGGAAATAATAGTTTTTTAGTTTGGCACGGAAATTGCATATATAAATACCATGAGTAATACATTATCATTTAACAATATGGGCCTAAGTAACATATCAGACATGTTCAGATGGGCAGACGAAGCGCTTAGTCATACTTATGACGATGACTGGATTAGTGCTTGGAGGACAGGAGCACCTAATAGAGCTACAGGAAAAGGTAACTCTATTTTTGAAGAATCAGAAGACTCCTATTCACTTTACGTACCTTTAACTGGGCTCGGCAAAGAAGACGTTAATGTCTCCGTTTTAGATGGAGTCACTAAGCTAACAGCGAAAGGAAAAGTCGCAGGGCAGGAACTAGACATTTCTAAAACCTTTCCTCTTCCCGCAAAAGCCGACCCAGAAACTTTGGAAGCTAAAATGGAAAAAGGATTGCTGAGTATCTCAGTGCAAAAAAGGCAAAAGGATAAGCAAAAAGTAATAACAGTATCGTAAGAGACAAATAGCAACCTTAAGCTTCTATTAAATCGCCCCCCGAGAGGGGGTGATTTTTTTTATTGACATTTAGTTAAGTTCATCTTATAATCATAGGACATGATACAGTTTTACAAAGCAAACCCAAAGGTAACAGGAACAGCTTGTTCGTTCTCAGTAAACCCTAAAGACAAGTCTGTCTACGCCAGTTTAATTAAGCAAAAAAGCTGGGACGACAAAACTAAGACAGGAAGATTCGATGCGGACAGTAAGTGCATTACCAAACTCAGCACGATGGAGCTTGGAGCTTTAATTCATGCTATAGAAAGCAAAACAGATTGGTCTGCATATCACGGAACGCAAACCAGAGCTACTAAAATGAACTTTTCTCCATATTCTCAAGGAGGTAATGAGGGTTTTAACTTTAGAGTTACGGCAGACTCAAAAGAAGATTCAGAAAATAAATCCACTTACTCAATGGGTTTCAGGTACGGAGAAGCAGAAGTTTTAAAGCAATACTTTGGTTTTTCTATGCAAGCTATATTCCAACAATCACACGAAGATATGCTAGCGTCAATGTCAGGAAATAAAAAGACTCCTTATTCTAACAAGTCTCAAACTCAAAAGAAAGAAGAGAGTGTAGACGAAGATGTCGTCTGGTAGAAAAAAAAGAGTTTTATTCCATAGTGATTCAGCCTTAGCAAAAACAGGCTTTGGAAGAAACTCTAAGGAGATCCTCTCGTACTTATACAAGACAGGTAAGTATGAGATATTTCATTATTGCTGCGGCACATCTAAGAAAGACAAGAATTTAAATAAAACCCCATGGAAAAGTATGGGGACTATGCCGAATAACAAACAAGAACTGGCAAGATTAAACCAAGACCCCGAGCAAGGAAGAGATTTAAGCTATGGTGGGTACTTTATAAATGAAGCGATTAAAGAATCAAAACCAGATGTTTATATAGGTGCTCAAGACATATGGGGTTTGGAGTCTTGTACGAAAAAAGACTGGTTTGATAAAGTAACTTCCGTTGTATGGACAACACTAGACTCCTTGCCGCTTTACCCAAACGCTATAAAAGTAGCCAAAAAAATAAAAAACTTTTGGGTATGGAGCTCTTTTGCTGAAAAAGAATTTAATAGGTTAGAAATTAAAGGAGTAAAAACTGTTCATGGAGCTTTAAATCCTGAAAATTTTTGCAAGTTGCCAGATGAAGCCAGACTAACGCTAAGAAAAAGATTTAATATAGAAGAAGATGCTTTTATTATTGGTTTTGTTTTTAGAAATCAATTAAGGAAGTCTGTGCCTAATCTTATTGAAGGTTACGCATTATGGAAAGAAACTTATAAACCAGATAAAAAAACTTATTTATTATTTCATACTCACTGGGGGGAAGGCTGGAATATTCATAGATTATGTGAAGAATATAAAGTGCCAAAAGATGAAGTAATAACTACTCACATTTGCTCTAAATGTAAAAACTATTTTGTTAAGCCTTACAAAAAACAAGGAGACACTTGTGATATTTGCAAGTCAGAAAAAAGTCAAGTAACTTGTTCTGTTTCCTTAGGTATAGAAGAAAAAGAACTTAACGAAGTTTACAACTTAATGGATGTCTACTGTCACCCATTCACTAGTGGCGGTCAGGAAATACCAATCCAAGAAGCAAAGTTTACGGAGTTAATGACTCTGGTAACTGATTACAGTTGCGGAGAAGAAAGTTGCGAAGAAGGATCTCAATCTATTCCTCTCGCTTGGTCAGAGTATAGAGAACACGGAACTCAATTTAGAAAAGCATCTACGTGCCCAACAGATATATGCGAAAAACTTCAAAAGGTATACGAAATGCCAGAGGGAGAAAAGAGAGAGAAAGGTAAACTAGCAAGAGAATGGGCAATTAAAAATTTTTCTATAGAGACAACTGGAGCTATACTCGAGAAATTTATTGACGACGCTCCTTATACAGATTTCGACTTTGACAGCCTAACGTGGAAACCTAGAGACCCAGAGGCTAAAATACCAAGTATAGCCAGTGACTCTGAATGGCTTACATATATGTATAAAAACATATTAAAAATGGAAGTATGCGATCAAAACGATGGACATAAATACTGGATGAACCAAATAGAAAATAAAGTTCCCAGAAATAATATAGAGAGCTTTTTTAGAAATAAAGCTAAAGAAGAAAATAAAGAAAATATTCCTTTTAAAATAGAGGACTTGTTAGATAAAGATGATGAGAGCAGAAGAATTTTAATTGTAATGCCCGGAAGCATAGGGGATGTTTTCCTTTGCACTTCCGTCTTAAAGAGCCTGTCTGAGACTTATCCAGACTATAATATATATTTTGCCACTAATCCGTCTTACTTTCAAATATTAGAAGGTAATGATTTCATACATAAGGTTATACCTTATAACTCTAAAATGGATGACCTATTGTGGCTTGAAGGAAGAGGGGATCATCAAGGCTTTTTTGAAATAGCTTATTTACCTCACATAGGAACACAAAGAATGTTTAATTACCAACACAACGGTAAAGATAAAATAGCACTAAATCTTTCTTAATGACTAAAAAGAATTATATGATAGCGGTAAGAGAAGGTACTTCCGACGAACAAATCGTCCACGAAGTATTCGATCAAGACTGTTATAAGCTATCAGAGTGGAATCCCAAAAGATATCCTAAATTTATAGTGGATGTAGGATGCCAAGTAGGATCCTTCTCCATACTAGCTAACCATCTTTACCCAAAATGTTCTATCCTTGCTTTTGAAATGATGCAAGAAAATCACGAGATTGCCTCAAAGAACTTAGAAGAATTAGAAAACACAACATGCTTTCACGGAGCAGTAGTCGGCAAAAATAAACCCATAGGCTTCATGAAGAACGAGAATAACACAGGAGGCCACAAAACAATATACGAAGGCAAAAGCTCTTATTTGAGTGAATCAAGATTCGACGCGGACTATAAATTAAAACACGATTTTAAATCTTTTGATTTCTTAGAAATCTTTTCTAATAATAATATAGATAGAATAGACTTTCTTAAGATGGACTGTGAGGGCTCAGAATACGAAATAATACCTCATTTGATAGAAACAAATTTAATTAAAAAAATAGATAATATTTCAATAGAACTTCATGGAAGAGATCAAAAAGAATATAAAGAAACATTAGACTTTCTTTCTAAAAGTTATGAAAAAGTAACAATGGACGGAGACTACTTAGGTCATTTTAGAAACTTATGCATTTAGTAGAACAGTACGCTTTAGCTTGCGGCGCAAAGATAAACAAACCTTATATTTATGAGAAGTTTGCTCCTTTGCCATTTAACAACTATGTAACTTTTTCTCCCTACTCTAAACCAGCAAAAAACTACGACTATTGGCGCGAAGTTTTATTTATGCTTTTAAAAGATTTTCAAAAACTTGGTGTTAATATAATCCAACTAGGATTAAAAGACGAAAAACTCATAGAAGGCTGCTACGATATGAGAGGTAAGCTTGATATAAACCAAACAGCCTACCTAATAAAAAGGAGCCTGCTCCACCTAGGAACAGACTCTTTCCCAACTCACATAGCTTCTTCTTTCGGTAAGAAAATAGTCTCTCTATATTCTAATTCTCCAACCCAAAACTGTGGACCTTTCTTTTCTGACAAAAAAGACACCTTCCTTATCTCAAGCCCGAAAGAAGGAAACAAACACTCTTACGCACTCGAAGAGAGCCCTAAAACAATAAATAAAATTGGACCAGAATTTATAGCACAAAAAGTTTTTGAGCTTATGGGCCTTGAGGCTAAGATAAAAAATAAAACAGTTAATATAGGCCCTAAGTGGATTCATGAATTCATAGAAGTTGTTCCTTCTGCTGTTACGAAGTTTAGTAAAGAGGTCCCAAAAGATAGGCATATTATCAGAATGGACTACCATTACGATGTCAACGTAATGAAAGAACAACTAAAAACAAATAAGGGCGTAATAGTAACTGAAAAGCCTATACCCATAAAAGACTTAGCGGAAGTAAAAGAAAGAATAAACCAAGTCATCTTTCTTGTAACAAGTAAGTCTTATGATAAAAACTTTCCCAGAGATCTGGAAAAAAATAATGTTCCTAATTGTATATTTTCTAAATTAGAAGGAGAAGACTTAGAGAAGCTTAAGTTTGATATATTAGACCTAGACAAAAACATTCAAATAATAGACAAAAAAAGCAAGGAACTTTTGCCTAACTATGATAATCTAGATCTAAACAAACTAACGTTTAGAAGCAGAAAATTTATTATAGAAGGAGATACTATTTACCCCGGTAAAGCCGCTTACATTAACAAAGTTAGTATTCCAAACTTTTTCACTAAACCTATCCCAATAATCGATAGTCCAGAATTCTGGGAAGAAATGGATTTTTTCTGGATAACAGAATCAGTATAGGTATATTTTTCTTGACTTTAAGTTTAGTTTGTCTTATAATAGTCAAATGTCTGAAGCACAAAAACTTTCAAGAGACGACAAAGGACTTTTAGTCAACCCAACAATAGATTATCTTTTTAACGAAGATGGTAGCGTTAACTGGCGCAAGATGGTCCGTAAAGAGTTTTTAGTTGCAAACAAACAAAGAACTAATGAGACTGACGTTTCCGTGCTAGAAGACAGAGACTTACTTATTTTATTGGGCGGCATTAAAGAGTTAGCTCAAATCAGAGGGTATTCCAATGTTAACTATACTGTTCACGCTGCAACGCAAGATTATTTTTCTACAACTTGCACGATTGAGTGGATACCAAATTACGAGACAGATAATAAGATTGTTTCGTTCTCAGCTATAGCAGACGCTCATCAAGAAAACACATACAGCTTTGCTTCTAACTTTTTAGCCGCAACAGCAGAAAATAGAGCTTTTGTTCGTTGCGTAAGAAACTTTTTAAAGATTAACGTTGTAGGCCAAGAAGAGATGGGGGGAGGTCAAAAAACAAACAGGGCTTTCTCTCAAGCATCTCCTAAAGCTGACTCTAACCCAGCAACGCTTCTTCAGTCAATTATGTCTAGTAAAGGCATACAGTTTGAAGCAGTCAAAAGCAAGCTAGTAGAAGAAGGATATTCAGGCGCAGAAAGCTTGACCTCTGTAAATGAGATTTCTAAAAGTAAAACGTTCGAACTTATAGGCAGACTGAAAAAAGCAACCGCAAAATAAAAAACTCTACCATTTGTCAATAGGACATTTCTCTTGAGTAAAGTACGCTTTAAGCGGCACTACGCATCCACACTTTTGGCATCTTTCTCCTTTGTCTGAAAACCAAGGGCAGCTTCTGCATATGGAAGTTCTTTTTGAGTAAAGTTCCTGTTTAGCTACTATTTCTTTTCCTTGTAAAGCTGCCTTTGTAGTATTAGCGATACTTCTTGTTATATTTTTCGCCATTTTGAATCCGCTAGGCATCTTCACTACTTCTTTTTTTTCTAAATTTTTTAAAGATCTAGTTCTAGATGTACTTCCGAAGGAAGGCTCTTCTCCCGCTTTTTCTTTATACTCGTTAGCCATTTTTCATCAAGTCGAACCTTAGTTGCTCATCACTAATCATAAAGACTTTTCTACCAAAAGGCGAACATTTATGAACACAAGGGCCTGCTTGGAAGTTTTGGTTAAACAAACCATCGGATCTTCTAACTATCATTTCTGTTTTGTTCGTACCGTAAACAGCAAGAGCCTGAGTAAATTCTGGCTCTATTTTAAATGTTTGTTTTCCAGCAGACGGATCTATTCTTTCTCTTGATGAAAACTCAAATTCTTGCATAGATGGCCCTATGATATCATCTCCATCAGCTAAGCCAAAATATTCTTCGTAACTTTGTACGTTACCTGTTCCACCTCTAACATCTCCGTCGGTGCATAAGCTGTGATAGCCTTGTTCCTTGTCGACTGTTCCTATCTTTTCGTTTTTACATATACCTCTAGTTTGCAGAATTGTTCCATTTATGTTTTCTATCTTACCTAATCCATCTTCTCCTACAGCGCTCTTAAGGAAGCTAGGCGAAGGCACTATCTCAAATTCTGTCCATTCTATAGTTGTCTTTAAAAACGTAGACCAAAAAGGTTTTCCGCTTATCTGACACCCAAATATTATTTCGTTCTCGTAAGAAGTGTCTATTATTTCAGATCCAGCTATATTGACAATAGAAACATCAGTATCCATAGTTTCGCTTGTAATATCATATTCCTCACTTGTATAAACTAGTTCGCCCCCGAACGCAAAAGCTCTTCTTTTATTTAAGTTTGGCAAATCTAATCCTTTCTCTTGCGTAAGAACTTTTCCAGCACTATCTCCAGATACATCTCCATACGAAGCAGGGAAACAAAATACCCCATTCTCTTCTGGTATATTTACCTTATTAGGCAGGCCTATATCTTTGGGAATATAATTTGCATCAAACACTTGATCTGTTTTAAACTCTTCAATATCATAAGTAGCTTTAGTTATATTTGACTTTACTTGACCCTGCAGCCCTTTAAAGCCGGAGAACCAAGCTCTCTTATATTTCTTTTCTTTATGGTCGTAAAAATCTATAAAATTTTGCTTAGATAAAGCTTCGTATGTTAATGCTTGATAACTTTCATTTATTCTAACAATCTCTTCTCCTGCATTGCTAGGATCTTCCGGAGAGAATGTCATATTAGCCATATCCTCTACATACCTATATTCATATTTTCTATATTTTCTTACCTTTGCGAACACAGGAACATAAGCCCCCAAGAATCTCATGTTATTAATAGTTCTAACATAATTATTAAAGACTTCTCCAGTAACAGGAGACGTAGGATTAATACCAAACCCTTTAGGTAGGCTAGGATTTTGCTCTCTTGAAAAAGAACTTAACCAAGGTTGAGATTTATTGGCTATCTCATTTTTTACAACTCTATATTCCGCTATAGAATTATTATTAACTATTGCTGTTAAGACAGGTTTAGTTGGTTCTGGGAAAACTTCCTTCTCGCAACTGCCGTCTTCTTTTATAGTTACAGATATCTCTTGAGTAGCTTCTCTTTCGTCTGCTTCATATAGCCCTAAATGCTTACTGCTTTCTGTGCCTTGTAAATCGCTATATTCATCTTCTGTTGAAATTGCGTAAGATTGAGTATCTTTTATTTCTATGTTACGTTCGTTTAAACTATCTTCTCTTGCTTTAATTTTTCTTTCTATATCTTCTACAGTGTTCCAGTTATCGCTTTCTGATACAGCATTTAAAGTATTAACATATTTAGTTAATGTAGTTTTAAAATCTGCTATGGCTTGAGCACTTTCTGAGTCATCTACCCCAAAAGACTCCTCGACATATTCTGCTAAAGCTTCTGCCTCATCAGCTAATATACCAAAATTCTCTTGGCATTCTCCCGTATCTTCTGTAATATTATTAACTGTGACATCGGCCGTCTTTACCCCTTTATGCTCTGAAAGCGATATATAAGGCATCTGACGCTCTTTATAGTCTATTGAAATCGAAGAAGCCTGAGTGGCAGTAGCCTGTTTACTTAGTGTGAATTGAGTCAAGCTGTTTATCTTTTCTACTCTTGTGTCAGAGGGTACGCCAGTTCCCGAGACTCTAGCTCCTAATATTATATTCTTTTGTCCATCGTGATTAACTAGTTTACTATTGTTAGTTAAATTAAAAGTATGAGTAAAGCTAGAATCCTGTATAACCATACTATGAAAAACAAAAGGAATATCGCCCTTCGCCCTATCTATAACTTTTTGCTTGCCTGCTTCAGAACTTACATCAGAATATCCAGCCCCCGAGTCAGAAACCTCTACATAAATAACTTTTCCTGACTCAATATGAGCTATAGCTTTCGAGGTTTTAGTTAGTAATCCTTTTTTAGGCTCCGGATCTTCTATTACAATGTCAGGAGCGACCCTGTAGTCAGAACCACCGGACTCTATAACTACCTTAGATATTCCTCCTACTGCTATTTTATCTACATAGGATGCTTTTAGTCTATGGGAGAGTCTATACTTATATAATCTCTCATGAGGTATATTAATGTCGTAATTATCAGCTACCCTAGAGTATTCATGACAACCAAAAAGACTTACCCCTTCCTTAGGAATAGATATAGAATTCCCTATTAAATGGTTCTCAGCGAGATCAAGGCTAAATATCCCATCTACAGACTCGCCTATATCAGACTGCCTTATTACAGATCGCCAATCAAAGGGAAGCCTCATTAACTCATTGCGTCTAAAGTGTTTTAACACCCCTTCGTCGTAATACTGGAAAGTCTCATTTTTTATAGCCATCCTGTAAGTGCCAGTAAACGAACCCGCAGTACCAGAAGAACCAGAACTTCCCGAGCTCCCTGAAGGACTAGCCCCTAAGGAGACTCTAAAATTTTGTTTGTCGTCTATCTCTATGCTTAAATTTTCCTTTCCTGAAACCTGAACCCAGCTACCAGACTCTAATCTCTGTAAGTTAAATCTTATTGACTTAGGTTTATTTCTAAACGAAGAAGAGCCATCGTCTTTAGGAGGCTCGAAACCGTTAATAAACCCTTTGACATGGTCCTCCGTTAAGCTAAAAGACAACTCCATTCCGCCGTCAAGTAATACTGGGTATATGTATTTAACTGTTGCTGGTAAAGGCCCGTCATAAGCTAGCCCGTGATCAGTTGTAGTACTCCTTAATAATTCATATTTTTTATCAAGACTAAATAACCTATCTAAATTTTCGGTATAAGAAAATGAAGAAGGAGTAAATAGAACGTGCTCTGAATCTGCATTGTAATTATTTAAATTAGGTACTTGATAGTCCATATAATCAGCAGCTATGGTATCATCGTTAGTTGTTTTCTTTATTTGGTCAACATAGTAAGCTGACTCAGTTATAAATATAGAAGTATATAGAGTTTCTAGTAAATCTTTCTTTGCGTCACTAAATAAAAACTCCTCTGTGTCTTGCGCATCAAAATGAAAAAATGTTTCAGTGTTAAAATCCTTATATTTATAAAGTATTTCTATTTCTCCATTTTCACAGATAAAATAATCTAACTTCTTGCCGCTAATAGAAACTTCAGCCCCATTAATTAAAATCTTAGCTTCGTCGCCTTCGCCCTCTATATTGCCTCCATTTAATATATATCTATATTCTTTTCCTTTCGTTAGCTTGACTACTACTCTAACCTCTTTGTTAAAAATACTTACAAAATCTATAGTAGTATTATTTCGGAATAATATATTTTTAAAGCTTGCAAATATATCTAAGTCATGCCAATAAATATTCTCATCCAAATCTATTAAAGATGTTCTAGCTTTAGTTTTGTCTCGGTTATTTCCTGTTAAGTCACTTTCGTTAGAGACTAAACCCTCAGCGACAGCAGATAACTCTAAGTTCGCTCTAACAGAAAATACATTTCCTTCTTGGGTGTATATATTATCTGAAGTTGTAGCAAAAGCTTCGGCTGTATTCGGGCTTTCGTAACTATCCTCATTTTCCTCGTCAGAAACCCCGACTGAATAATCTTTATAAGAAGGTCTTTCTAGATAAAATCTCTTATTGTTCACTATAATAGGAAAGTTAAGAGACGTATATTGAGTATCGTCTATTCCGTGATCGTATATTTTATTAATTACCGGATTCTGTCCCCTGTAACCATCTACTCTTCGCCCTTTGTTATCTAGTTGAGGCTGCAGGTTGAAGTAGTTTACTATTTTGTATTTATTACCAGAGAACCCTGCGCTGTCTATAATATTAACAGCATCGTAAGTTAAATCTGTATTTCGTTCGTCGTTATCAAATACATTTAGCACTTCATATAAATTAGAGCCCTTTTCTTCCCCATCTGCTGCTACAGCAAAAATTCTTAAAAAGTACACTCTCCCTGCTTTTATTTTATTAGGCCCAGATGTTCCTGCATCATGTTTGAATACTATAGCATCTCCGTTATCTACATTATTTAATCTTATAAAAGTCTTTCCATTATCAGTAGTCGCTTCTATATCGTTCCATCCACCAAAAGTATTAAGTTTTGCTACTCCTCCGGGTCTTGCTATGTCTTGATAAGATATTGATTCTAACTCAGAATCTAATATATATCTAAGTTTAGCTTTGCTTGTATTATTTGTTAGGTATGTTCCTATTTTAGCATCTTTAGTTAAATCATTAAATACTATTTTTTTGTTAGTTAATTTTTTTAATCTAAACCTAACGCTACTATAAGAAGCTTTATCTCTATTTAAATTAAATCTGAATCCAACCATTGGGTCAGGCCCAGAATGCACCCCAAAAGGAACAAAAGAATATCCATGATTATTTTTTAAAGACAAATGAGCTTTATGATTTCTTTGGTTTATCTCTATTTGATTAGCCTTCATGTACTCATCAAGAGGCAGGAGTCTTTCGTCTGCATCTCTAACCTCCTTGCTTTGTTGTTCATATCGAGCTTTTATTCTGTCCATAGCTTTTACGCTTTGCTCTTCTGATATGGCTGAAGAAAAATCTTCATTAAGGCTTCTTACAACCCCGTCGGGAGCAAAAGGCGCACTGTCTTTATCTTCTATAGATAACCTTATTAAGTCGTGAGGAGCAGAATTTAACTTTAAGGAAGATTTTATCTTGTACTCATAAGCAGGAGATTCTATGTTAGACTGATTTCTTTGATTCTTATATCCAACTAAATTAACTCTTACCCTTATAACTTTTTCAACTTTATCTTCTATTGTTATCTTTTCATCCCCTGATTGAATTATTGTATAATCTGAAGCTAAGGTGCCCTCTAGCAATGGTATAGTAAATTCAAAATTTCTCGTGTGGTGCCAATTACCTTTTTCATATTCGTTAATAACAAAAAGACCACCACCTTTTTTATCTACTTCATTAATATATCGCCCCTCTATATTTTTTATTTTTCTTCCCTGTATGAGTTCATAAGCAGCGCCGCTTGACACTTTTTCTTCTACCACCGCATTTAGAAAATTATTTCTATGTTCGTTAAGAGAAACCTTACTCCAAGCGGGAGATTTAACAGCACTAGTGGGGTCATCTATTTTACTTTGAAATATTTTAGCAAAATCTGTTTTTTCGTCAGATTTAATAGAGGCGTCTTCAGCTGAATCATCTATATCTTCTACTCCGTATTGAGAAAATTTTAGATCAAAATGATAAGGCATATTTAGCTTATATTCAGTTAATCCAACACCTTTTATTTTTTCTCCGGGTCCGTAAACTTCTCCATTATACGTTAAAGTAACCTCTTCTGAGTAATCTTTTTGTTCGTATTCCTTTTTATTAAAGAGTCTACTGAAATTATCTATTTCAATATTATTTAAATCATAAACAAAATCATAATCAAAAACTTCTTCCGACTCAAAAGAATGGTATCTATCCGGCTTAAAGCCTGATAAAGTTATTTCGCCTGTTCTTTCGTTAAAGTGAGAGCATTTTGTTATTCTTTCGTGGCCAGTATTGAGACCGTAAGCAATTATATCTTGCTTCATATCCCAAGGTATTTTTAAATACATTGGGCTAGTCATAGACGATATATCTTTCTTAAAAAATACATCTCTTTTCACGCCCCTTTGATTACTAAAGAAAGTAACACCAAATTTATATGCATCATTGTAATCTTCTATAGTTTGAAACCCTGTCTGGCCTTCTTTAGGCTCGTTTTTATTAGTGTTGAATATATTTGAAAATTTATACCTAGCTCCCTCATATTGAACATTAATGCCTCTCTTCTCTAATGTCCTCTCCATTTGCCATTCTTTTTCGTCAAAGTATGTTGGGTCTTCTATTAGATGAGGTATATCTAAATCTGTAAGCTTAATAAACCAATCTTCTCTTCTTTGCTTTCTTATTTCTGAATATGTTATATCGGTAGATGAAGTGAAGTCGGCTCTTTCACACGAGTAAACAGGAGAACTATAATTAATCAATTCATCCTCCTCGTTACTTTCTGAGTATTTTACATTTATTTCTCCATTTGAAATATTTGCTATCTTTAAATTATCAACACTTGCTACTTCTACATCTGCATTATGAGTTAAAATAAATACCTTGCTTGCGTTTGGAGTTATAGAGTATTTAGGTCTTACTAATTTTGTTCCTGCTCCCCAACTTCCAACTACATAAGAATTTTTAGAAAGTTGTAAATCCAAGCCTTCCTTTAAACAATCATTCCCTGATACGTTTAAAAACACAGTTCCAGACTGTATAGTTCCCTCTACCTCAAATGGATCTTTAAATACTATAGATTTATTCGCATAAAGAGACTTTCCGCAATAAAATCTACGAAGAAACGTTCTTTCCTCATCTAGGATGTCTTCATTATATAAGTACCTAATTAGGTCAACATAGGATTGCTTTTTAGTAATGTTGCCAACCGCAGCTTCTCCGGCTTGAGTTATGTTATATAAGTTCTTGCCTGATAAAGACGCAAACCTATATGTGTCCTCATCGGCATCATAATCCACTGTTCCTTCTAGATTGAATTTGTATACATTTGTATCTTTTAGATTTCCCTCTATATCAAACCTATTATACAAAGACAAAGATATATTAGCTGACTTATCCAAAATATAATCAAAGTTTTTCTTTGGCAATAATATTTTATCATTCGCCTGAGACAACCTAAACTCATCCAGCCTACAGCCTATATCCACTAAGTCAAAGCTCGTTGAACCATTATTAGCCACGCTAAAAGAAATTGGGCCTACTGCGGGTATATTTTTTACAGAGCTAGCGGCATCCATTATAGAAAATCCATTAAAAGACATAGAAATAACAGAAGGAATCCCGCTTTTTCGGTCTTGATCTACTGTATCGCTAGAAATAAAAGGAATAAAGTCAGCGCTAAAAAACTGCGGAACGCTGAAAGATCTAATGACTTGATCATTAAATAAAATAGCCTGTTTCTCGTATAACCCTTTGTCTAAATTTACTGTACCGTCTTTAATCTGCTTTATTAATCTATGTACGTTGTCTTTGTTTTTTAATACTAGAGCAGCAGAGCTAACTAGCATGTGCTTATCTTTATCTACTTGCAAGGTTTGGCTACTACCTATCAGCTTAAGGCCAAGGTTTGCTCCTGAGTTATTTATTATGTTTGTTTGTGGTATTTCATTATTTATAATAAAACTTGAGCTCTGCCTAGTCACGGTGAAAGCCTTTAAATCTTTCCTATAAATGCCCCTCTCTACTACTGTGCAATCAGAAGGGCCAGAAGATGCGAAAGCGTTTGAAGCATAACTTATTTTTATAAACTTACCCGACGCTAATGTTGTGTTAAAAACCGCAGACCCTTCAGGAGAGGTTATCTGTATTGAGTCTCTAGATCCATTTATTATTATAAAATCAAAATCTCTTGTTATTAACTTTCTTCTCGGTAAGGATATGTTAGTGTTATCTGCTACAGATATTATAGCTCTATTTTTTTGTTCGCCATCTACTGAGGAATCAGAGAACAAAGCTTTAGATTCTTTTATTTTTAATAACTTTGCATCTCTTAAATCTACATTAACTAAATTTGATTGATAAACTTCTACTTCCGATTTTTCTCCTATGTCTCCTAGATTAATATCGCCATTTATATAAAAAGCAGAGAACCCAGTATCATTGTAAGCAGAAAAGTTTGGCGAAAGCAGCTCTGCTACAGAAAACTGCAAAGCTTTATTTTTTGGCAACAAAGCAGGAGTTAAATCCTGATCGTAATATTTATCAAACCTACCGCCACTGTGAGTAAAAGATCTGTAAGCCCCTCTAGACGGTATAATTTTTTCATTGATAAACGACTGCAAATGAGAAGAGAGAACAGCCGATTCAGCTCCACCGTTACCATCATAACCCTTAGCTGTAACAGACACATCCTCATATACAGTATTGACTAAATTAAGTTTAACCAAACCCTCTTCCCCCACTCCCATGATCTTATAAATTGATTCATCGGCATGAGAAAAGTCTGTTTCGTCAGGAAGGACTAAGTAATCATTTATTTTCTTTGAGTCCGCAACGCTTAGACCTTCGTAATAAAAACCAATAGTAATTGGGCATTGAATACCAAATATGTTATATTTTTTCTCAGAATTTAAGTCTGCAGAAGAATAAACAAAGTCATCAGAAGTGTTTGCTGGATCAGTATCTTGCTCTATCTCTATATAGGTAAAGTATTCTCCAGAGTCGTCATCAAAAGCAAATTGAGCCAGTTCAGCAGTATAAAATTTAGAGGAATGCAATTTACCTTCAGAAGTTAAGTTCTCTATACCGTAGCTATCTGCTGATTCATAATTTATATTAACATTAATTGGCTCTTTAGATATATTAGATATAAAGAATTTTGTGTTTTCATCATACGCAGCTTTACCATAGTCATCCCCTATATTACTTGAGACGTATGGCCTTAAGAAATTAATATCTCCATCTACTAAAATCTTCTTATTGTGATGTATGCTATGGTCAATAATTATATCGCCGGGTTTCATTATGAAAAACTCAGCCGTCGATCCTTTTGTGACTTTAGCTATTTTGCTATCTTCGTCTATATCAAAAGTATAACCATTAACTTCATTAACATTAAACAAAGTATGATTTGTTGGATCACCGTAATTATTTTTGTCATTTATGAATGCAACTGAATCTGAGTTTAAAGTAAACCCTGTAGTATTATTAAAATTTTCAACCCTAACAGGCCTATCATGAAGATTAACAACAGCTACCTTACCACCATTAGAGCCAACTAAATCTTCTAGGTTAGCCCAATTATTTGGTAAAACTATTTTTAAATCATCGCTATGCTCATCTGGCTTAAAGAATATAAAATTATGTTCAAGTCCTGAATCATCAGCCTTACTCAAATATTTTCTGTCTAATACGTGAAGCTCATTTTTTGGATAGTATATTATATCGCTAGCGTTAGCAACGGTAGAGTTTTGATCCTGCTCAACAAACGTGCCACCGCTAGTGTGTTTTGCAACTCTGTTCTTTTTAATTTCATACTTAGCGTTATTATTAGTGTTAGATATAGCGACTTTACTTAAGCCCGCATTTATATAATAATCACCATCAAAATTAGAATCAGACAAGTCTGCCTTAGCATGAAACTTACCACTTAAAAATACAGTATCCTTACCTTGAAGGCTCTCTACAGAGCAGGTATCAGTGCTGCCATCCTCTGTGTACCCTGTTACGTAATGAACGCCGGAAGGAGTACTACTGCCACTTGTGTATACGTTAGAGTAATGCTGTTGCAATGATGCAGTTTTATTTATTTCTAGAGACTCAATTAGCTGAACATTGTCAGAGAAAGTCTTTATAGCTTCCGCAGGGGCGTTATTAACTATGTCTAAACTAGAAGTGTCAATATTGTTTACATAAAAGGTATCAGTCAACCTTGAGTCCTCTTTTTCCAACCTTTCGTTAGTACTTAGAGCAGAATCTAAGTAAAGCTCTATATTATTACCATCTAAAACTTTTACAAAATATGTTTGCTTTCTAGATTCAGAAGAATCATCATCTGCAGAAATAGTCAAGCTGAACTCAGTAGCGGTTTCTGTAGAAAGGCCTGTTTTATTTCCAAAGAAATCGTACATCTTAGTTGTACCTTTTATATAAGCAAAAAGCCTATTTACCTCTACGTCGCCAGCCACTAACTTCCTAGAGCTAGTGTTTAAACCTAAAACATCAGAAAAACTATAAGGATAATCAAAGTTGGTTTTAATTAATTTGTAATCCGCCCCTCTATAGTAAGTAAAGTAATATGCACCACTAAGATAACAAAGAACGCTATCACCATCAGAGAAGCCTTGTGGGTTCTGCGGGGAAGTCTGGTTATGGTAATCATCCGGATCTCCAGCATAATAATGATCTGCTACTATAACCTTTTCGCAATTAAAAGTCAACTTTTGATATGTAGTCAAACCATGGTTTTTAAAATTAAATTTATTAGTACTAAAAGACAGGTATTCAATAAATTCACCTTCAGCATTAAACATTGTTTCCATGTTTTTCTGCGAGTACTTGTGCTCTTTTTTTGTATAAATGTCTTTTTTAATCGCCGACTCTAAATATACATTATCTACTGATCCATCTAAAACAACAAAGTCGCCATCAGATAAATCTTGTGAATGATTTTGCGTCTTATTAGTATATACAAAATTATTATAATCAGTTTCTTTTCTTTCCGACTTATCGTACAAAAAGTTAGTAGAACTAAATTCTGCAACTTCTGATATATCAAGCAAAACATCACGAGAAGAAGATTCTGCAGGTAAGGAAGCTTTAGCTCTAGTTTTAGCTAGATTGCAAAACACTAAATCAAACGGGTGATCATAAGTGTTGTCATTGATCGTAGGTAACTCAAGACCTAGGTCTTCGCTTCTGTTCACTATCACTTTTTCCCCAGTCGAAGAAGGTTGATCAAATTTATACCTATCTGACTGGTCTAGCTCTTCGATCACAAAAGTAAATTGATTTTTACTTCTTATAGATATAACTCTTTCTTTTGACAGCGGGGTATTATAGTAAAATCCAATCTCATCACCATACTTATCCACAAACTTAACCGACTCATCATCGGAAGATAAACCAATCAAAACATCCTCATCGACGTCTTTTTTAGAAGTAACAAAAATTTCAAAATTACTATCGTATCTATCAGAGGCGAACTTAAAGTCTATTGAGCCACCTTGACCTGAGTAGGAATATACTCCCTGAAAGTCCTCATTGCTAACTGAGACCTCGTTAAAAACTATAGGTTTTATATCTTTAAACTCGAAGTCAGACCCATTAAATTTAATTCTAGTGCCAAGACTATTGCTTGGGGCAGTGTACTTCAAGACTCCATTTATAAAAATTCTCATCACAGGAGTAATCCAGTCCTCCCTGCTACCCTCTATATTAAAATTTTCTATTTGATTTCTAACTACATTTACGTATCTACCACTAGCTATAGTCCCTGTTATTTTTATGTCTACGTCTTCGTTGTGAACTATAGTGTTACCTGCAGATGCGAAATGAGAACTAGTTAAATTTAATTGATTATAGCTTACTACTTCGATATCACTTGCCGCCCAGTTGTTATTATTATAAGTAAATTTTCTAGCTGCTTTGGGTGGTATATAATCTGTCAGTTTAGAGTTAACTGTATGACTAGAATTTTCTGCTAAAACTTTAGTCTCGTAATTAGTTGCGTTAAGGAAAGTTATATGCTGGCTGTTAGATAAGTTGTTTGGTAATATTAAATCTGCACTGCAATCAATAACCCCTGTTATGTTAGCATCATCGTTTGTCAGCTTTATCTTGTCGTGCTCCATTATTATAGCATTGCTATCTACGCTACCATTAGTAACACTAAGAGAACTAGTCGAAAGATTGATCACTTTATTAGTGCTGCCGCCAGCTATCGTAACTTTAGAGCAATCTTCTACGACAACTGGGTCATTTGTATCTGTTATTGTGGCAACAGGAATAGGTGTTTCTACGCTTCCGTCATTAGCTGTTATATTTAATACATCAGCTGGAATCGAGCCAACAGGATTTGATGATGCGGTATTAGCTACACTAGCCCCGGAAACTATAAAAGTTTTACCTTTGTCATCTTCTGTGGCTATTAAGTTGCTAGTTATAATTGGGGGGTTGTAAAAGTTGTCTACAGGAGAAAAAGTGAGACTACTAACGCTTGTTAGGGTTGAGGTGCCTCCATCACCAGTAGTAGCTGAAGAGCAAGAAAAATTAATTATTTTGTCATTATTATCTTTTAGTTCGTCGAAATGACTTCCAGTTATAGATGGGGTTACAAAAGCTCTTGTCTCTTCAGCAGGAAGTCCAAAAAGCTCAGCGTCTCTTTGGGTTCCTAAATAGCTATCTTCTTTTCTTGTCAATAGTAAACCGCTAGGCTTAGGCCCTAATACGGTATTTATGTTAGATAGAGAACTAGAAAAGCCTCCATTTTTACGTATCCTGACACCAGTTAAGCCAGCTAAAGATATAGGTTTAGATGTTAAAGACGACTCACTAGATACAACATCACCATCTACGTTAGTTTGCAAAGTTTCTATTTTTAACTCGCTAACCAAGTCTTTATATATATTTTCACTTGTATTTTTTATTAAATAATACTCCCTTGTAGGATCAAGAGTAACGACAGCATCTCCGGCTGAATCTATAACTGTATCGCTAGCCTGCTGTGTTATATTCACAAGAGTCTGGCTAGTTGGCATAGTCACATCTAAAGGTAAGAAATTAATCTTTTTGATTACTTTAGTTAAATCATTTTCTAATTCTATATTCTGTTTCTTTTTTATTCTAAACTCTATTTCTTCTGGTCTATACTTTCTAGTTATATCTGTCCTCATTAATATATAAGGTATGGAGTTTACTACTTGTATATTATTGAAAGAGTCGGCTCTGTTTTCTGTATAATCATTATTATAAAAAATTCTCTGCTCAACAGAAGTTGATGTAGGCTCGACATCTGACCAAGTCGTACCGGAATTCAAAGAGTATTGCAATTCATAATCCCAACCCCTTTGAGAGCTATAAGAATCTTTAGTGCCAAGATCTCCTATTAGTACCGCATTTTTAGTATATATTTTATATACGTATTTAGTTATTCTTAATCTAGATCCAGCGGAGAACGCTCTTCTGTCTATGTCGTCTCTACTTGTTATGTAGTTGCCTCCCTTAATGTTGGATCTTATAAAACCTATATCTTCCCCCGCCACATCTTCATAAAGGTAAGGGGCAGCTAGGAAGTCTTTCTTTGCGTCTTTTGCTCCGTCTTTGTATTTATAACTTTCAAATCTTATTCTGTCTATATCGCTTATTGATGTTATAGGAGAACCTTCATAATTTTTATTTATATGAGGGTTATTTGGTGCTTGATATGCGTACCCCCTTATATAATTAATCATAGCCCTACTTGAGCTAACGCTTAAATTATCTGACTCTGAAGATGAAGCGAGCCACTCACCCATATGGTAGGTATCTTCCTCGTTTGTATTTTCTTTGTACTCGTTAGGTGGAGCTACATTGTTAAAAGAATTTTTATTTGTTATCCAGTTTCCGGGAACAACTTCTCTTCTAGATAAGAATCTTAAAAGCTTATACGACCTAGGGTTAGCTTCTTTCTCTAATACTGGCGGAGAAGGCTTAGCGAACGTCCCATTTATCTCATTCGATTTACCAACATAAAGCCTAATGTTATAAAGCCTACCAATAAAACCATCCCCAATAACTAAAGATTTATTATTTTTTGCCTCTAAGTCATTAAATTCAAAAGCATTATTTGTTTTCTCTTTGCCATCGACAAATAATTTTAAATCTATTTGTTTAGTTGACTTATTAAAAGTTGCAGATATAGCAACATGATGCCAAGTATCATTAGTTAAAGCTGACCACGTTATCGCATCTTGTCCAGATATTTTAAATTCTAATACATGGTTAGGCTTCATTGAAACTTCTATAACACCAGATTTGGTAATTATTTTTTTATCTTGAGATCCGTTAGGCTTTATCCAAAAGTCCAAAGAGAAATTACCTTTTAAGATATTAAAAGATCTATGGCTACCTAAATCAAGCTTATCTCCGGCATCAAAGACCATAGCTTGGACAGATGTGCCAGATACAGTATCTGAAGTTGTAGTTACATGAGGATTATTGCTATCATCTTCATTTACGTTGTCTATCTTATGCTCAAACTTAGACCAATCATAAATAGAGTTGCTGGCTTTAGATTTTAATATTAGACTATCAGCGGATTCATTAACGGTCCTTATGTTGGTTTTATTAGTAGTGATCCTTGACTTAGTCCACTCGAGAGCCCTTATTTTAAGGTTGCTTGAAGGATTATTAAACGTTGAATTTTTTAAATTCACAGTTAAGCTAGAAGAGTCTAAAGCTTCTAAAGCTGGGCATACTTGAGACCAATCGCTAGTTCCGTCCTTTGCTTGTATCTCATAATAAACTCCCGCAGTGGGATTCTTTATTGTTATGCTCCTTTCTCCTGCAGTTGACCCAGCGAAAGTCAAAGGGTCGGATGCATTTCCCTCTCCAGTAACAGAAATACCATCGTAAGACAAAACCCCTATTGCTTCATTTGCCCTAGAGACCCTATTGTTAACCAAGCTACATCTAAAATTGTCAGGCTGGTAAGTGTATACGCTATCTGTGTTAACTAAATCTATGTCAGTTATTTCGTAGTTGCTATTATTAGAATAGTGAAACTCATCTCTAACTTCGTTATTCAACAAAAAGTAAGAAGGGTCTTTAAAAGGAAACACTTGTTGTGAAATATGAGGCTTTTGGTAGACCTGAGTCATATATAACTTCTCCTCACCTAAAGCTTCTGGGTTTCTGGTAGAGGGGTTAATAGAGAATGGACTTAGAGCCTGCCCTTGTTTAGAAGAAAAAACAGAAGGAGAATAGTTATTAGCCTGAGTAGAATTATCAGAATCAATATATATATCTCTTTCTAAATAGAAAACAGTAGAGTCACCTAATTCACTAGCTTTAGCTTCTCTAACTATATCTTTTAATAAATTTAAATCTTTTTCAGGATTTTGCCCTGTAGCTAATATAGTTAATTCTCCTACGTAATTCTTTTCAAAAAATAAATTTGTTTTTCTTTCAAAGTCTTCTTTAGTTGATTTTAAATTTGATATTTTTATAGAGCCATCGCTAGCATCTATACCAAATAAATTAGCGTTTCTTAATATATTTCTACTCTCGTAATCATAATCAAGTATTTTAGTTTTTCCAACATCTCTATCTCCTAGCTCAGAAGCTGATTGGCCCAAACATAAAGAGTCTTCACTTATTCTTATTTGTTTTGGCTTTTGGTAATAATATTGCTCATCAGTATTAGCGTTAGAGTCAAATGTCCTGTATTCAGTCAAAGCGTAATGACTATCTTCAGAGCCGTAGTTCTGACCACCTTGGTAAAAAGTTACCCTTGTCTCCCCGGCAGAGTAAAGAGCGTTGCCTTGTTCGGAATCTATCGAGTTATATCCTCCTTTAGGAACAGTAAGATACATCTCTCCTGAAGTATGTTCAGAGTAACCTATTCCACTAGATTCAAAACTAACAACTTCTTGAGGCTCTAAGGAATAAAAAATGCCAGAGTTAATAGTCGGGCCATAATACTCCTCTCTGACTTGATTAACAGAATCTTGTAAAGCCGGGATCATTTCGTCAACCTCGGCTATGCTATTTCCATGAACGTCAATCTCTATTTCGTCGTAAGCTCCATCTTCCTTTATTCCAGTATTTAAAAATACCGAATCTCCAACAGAAACTGTACCAACCCCTATGCTTCCATTACTAACTTGAGGTTTGGCATAATAAAGTTTCTTAGAAGATCTATCTTCTGGAACAAATTGATATTCTAGCTCATAAAAATTTTTATAATTATTTTCCCCCGTAATAGATCCGCTTACACCAGTCGTACTAGGCGAAAACGCCATCTCTACAGTCCCCATTATGTCGTGCTGTTCGTTTAAGCCTTGGCTAAAAAAAGAAACCCCTTTTTGTGTTACCCTTAAGCTTTCTCCGCTTTTAAAAATTAAATCTTTAGTCTCTTGACCGAAGGTATAGTCTTTCTTTTCTGACTTGCCCCAGTCTTCTATAAGATCAACCTCAAAAAAATCTTTTTCAACAGTGTGAGTATCTTCAGCTGAGCCAGTCGGCACCACATCATAAACACCTTCGATTTCAAAATCTATATTTTTAGTAACTGTATCAGAAAATATTTCAGAGTCTTTGTATGGAAACGTAGCAGCAGTATCTATAATCTCCCAAGTTGCAGGATTGTCCTGTGTTAAGTTACTTTCTCTGGTGACTTTTCTCTCTATAGTATATGCCTTGCCCGGATCAGCCGGATGATTAATTACTCTAGGTTCCTTAAGATGACTGTCATCTTTAGCGACTTCAACAAGACCACTATCTAAAATTTTGTACTCTGTGAAAAGCTCATTTGTCCAACCAGAAAAACCAGACTCTCCTATATCTATGAATCTTCTAGCTACATTTGCTTCCTCATCTATACCTACAGCGTGAATGTCTTCACTACTAAACTCATGAACCTTATTCCAGCCCGACTGTATTTCTGTAAGTTTATCGTTCTGCTTTTGAACTGCTGATGTTTTCCTATAAACATACCAGCCTTTTTTATTAGAATCTCCTTGAGGCGGTATCTCACCAATAGGATAAACCACAGCAGGAGGATCTGCGGTAACAAAATCTTTGTCATTTAAATTCACCGGATAGACAGTGTAAGTCTTCTCGTCATCCGATAATATGCATTTTTCTAAAAAAAGTAAAGTCTCAGGTATCTTTCCGTCTTTATACTCGCTATTAATAGAAAGCCCTGATACGTTAATATCTGAATTAACTACATCATTTAAAAGTATTTCTTGCTCTTCATAAAATTTACCAGAAGTATTTACTCTTGCGTTATATTCACTATCTGTTTCTGAAGAGAGCTTAGAAGCTTCTGAAAAGTAAGGCTCAAAGGTTGTTAGACCAGCAAGACGCAGTCTGTAATTAGTTTTAGGATAGTTTTCCCCAATTGTTTCATTAGGAAAAAACTTTTCTATAAATTTTTTATTAAATTCGTTGGCCATCAAACCTTAAACCTTGCACTTAATTACACTATTCTAAGAGGTTATCTCCCTAGGATCTACATAATCAAATAATGTTGGGTCCTCTTCTGAAGATCTTGATGCAATTTCGCTAAATTTCCAGTTAAGAGAGCTCGTCTGGTTGTATAAATCTAACTTTAGCGAATAAGGGTTAATGAACGCGCCACTCATAGCCCTAAAATAAAAGTCCATTTGAGCATAAGGCTCAGTATCCAAAATAGCCCCATTTGGAACTCTAGGAATTAGCTTAAGGAAGTAAAACCTCGGATAACAAGCTCCGAAAGGTCTATATCCGTCACCTTCGATAACCTCAGAATCAGAACCGTAATCGCCTACCATATTCCTCTTACAAGAATGTTTCCCGAAACTATGGTGTAGATACTCTATTATGGCGTTCTCATCGGTCCTGTAAGGCTCTTTTTTAAGCAGGGACCGTGAGACACCCACCCAGCCTCTAGAACCCACTGAGAGCCTTCCTGTGCCCCGTAATGGCTTGTTTAGAGTCACTTTAACTATCTCGTAAGGCGTATGACCATTTATATCCCTAGAAGATGGGTTAAAATCTGATGCGCCAACTCTTGCTCGGCCACTATTACTCACAATCTCAGTCTTTGTGACTCTATAAGGCCTAGGTGTTACAGCAGGACAAGAGCTTAAATAATCAGCTCTACCGTCTCCAGTCTCCGAATAAAGATTTACGTTACCCTGCTCTGGGTCATTTGTATTAAAAATATAATTAAAATTAGGAGAGCTTTTAGAAAGAAAAATTTGCATTTGGCCCGGAACATTCCAAGGTTTAACAGGAGTTCTCATTAACTCACTTCTTATCATGTCGTACTTATCTCCGTAGCTGTTCTCATACTCTTTAGACCTATGATGACATCTATTATTCAAGAAGCCCATTATATCGTTATAAATACTAGGTTTGTAAATATTACTGTTAGCCCAATGATAATGAGAAGATGTCATAAACATAACCCAATCATTAGTGATTCTTTTAAGATTGTCTCCTGTTTTGCCTTCAGCTAAAGTGATCCCATCCAACTCAAAAGCGCCCTCGCACCAAGGTCTTGTTACTGTATTAGAGTCTAAATGATCTTTTTCATTTCCTATAAAAATTGAACCATGAGCACTACCCTTGCCGTAAGGTCTTCCTTCATAGTAAACACCAGTGCCTTTAGTGGAAACTACTTTATATTTTTTACCTTTTTGTATAGGTACGAACTTGCAGTGACCGGGATTCATAGGGTCAACAGTATTTTCATGAAACCATCCCGCTGGATCGATGGAAGGCTCCATATTCCTTAATATAGTAGCTTTGTATCTTTTACTTAAACCCCAAGCGAATCTTTTAAAGTATAGCACTCCCTTTCCATTTTCAACTTTATAATTTACTATCTGCTGCCTATCAGCGAAACGCATGAAGCTACTTATAAATTTCCTCATAGACTCATATACAGGATTAGCTGAAACGAACTGAGATAAAGCAGGCACAGCCGAAGATCCATATATATTCATAGCGGACCCATACTTATAATAATTTCTAAATATCCTGTTGGATTCCGAAAAATGGTGACCAACAACACCTACCCCGGGCTGGTCGCCTAATATAATGTTTGAAAAAACATTTGATCTATTCTGTTTGGCGGTAGCCACTCTTAGTAGAGCGTAAGCATCTTGGAAAGAAGGCTTTCTCTTTTGTAATATAGCTAAGTCAACTTTAGCCTTGAACACGTGCTCAGGTGGCGTAAGTTTTTCTACAACTAAAACTTCAAAATTACAATGCCTCTTACCCTCAACGAACAACTCTTCATATATATTTGCTATTCCATCAAAAGAGGCAACGTCTTCGTCAAGTTTCGAAATTATGTTTGATACCCCTAACTCCTCATGTTTAGTCTTAACCAAAGAAGGTTGATTTAACCTATCGTCTTGTCTTCTAGAAAAATAAAGCTTATCCTTGTTTGAACCTGACGTGCCAGAGCTGGCTTTTCTAACAAACAACACGTTACCGTCTTGCAAATGAAGAGTTCTTGTAGCAGGAAAAGACCCATCTTCATTTTTAGGGGGAAAAGTATTTAAATAGTTTATGTAAGCTGTATCTATTTGGGCCTGTGTTCTATCTCCATTAGGATTAAATTTTGAGTGAGTCTTAGGTAATGTATTATCCCACTTTAAGCATCTTACCCTTACTAAATCTCCGGTTTCAAAATTATTAGCAAAATCTACATTTTTTATATGAGAATTTTCATCTGGTATAGGTACAGATCCAAACAACGGGTTAGTAGTTCCGGCTCCGTGAGCAACAACACTTGGCCAAACACCTGCGTCTCTATCCACTTGGCTAGGATCAATAATTAAAAAATGTGTATCGCTAACTGTAGCAGACCAAGGATTACCTAAAGGAATATATTTCTTAACCTCTCCTTCTCTGTCCTTAAAGTCAACATTGTTAACAACAGGGACAATTTGAAATCTAAATTTATGATTTTCTCCTTTTGGCTCCAAGCCTTCCTTGAAGTAAAACATTTTATTAAAAACGTATGCTGACCTTCCTGTACCTTTTCTATTAACTCTATAAGAATGAGTATTAGTGATAATAGTTTCGTGAACTATTTTGCTTCCAGAAAATATTCTAAATTTAAACCTGCATTCTTTGTCTTCTATAGGGTTTGTTTCTAGATAATAACCAGCAATACAAGACTTTATATAGTTTGAAGTGCCTCTGCCGGATGTTGAATCAAAATTTAAATAATCCCTTCCCTGCCTGACAGATTTATGACTATCGTAATCGCACTCAAAGACTCCAGTATTTTTTTTATTATAATCTGATAAATCTTTTTTAGAGAAGCCAATAATTTTACCATATCGACTCTGATCTTTATTTCTTTTATCCACAGATAATTCATGCATTATAAGATCGCTGTTGTAGACATGCGGTCTAGTACAATAAAGCATTGACTTTACAGTCTCTTTCTCAGTACCGTACATTATATTAGATTGATTATGTTTTATAAAATAAGAAAAGCTTACTCTATAAGGCTCAACTTTCATGTTACCTATTTCGTCTAATTCGTAATAACCTTTATGAGCTACTGTTCCGTCAGTAGCTTTAAATTTAGTAGGTATACCTAAGGCCGGGGCAAATACATTTTGCCTAGTGAAATATTTATAAAAGTCGAAACCAACTTTACATATATTCAAAGGCCCACTCCTATCCTCTCTGAAATTAGCTATAGAAAGCTTGTAACTGGTTGTAGACTGAAAATCAATAACCTTAGTTTGCCAAGACTTCTCCTCGCAAAACAAACTTCTTTGAACTTCTGAACCTCTAAAGTAATAAACGTAGCACCATAGCCCCCACTGCAGTAAATCCTTAGCAGCATTCTTTCTTTTTAAAACTCCATCTGGGGCTCTGTAGGCTTGCTGATATTTTATAAAATTACCTCCCTGTATAGCAGGGGGATATCTCATATATGAATAAGTGCTAGCGTACTCTTCAAAATACCTATCCGAAGAAACAGCTGCAGCCGTCAAACTAGTACTTAAAAAAGTGCTATCGTAAGGGTCCGGTAAGTATTTAGCCTCTACTCTTCTACCTGCCCCGAAAACAGAATAACCATCCCATTTTGTATCATATAACAAATCCATTCGGGCGTGATTCTCGTATTTACTGTTTCTGCCTATAGCCCCTCTTTGTATATAAGCATCTTCCCAGTATTGCTGGTTACTAAGTATAGCTCTTGAAGAAGCTACTAGTCCGTCAAATGAATTACCTTCAGCCCAAGGGCCTTGCTTTGTTAAAATTTTATTTTCTGCTGTTTTTCTTCCAAATATAAAAGCATTGAGCGGGTTCAGTGTATTGGCTCCTTGAGGGTGCCCCGCTAAAGTAAGAGGCCAATTACCAGTGCCCGAAGCCGCCACAGGATACTCTATCGTCATGTATATTTTCCACCATTCATCTTCAGGGGGATTAACCCCTATAGGGAAGCTTGGTGTAGCTGTATTTCGCATACCGGTAAATATGCTATCAGCAAAATAAAATATCCTCCATAGACAATCAGGTCCAGATCTAGTAAGCCTTAAATTTACTTGCCTAGCTAGCCTGTTATGATCTTCGTTATCTGGGCATTTTTTAGGGTCTGCCAAAGGTACACTAGAGAAAAATTCCATTTTTTAACTCCATTTTGCGCAACCTTCTCCACCGTCTGCAGCTTCGGTATTTCCGCCCCTCCCTCTTCCTTCCACATTTATATCTATGAAAGCAAGATCTTCCCCATGACCTGTCATCTTAACCTTTAGTCCGTCACCTTTCTTATAGGAAGGTTGGGCTACAAACTTCCAAGAAGAGCTAAAGAAAAAACTTGGTATATTAACGTTGAAGTGAAGCCTAGGGTCGTTAGCTTGATTTCTCGTCGTAACATTAGGCTTAACTCTTAATTTTTTTATCGATACGTTTGACCAATCATCATTATCTGGTATCTGCTCGTATTCATGGTCAAAGTAAATAGCTTTGTTACCGTCCATGTCCGCAGTCGCAACGCCTACAACAATTACGCTTTTTACATATTCTCTTGGTGAATGTCCCGGCATTTTAATTAAATATTAGTTTGTAATGGAGGATTATAGCCTGTCTCCATAACAGTACCTGTTATACGGACCTTATCTCCGTACCCGTCTGCGCCACTAAACACTAAATTATACACCATAGGATCAGTATCTAAATAATTTTTCGCTTGAAGTACTACCCCTAGGAATGTTTCATCGTTGCCTTTATGTCTCCTTAAGGGTGTATTCTCTATTCCTGTCACGGTATGCTCTATATAATCAGAAGTATCGTCTCCATAGGTCCCAGTAAACAACTTCCAATCTGAAGCAGGTTTTTTGTATGAATAGACCTTAGCTATTCCGCTAGGCTTTTCAGATACATTATCCGATGTAGAAGTGCTAAACACAGTCACAACATCTAAAACGTTAGCGTGTTGAGATATAACAGTCCCATCTTGCATTTTTTGTATGTTGTTTTCATGAGATCCAAGCCCGGCTCCCGGTTTATGTAAGTTAGTTCTTATTGAATCTATATTAGCCTCAACCAGCATCCCTTGGTATTCAACTCCATCACTAATAAGTCCAGTAGCTTTTTCCTCTAGCTGACTTCCAAAAGTAGCACCGTTTGTCGAACTTGCTGCCCCGCCAATTTCCCCTTTTCTAAAAGTAACCTCTCTAGTAAGGTCTCCACCAACAAAGGTGCCTTCGCTATTGACGGCATAACCTTTTCCGCTTCCGCTAAGCTGAACTCCCGTTATAAAAGAATAGTTCTTATCATGATCTCCTTCTACATGCTCTAAATATATCTTATAAGGTATACCATCAGAAAGATCTACACCTTCCGGGATATCGACAGAATAATTTACAGCAAGTTCTCCACTAACTAAATCTCCATTTTGACTTAAAAGAGAATGGGTTGTATTCTGTCCGCTCTGCAGAGGGTAAGCGTCTCCACCTATAGACACTTTGACTCCGCTAGGGTTATCCTGTGATCCGCCCAATACAGTAAAATTTCTAGTTATATTACCAAACGTAGTATAAAAATTTATTTCGACTGGATATGCACCATCTGTTAAATCAGTGTTCGCTTTTAATATTAAATCTTTTACATTCTCGCCTACTGAAAATCCGGGTAAGCCGCCGCCATTTACCCCGCTTAAAGTTTTTAAAGTACTCTCTCTATTATCGAATTCAAAAAACTCTGACCCCAAAGTAACTTCTCCTGAGATTATGTCTCCTTTTATATTTTGCGTTTTATTAAATACTATTGCGTCCGGAAAAGTAAGATATTGACCAGCGCTAGAATTAGATTGATATATATTACTACCATCGCCTACGTTTCCGTCACCTATATTGCCAGCAACTCCTATATTTCCTCCATCTATATTAGCCGCAAATATCATTGGGCTATTTATATCTAAAGTACCAGTTGGTCCATAAAAATTTAAATCATTTAATTCTATTTCGCAATTTTCTGATTCAAAAAATATCTTATCAACATGGTATTGCTCCTTAGTCCCTAAAGAAGATATTAAATTATCATCTATGAAATAATCGTAAGTGGTAAGACCTATAGTACCTTTTAAATTTATTGGTGAATTTCTTTGATAAGAATATACATTATTACCATTAGGGTCAAAAATTCTACCACTTTTAAAATTAAATAAAGTTGACTCAGGAGTTGTTGGATTATTATTTTGGTCTACTTTAACACCAGAGACACCAAAGGAAGCTTCGCCGGTCAAGTTAGTCAACTCCATATCTAGCTCGAAAGCCAATACGCTATTGCTATATTGATTGCCATATATTCTCCTTATGTTTCTTCCTGATAGCTTCATTATATTGACCTTAAGGTTGCCTTCTTGGCTCCATACTCTTGAGACACAGGCCCAACCTTTCTGTATATCTCTTCTAGCGCAACATCAGCAGAAGCCCTATTACTTAAATTAACATTAATACTGAATCCTGCCTCTGCCATTGATATGGATAGAGAGTCTAGTCCATTTTCTGGTTTTAATAAAGCAATTAAAGTATTAAGACCATCTACGCTATCAACATATACATTAAAAGAATAACTTTTTCTTGGCTCGTCTACTTGAAGATCAACAAGATTACCTTTTATTTTTTGGTGATACTCATCAGCGCTCATGTTTTGTAGCTCTGTATATGTAACATCTCCTTCAGTTTGCTGCACGTTCTCTACATCTGCAACTATATTAGTAGGGATTTCTCCTCTTAGTATTTTTTGTTTGTTATTTTCGTTTATGACACTAGTTATATCTTGTGTTATATCTTTTATTTGATATTTAACAGAGGAAGCTGTTTTTGCTATTGGCACCTTGTTTCCGTTTATAGGGTCAAAGACTTTTCTGACCCCTAAATCAGTTATGGTACTATTTCTATTGTAAATAAGCATTCCGTTGTGAGCGTTTTCACTTGGATATATTATATCAACTTTGTTCTTCCCTTCCGTACCTACTTTAATATCAGAGTAAAGGTTCTCTTTTCCCGCTGTAAATTCATTTAAAATGCTAACACCAACTCTCCTATTGCGCCTAAATAAAGTTATACAATCTGCGTATATGCCCTCTTTGTCGCTAAACAAAGCTCTTTTATCAGTCTGAAGCTCTATATCGTATAAAGAATCAGCTATAGCCTGAGCCTCCCCACATGTTTTGTCTTCTTGGTTAAAAAGCTTAGAAGAGCAAATTTCCTCAACAAAGTCTCTCTCGCAGACAGTCTTGAGTTCTGCTGTCATGTCACTCATAGCATCAGTTGATCGGTCGCACAAACTTTTTAAAGCGTTTATTTCTTCTATTGGATTTCTTACTCCGCCTTTGGTTTGATTGATCCTTCTTCCTGATCTATCGTAGTCAACAACATCATCTTTAAAATTATAACTTATGCCTAAATCCCCTATTTTACTTAAAGTAATCGTGCCCTTGACATCTTCCCCTTTGACCATGACTATTACGAATTTTTTATTAGAAGCTTCTCCCACTTGCATCATATGATGAATCTTAGCTGGTAAAACGCTAGTCATTAATGCCATCAAAGGTGGCTCATTCATAAAAGGCGTATATTCTTTAAGTAATGGAGTTTTGACTCTTTCTTTTACTGAGTCGCTATAATGAGTGACTTTTCTAGCAGCCGCTCCGCTTCCTACATCAAAAGCGGGCCTTCCGCAAAGTTTATAAGGATTTAACAAAGATTCTATATCTTCTTGAAAAGTGGCCCAAGGAGCGTCCCTTTCAAAATGATAAAAACCTCTTTTAAAAGCATCTTTGTATAAACTTTTATCTGTTTTCTTTTGGTTGCATTCGTCTATCGCATCGAACTGCATTTGGTTTAACTCGTCGTAGAGTTTATTCCTATAAACCTCATCATTATCCATCATCCTATTAAGCCTAAGGTCATTTATCTTTTGCGCAAACTTAGACATAGGCGTCTTATAGTGTTGGTTTAAGGAGTAATATTGAGAAGAAGGTCTAGTCTCGGTAGTCTCCTCTATTTTGCTATTTCCTGTAAAATCAAAAGTTGCAGATTTTGGAGCACCAAGTAGATAATGTCTGCCCAGAAAAGATTCAGCTATTTCGCTTTCTATAGATTCAGATAGACCCTTTAAAGATTCGTCATATACCCCTAGAAAGATTTTATAGCCGTCTATGATTCCATTCATAGCCTCTTCCGCAGTGCCTTGGTAAGCTTGATGAGAAGCCATCATCTGAACTAAGGCTGCGTTATCTATAACATGAGCTCTAAGAGCTTGACTCACCGAGTCTTTCGCGTAATTAACTGGCACTACATCGTCAAAGCCTATAGCTCTATAATACCCTCTTGCTGCATCAAGACCAGAAGTCATATGGGTTTCGATAGCTTTTCTTGCGTTCCATACGTCTCTTAAGTCTTCAGAATACTTTCCTAAGCCAGAACTTATTTTTATGTCGCGAGGAGTTCTCCCGCTAGATATACCTGAAGCCATTATTGACTCTATGGTTTGGCAATCAAAAAATATTTTGCTTGTCTTTCTTTTCGATTCGTTTTTAGCTCTTGGTCCAACGCTGAAAGTAGAGGAGAAAGCCTGAGAGAAAGTCCCATTAAGGTCTACCTTCTCATTTTGTGAATTAATAATCACCCCACTTGCCCCTGAGCCTGAAGTACTTCCTTCTTGTCCTAAATCTAAAGTTGTTATAGCCGCTGCTGTTTCTTCTACCTTTGCATCTACTGATCTATCCGCATTGCTTATTATAGAAAGAGTAGGAAAATCTTGAGTAAAGTCCCAGTAATAAGATATACCTAAATCGTTACCCCAATTCTGTAACACATCTCTAACTGTTCCCGTATAAGACCTAAGCAATAGATTAGCGTCTTCCACATAAACATATCTACTTAAGTCTATATTTATCCCAAAACCATTTTTTCTGTCACTTAGAGCTTTCCTAAAGTCTTCAAACGAGTAGCTAACATCTTTTATGTCACACTCGACTTCGCTAAACTCTTCCCTACCTAATACCATATACCCTCCCTCCCATATATTACTTTTATTTTGGGGGTAAATCATATAAGGCCTCCCGGCTACACCAGTAGGCGAAGCTAGCTTTTTCATTACTTTAACATCTTTATGTAAAGTGGTTCCCTCCTGACTACATACAGGGCCAGTATTAGTTTGCTCTAACTGAGGACAAAAAACATCGAACTTAACTAAGTTAGGCACTAAATGTTTTTCTTTATCTATTTGGAAATGTTGATGAATTAAACCTACAAAAATTCTATCTAAAAGAACTGATCCATCGCTATATGTTAAATTTAAAACTTTATTATTTACTTGCGTATTTATTGAATATGAAGTTAAAAACATATTTCTGAACATCTCGCTTTCTGATATGTTTATATTTACCGGAGATGTTAGATCTAAATTGTTTTTATTTATTAAAAAATTTCTTGATTTAGAAAGCTTAGTATCTAAAACAGCATTTATATTTAATTGTGTTGGTTCTGCGTTGTACCCAACAGTCACATCAGAAGAATATATCACGCCGCCATAAGCCATGCCTGCTTTTTGGTTGCTTATATTAATTGTTGGTACCTTTGCTCTATCCGTTGCCATAATCCTTATTAATAATTACACTTTTTCAAATAAATTTTGTTTCTGGTTGACGTTATCCAGAGAAAACACTTTATTATTTTCGTTCTTTCTTTCAGATAAAATAGAAACATCTATAGAATTTTCTTTATAATCCATAACAAAAGACTTTTCTTTGTTACTGATGCTATCTCCACCTAAAAGGCTATGATTAGGAACTTTTTCATAATCAACTCCGGGTATCATTCTTTTTCCATTTACCCATACTTGTTCAAAAAATACGTTGTCCATTTCCACTTCTTTAATTTGGTAATCAAGAGGCTTAACAAGCCCAGATACTCTAGTGTAATATTTAGAAGCGGGAGGAACAAACACTAATTTATTATTCGGGTCAACGATAGCAATCTCAGTTTCTCTTGAGGGGGTATTTGTTTGAAGTTCGGCCGAGTTCATATAGTAAGCAGGGTCACCATTAGAGTCTTGTATATGAGTATAGTGTATTCCTGAAATCAACTTTTGTCCATTGTAATAAATGTCTTTGCCGTGATAGTCTCCTCCGAATGTCTTTTCAGCGTCTCCCCCCGCGTTATACTCACCTGTTAATGCAGCGCCAGAAGCTAGATCTAAGATTAAATTATCATTTTCTGCATCCCAAGTGGCTGATTCACTATTTAATGCTATGTGGTATGTATTGTTTTTGATTCTTTTAGCTTTGAATTTATCTCCATCCACGCCCGCAATAGAGTCATGTATGAAATACCCTCCATCGTAAGCGCTAGTTACGTCTTCTTTCTTTTGTTTATTATATAAATAAAAAATAGAATCTACAGTATAGAGGCCAGAGACTTCCTGTTGATATAGCCCATTTCTAAATAATTGGAAAAACGGCTGCAAAGAAGTTGGATCGTAACTAAAATTTTCACTTTTTATTTTAGCAAAAAATTTCTCACCCTCTCTAGGGTTATCTATATTACTATCAGATGGAGTAAAAGTGCCAAAGCTTTGAAGGTTTAATTTACCCCCTATGGCTTCTGCTTTATTAGCCAAAGAATTGTTAAAGCTGTCATGACTATATATTTCATAGACATCGCCGACCTCTAGAGGGTTAGAGAATTTTATTTTTCCGGGTACTCTTTCTAAATTATTTATATAAGCTGTTTTCTCTACTGATTTTTCTGAAACATATTTTCCAGTTATAGATTTTACATCTACATCACTAGTTAAATCAACAAGAACATTTTGATATACATTACCTAAGACAGGAACCTCACCATAAAGAGGAACAGTTTGTGCAGATTGATTCACATAGCTACCAGTTTGCTCCATATTATAAGAAACTATGCCTTGGCCAGATAAAACAGTTTGAACCTCCACCCCAGTAACCTCTTTGTGAGTAGATTCTCCCGTCTCTAATGTTTCAGGAGTATAAGAATCCACCCAGAAACTCTCTGCTATAGTGCTTCTCGAAACCTCAGGAATATAATCATTAAATAAAATAAAAGTATTTACGTATCCAGAAAAACCAGTATAATAATTTGTGTAAATCTCTTGGTTGCTTTCGTACTCCGCAGACATACCGCCTAGTATCATATCATTAGACCCAGAAAACTCCGGAGTTAAAGTCTTCAGGCTACTTAAAGGTTCGTTTCGTTTGTGCAGGGAAAACTCTATACCATTTTTATTTTTAGATAAAGACACTATATTCACAGTTTTCAAATGATCGCTTAAAACCTGAGTCTCCCTTTGGTAGCAGGGGCTTATATTTAATTGTTTTTCTGTACCCTCTTCGTCATAATATGTGTTCTCTCCTCCACTTATGTATTCATAATAAAGTCTGTTGCTTCCGTTTATGCCGAAGTTGAAGCCAGACAAAGAATTTTCTGACTTCATTGTTGAAAATAATACTTGATCCAAATCAAGAGTATCAGAATCAATATCATAACCAGAAAAATCAAAAAAACAAGTCCAAGAATCTTTTAGCGCAGCGTTGGCAATCCTTAAAGAACAAGAGCCATCAAAATGCCCACTGCCCGTTATAGAGGTAGAGCTACTTGCGATTACAGCAGGAAACCCTTCTGTTGACATCAAAGGGTTATTTTCGGAATTCCTTTTTAATTGAGATCCAGTAGGTAGAAGCTTGTTGTAAACAACATAGGTGTCAAAGGCTTGAGTTGCCCCACTAGTTAATTTGTAGTTAGAGTCTCTATCTGCAGGTAAAACAGTATCGACACTACCGCTAAGATCATAGAAAGCTTTAAGATTTCCGGTTTCTACCCCGGCTTTTTCTACATAGTCTAAGAGAACAGATTTTACCATTTTAGTCTATTTTTCTTTCTAAAGTTATGTTTTCTACAGCCTTTTCTTGGCTAAAGGATCTACTGTAGGTTATATTAGCTAGCTCTCTATTTTCCACTTTATTTTCCGCATCTAATCTTGCGACTTCACCATCAATAAAAGAATCTTTTAGAAAGTCATTTACCGACTTAACATCCGACACTGAAGCACTAAAGCTAGAAGCATCTTTCTTGAAAGACTTAGCCCTTGTGCTAACTGTCACTCCTTCTCTTTTTTGTTTTAAATCTAAATCATAAATAAGATAATGCCCGTCTTGAAGGCATGAGGCAGCAGGTCTATACTCTTGTAAAGCTGGATTAATATCAACTGAATAGTCTAACGACAAGAGGCTAGAATTTTCAGGAAAGTCTCTATCAGAAAAAGATGCAGAGTAAGTTATAGTTCCATCGAATTCATTTTTTCTAATTTGCAAGTCTGAAGGCTTGGGGCTTAGTTTATAATTAGATCTAGAAGGAAACATATTTTGATATATTCTTTGCGCTTCGTCTCTTATCACTTTAGAGTCATTGACTAATATAGTATTGTCTAACAAGTTTTTTGCAGCAGAATTTTTCTTATGTAAAGCCGCTCTAGTCCGTATTGTTCCATTGCAAGAAACACTAACAATATCTGTTATGTTGTCATGTTGAAATGATATATTATAATCAAAGTAAGCACCATCACTATTTTTTATCTTAGCCTTGGAATATAAATCATTATTATCAAAATTTAAAGTAAAAGATATAGTTCTAGCTTCTTCATTTGGATTTATATTAAATGTTACAGGAGATTTATTTAATTCTATGTTTTGGCCTGTTCTTTGTATATAGTTTTGGTAAGCTTTATTAGCTAAGTCATAAAAATTTCTAGATCTAAAATCTTGCTTTATTTGATCCCAAGTAACTGCCCTGTCTTTAGTTCCTGCAACATTTCCTGATAATCCAACGTTGACGAAATCACTTCCTTGTTGATCTGTTATAGAGAGGGAATAAGTCAAGAGTATATTAGCTGTTTGCATTGCCGGGATTCCGTTTTCTAGCCCGGCTTCCTTTGACGACTCATTAGTAGCGAAAGAATAATTTTCGGTTACTGCAAACGTACCAGAAAATCTATCTACTTGCTCGCTTACGCTGTTTAATATTAAAGCAGAGTCTGGGTGAACATTCTTTATTAAAAAAGGAGCTATCTTTCCCGATGTCCCTCTTTTACTATTCACGAATTGCTTAGCGTTTAAAAATCCGTTTTGCCCATTAGTATTATATCCAGCAGCTGATATACTATGGACAAGAGATGCGATTCCATTATTTTCGCTGTACTGCCAGTTGTCCGTTGGTTCAGTAACCCCAAAATTAGATAATGTATTCCCGTTGCTTTTATCGTATCCAGTCAATACTATAGAGTAAGACACTATCCCTCTGTAGGGAGATGAGGCAAACTGTAGACTTCGTACAACACAATTTTCTAATTCGAAACTAGTACCATGACCTGTTACCGAAAAAGTCAAATAATTGTTTCCTAAAGCCCCAGCAAAAGCCTTAGCTATTTCTTCCCTCTTGTCGCTTAAAGCCTTATACTGGTATCTATCTACAGTATCCCTATCAGGAAGCAAAGCTATCTCCCCGGTTAAAGAAATTTCTACTACAGTAGCCCAAAGATTACCTCCATACTTTTCAGTGCTATAGTTCCTAGATACAAAAGGAGAAGGAACAGGGAAAATAAATTCTCCGTACTTAACTTTTATGTCTTGTTTATAGGCCATATTAGTATTCTAAAGCCTCCGCAGCAAAGCCCCTTCTGTCTATAAATGACATTTCAGAAGAAGAGGTTAGATTATAGTCCGAATTAAAGTTGTAATTAATTTCCTCTAAGAAAAACGAAAGCTGGTTACTGACGTTTTGTTTTGCGCTCACAAAAGCTGACTTTTCGACCTCGCTTTTTATACTACTAAATACATTTCTGGAAGAAGTTTTTAAATAATCAGTATGTGCTTTATTTATTAGATTTGAGTTAGGGTTTCTTTTTAAAATACAATCAAAACTTATTGCTTTTCTTCCAAGTCTAGTTTGGTTTGAATCGTAATTAGTTTCTTTTATATTTGGAGCTATAATAGAACCTCTTATTTTAGTAGGGGAAACATAACTTTCTTTTTTTGTTAATTTTCTTAAGTAAGTATCGTCTTTTAAAGACTTATCATCAGAGTAGGCAAAATTATAATTTATGGTTAAGCCATAAGCAGGGAAACTTACCCCTGAAGAGACTAAGTTTCTTGGGTATTGCAAGTCTACTGCATCTTCATCTTTTAAAGAGTCATGTAGAGGCCTCATTCTAGAAATAACGTCAGCAGGACTAGTGAACTTATCGTAAAGACTTTTAGTAGATAAGTCAAAATCTAAGTTTTTATTTTTGTCGTAAGGGGTTATAGTTCCAGACTCTGTAATTCGTACGTAACCATTTTCATCTTTAGAAGAGTTTAGATTATAGTCAAATATAGCTTCTTCATGCATTCTAGGGTTATTAGTAAAAGAAATATTATAACTTATGCTACCTGCTATCCTGTTTAAATTTTTTCCAAAAGAAACAAACTTCTTTTTTAAATCGTCGGATAAATTCCAAGATTCAGACCCTTCAACCCAGTCAGGTTTATCTTTTATCATACTAGACATTAAAGCTTGACACCTATCATACGCTCCAGATTTTAGCGACTCAAAACCGGAATAAGCGTTACTATATAAATCCTCAGGTCCATCATTATCCCCTAGGTTCGTTCTGCCTTTTACGTTTGCATTTTCTGTTATTGTTATAATCCCGTTTTGATCTCTCTGTATAGAGTAACTCAAGTCTGCAGACCAATTTGCATTCTTTTGTTCGTCTTTGTAAGCTCCACTCATAGTCTGAACTGACCTTGAAAAAGCATAAATGTTTCTTATTGAATCGTAAGACTCTGAAAAGTTTCCGCGAGTCTTTATAGTTTGCATGAATCCATCATACCTGCTATCTAAATAGCCTAGTTTTGGAGGGTCACTGAAAAACACATCTTTTATTAAATTTTTTGCCTGCTGTGATAAGTCAGATGGGTCACCGGAAGAGTTCCTTGTTAACTCTAAGTTTACATTTTGCTGAAAGCTAAACTGCCCAGTCTCACTTAAAGAAAAAGAAAAGCTTTCTGCTAGAGACTGAATATAATTTATATGACTAAGTGCTTGTAAATTCTTATATACCTCTGGATCAGCACCTTCTAAAGCATCTTTATTGTTAAAAGATTCTACATACTGCAAAGTCATAGATACTCTATGTACGGTAATTTTATTGTTTGTTACGTCTGTCGGAAAAGAGTAAGCTGATATCTTAACATTATTAATTGTCTCTTGGTTCTGTCCTTGGCCTAAGGTGATCGACTCAGCAAAACCGTTATCAAGTACCTCTTGAACATGAGCCTCTTCCGCAGAAGATATAGAAGAAAATTTTGCAGGCTCAGAAGAAGTGTCTGTAGGCAACATAAAAGCAGTCAGAGTTAGATTAACCGAGCGACCGTATTGAAATTGGCCAATATAAGCTAACTCATGACTATAATCTAAAACTTCTACATTAGTTAAATTTAAAGTGCCTGCCATTTTTATACCTTAAACATTAAGCAACTGGCGCTGCTGAATTCAGCGCTGCGGGGTCTTGTATACTCTCTAGTCTATCTAATCTATCAGCTAAAGATCTCATTTCGTCTGCTCCCGCACGTAAAGCGCTAGGTGTATTGCTGCTTACCATCGTTGCACTATCAGGAGCACCACCCATTTCAACAACAACATTAGTTGTATTTGTGCTTTGGTCATTACTTGTGTTATTATTAGTTACGTTAATAGGTTTGCTATCAAGTTCTTTTATTCTACCTTGAGCTTCCCCTCTTTTTTCGGAGTTTGTGTCGCGTACTCTTTGCCCAGCTTTTTGAATCTCTTCTTGGTCCGCGCCACCATAGGCATCATCATAAGCGTTGACTGCGGCTCCGCCTAAAAGCGCACCGCCTACCCACCCAGCGACCATGCCTATACCCCCTCCTATTGCTGTTCCAATTCCGGGAGCAATCATTGTACCTAAAGCCGCTCCAGCTTTTGCGCCTCCCCAAGCTCCAACACGAGAGCCTACTTTTTTACCCACATAAGCTCCTGCGACACTCCCTGCAACGTTTCCTGCTATCTTTCTGTCTTGTTTTTCGGCATCGCTCAGTCCTTTACCTGACTCATTTGCAAGAGCCTCAATTTCTTCAATATCCATATCTGTTAAAGAAGACATTGAATCTCTATAATCCTTCATCCTAGTCCTAAGAACGCCTCCTTGTGCGGACCTTCGCTGGGCATTTCGTTGTTGTTCTTTGTTTATCTTTAGCTGATCTTCAAGTGATTGAGTTTTTAATTCTATACCGCTTTTGAGAGTGTCGTTTAAACTCTGTAGAGCTTTAGTATTCTGCTCTTGAGGGTTTCCTTTAAACAAAGCTGAAGCTTTTTCGGAAGCTGTTTTTCTTATATCTTTCTCCGACATTCCTAAACCTAGCGCTCTGTTCATTAGTCTAGTATCGTTTAATGCAACTCCAAAAGCTTCTTGTCTAGCTCTACCTCTCATATGATCGGGTAGTTCTCCCCCGGCTAGTTCCTGTATAGCTGCAAACCTATTAATTCTAGCTCTACCTACACCCACTCTGCTACCAGCGGATCTCGCTGTCATTTCAGCTTGGCCAGAGGCTCTTATTGTGGAGAACTGAGCGTTTAATTTACTTGGGTCAAGCAAAGCTTGCGTGCCGCCAAAAGACCTAAGTCTTTGAGCTTGTCTTGCTGCTTCTATTTGAGCTTTAGTCTGTTCGTTGATTTCTTTAGTTTGCAACTGCAGCTCTTCTTTCATTCTTTCGCTGGTTCCGCCTAAATTTTCTACAGCTATTTTTGTGCCCTCAAGTAAGTCTGCTTGGGCTGTATCTTCAGCTATTTGCTCATCAGTTTTCCCTTCTTTTGATCGAAGTTCATCCATTCTAGCCTGTATTCTATTTGCTTCTCTTTGGGACTCTGCTGCTGAAACGGACCCTATCCCGCCTCTTGCCGCTTGATTCATTAATTTACTAACTGACTTTTCTATATCTTCTCCTAGTATCCCGTCTGTCTGCCCTAAAGCGGTTTGGACTTCCTGAACTGTTCCGCCAAACTTAGTATTAGCGTCCGCTGTTATTTCTGAAATTTTATTTATATTGTCTAATTTTATTGAACCTACTTCTGTTAAGAATGCCTTTGCGGCCTTAGACGTTATCTCCATCACAGCTTTTCTCGTCTTCAGCTCTGACTCCATAGTCCTCTTCATTCTATTGACCCTCATAGTAGCTTCTCTATTGGCTTTAGCAAAAGCTTCTAATTCTGGCCTCATTTTTTCTCTTATTTTTAGAGTCTGTTGAGTCTCAAGCGCTGATTTTGATAAACCTCTTATAAATTGCTCAGCAACAAAGCCTCCTTCTTGAAAAATATTTCTTAAGCTTGCGAATGCTTTTGCATCTTTTTCAGGATCTAAATTTAAAAGCTCTCCTGCTTTTTTAACTCGAGCGTCTACGTTATTTTCGTCGATTCGAGCTAAGTCCTTAAGATCTTTAGAAAGGCTTCCGTCATCTCTGAACGAATCTATACCTTGTCTAGTTATACTAGCTTGAACAAAGTCTGAACCTACTCTTTTTAAGTCTTGACTAATAACTTTAAGGTCCTCTTCACTTCTGCCTAATATATCGTTGCCCGCAGTTTTATTTAATATGCTCTGCAGAGGAGAAGAGAAAAATTCTGCGAATCCTGCATCCCTGCCTCCTCTGACAGTATCTGCTGCAAACTTACGTTTTTGGGCTGCGTCCGCTAAGTCTCTTTCTTGCTGCTGAAACTGTTGTATCATACCTCCAATAATTTTGGGATTTATCACTCCAGCTAATTGTTTTTGATATTTTGCTGGGAGTTTAGCTAATTCCTTTTCAACCGCTTTAGTGGCGTTTAGCATCTCCGTTACTGTTGAGTTGGCGTTATTGAATACGTCTGTAACGTTTTGAGTTGCGTTACTGAATTTATCTAAAGCTCCTATGTTTTTCTCTGTAGCTTCTCTTACTTTTTCAAATTCTTTGGCTGCTAGCCTAGCCTCTTTAAAAGTTGCATCAAGATCAGACTCAGAAAATAAGTCGCCTAAAACTTTACCTAACGCTCCAGCAGCTAAAAGTCCTCCGCCGATCTTTGCTGGTCCTGCACCTCCAAGAAAACGTCCAGCGCCCGCTACTGCTCGTCCTGCGCCTCCACGAACGAAGCCAGCCGCTCTTCTACGCCGAGACCCAGCTGGTCCGAAAAATGGACCCCCATCTCGGTTATTAACGAAAGCTCTGTTTCGTCCTTGCATTCTTCTACCGAGTCGATCCATCAAAATTGGAGCCCCTCCCATTCTTCTTCTTCTAGCTCTACCTAATTGCGAGTTAAATTCATCTGTGCCCCTTGATGCAGTTATGCCTCTAGATTGATTAAATTCACCCATTGCATATCGCAAAGCAACACCCACCCCGACTAAAGTAGCTATACTATTGGTAAGAGATTTAGCCACTGTGTTGCTTTCGCTAACAGCATTATTTAATCCAGATGCAGCCTGCTCAACTAAACCCATAATGAGAATAGTCTTCATTGCGCTATTGGTGTTTTCTTTTACTGCTCTAGTGTTTCTGTTCGTAGAAGAATCTTTCCCTCCGCTACCGCTTCCCGGCCCTGTTAATAATTTAGGTTTGTTTTCAGGTACGTCAACGATAGTGGCTCCTCCAAATTTTCCACCTCTTCCTCCTCCAGAGCCCGAAGCAAGCCCCGGATCGTGTCCGGCATATTTCTCTCCTGCTCTTTGAGCGCTCTTAAAGAATTTTTCGCTAAATGCTTTTTCCCCCTCTTTGAAGGCTCTAGTAAATGTATTAACTAGACTTGTTTCTAATGTGTCTAAGTCAAATGCTGGTCTAACAGCAGGTAAATTATCGCTAAAGTTAGGTACATACCCAGCAGCTCTACCTTGTCTTTTCGGGTCAACACCGGCGGCTATGCTATTATTAATCCCCTGACTTAAACCCATAGGTTCGTCTCTAGTATTGTAAATACCTAAACCAGCCGGGTTAGCTGAGTTTCTTAATCTATCACTTTGGCCTAATCTAATTCTTCCTGAAGGAACGCCTGCGTCTCTTTCTCTTCTAACGGCTTCGTGCAGCGCATTAAAATTTGGTATAAAGCCTGAAGATCTAGCTCCAGCGATAGCTTGTTTAATGTCAGTAATATAACCTTTAGAATCTTGGCCAAATGCACTAGCGGGTGTAGAGTATATTTTTTTAACTATAGAGCCTGTGGCTGAATCGGTTAGTGTCCTTTTGGCGTCTGCTTTTTTCAACTTATTGTTAAAGTCGAAATAGTCCATGAAGTCTTTGCCTCCTCCTGAAAAATCCCAAGTTTGTTGTTCGTCTGCGCCCAAAGCGTCTTCGAAAGCTGGTGATGATCCTGAAGTTAATGCGTTTGCTACAGTTTCAAATATGTTGCCTTCTGCGCTAACAGAAAACAACGGTCTCCCATTACCTGATATATTAGCAGATATAGCTTTGTTTTTTAATAATTTTTTACTAAAAGCATTAGCTAAATCTTGCATAGGTTGGGAGAATTGAGATCTAACTTCCTGACTGAACCAACCTTTTCTGTCGTTATCGTCTAAATTATTTCCAAGAGATCTAAATTGAACATTTTTAAATCCAACTCTGTCGTAAAAGCCTTCCAGCTGTTGTTTACTTAATTTTTTCCCTCCAAATGTTATTTCCTTTGAGCTCGTCTCTATATAGCCTCTGTCTGTACTTGTTCCATATAAACCTAAAGCTCCAATTTGATTCTTTGCGTCGTAAACCCTAATGCCTGCTGCTTTTTCTTTTGTGTTTACGTTAGCTCCTTGGCCCGTAACCGCATCCCCTTTGAGTTTTTTGTTTCTTAAGTCAACTAACCCTTGGTCTTTAATTTTCTTACCTCTTATTCTTGCTGCGTTAAGGTCGTCTTCAGAAAGACCCAAATCAGGTCTTCCAGCATTAAGTACGTTTGCCGACATTTCTCCGCTTGCTACGCCTGACTCTATTCGCTTTAGTAAGTCTTCCTTTCCGAGTTTGGATTTCCTTATGAAAGGAGCTAGCGACACGCCAGCAAAGTTAGGTACAAATCCTCCGCTTAAAGAAGACATATACTCTTTGTAAGCATCTGTATTTCTAGGCGGAACCACAAAGGTAGCTTTTCTACCCATAGAATTTCTTGTGTTTATAACGTCTTCATATCCATTTATAGTAGCGTTAAATGAACCGCCTCTGCCGTCGTGTACTTTTTGCCTTTTTACTTTTGGGTTTCTGATTTGTGACCTAGAGTAACCGGAGGCCATCATACCCCCGACTTCGTCAGCAAAGTTAGGAGCGTACCCACCAGAAGCTCCAAATCTTGGTTTAGAACCTCCTGTGAAAGCTCCGAAATCAGGACTGAACCCAACTCCCGAACCAGATAATCCTTGAGCTAGTCTTTGGGACATTCTAAGTTGTTCTTCTAGAGCGTCAGTGTTTTTACTTATTTGGCTGAATATTTCTCTGTGTGCGTCTTCTACCGATATAGCCCCATCTTTAATCCTCCTCATTAAGTCAGGATTTTCTTCTAGGACATTGAAAATTTGTTTTTGTAAGTTGAGTTGAGTTTGGAAATTTTTATTAAGTCCTGTTAAAGTCTTGAAAGCATCTGCTGCAAACTTACCTAGTTGAGAAAACGTTTTAAATAGAGTGAAGCCTATGATTAGCAAACCGGGGCCTGCTATGAAATTACCTATACCTTCAAAAATACTTTTAGCTATTGCTCCGCCAATCTTACCTCCGTCAGTTTCTCCTAATTTTTCAAAACCCTCTACGATGCCAAAAAGCCTTTCTAAAGCTGGACCAAATGTTAGCTGACCTAACTCTGCCGCTCCTTCTTTGAATGTGTTTACTGTTCTATTGAACTGAGCAGCTAGAGTCTTATTTAACTCTTCATTCCTTTTTATAGCTTGATCGCTAGAGCCCAAAGATATTCCTAAAGCTCTATTGTATATACTGGTTTCTTTACTTAAGTCGCTCATTGCAGCTTTAAGTATGTTAACTTGGAACACACCACCAACGAGCTCTGATATTTGCGACCTTTGAGACTGGCTTAAATTATCAAATTGTTTAGCTAAGTTATTTAGTACTTTAATGGCTGGCAATACATCACCCTGAACGTCTCTAACTGCTACGCCTAAGTTCTCAAGTTCTTTTATTACTCTTGGCCTTTGTATCCTAGTGAAAATAGTTTTAAAGCTGTTTCCTATTACCGCTCCACCCCTAGCTGTCTTTTGTTGGACTGTTGTTACTATAGCTAGAAGTTCGTCTAGGCTTACTCCTGCGCCTTTAGCTGAGGAACCTACACGACCTAAGGCTTTAGCTAGGTCATCTGAGCTAACAGCAAAAGCAGCGTCTACGTTAGCAAGTTTATTGATTATAGTCGTGCTATCTAGCCCAGCTTTATTAAAAGTGTTTATAGCCGCAGTTAACGAGTTTACAGCTTCAGCTGCGCCCATACCAGATAATCTAGCTAATATAAGAGCATCTCTGGTTCTTTTTAAAGTCTCTTCAGTGCCTAGACCTTGTCTTGCTAGCTCTGCAGCAGCTTGAGCAGCTACTTGAAAACTTTGTCCAGTCTGAGAAGCTATATCGAAAAGATCAGAGCCAAATTTCTTAAGGTTAACAGATGTGGCTTGAAGTATTACATTGATATCTTTTAGGCTTTTTTCTACTTCAATTGCAGCTTTTACTGTAGCAGTAAGCGCTTTTCTGACGGCAAGAATTGCTCCCGCTGAAGCGCCGAAAGCCAAAACACGAGCGTTAGAAGCGTCAAGAGACTTCTCAAACTCCCCGAGTTGACCATTTATTCTACCAAGAGGCCTAAAACCCTTAGCGTTTAACACAAGATCAATATTAATTTTGCTGCTTGCCATAGTACCTTACACCGTAATTTTTATTAATTACACTAAAATAACTTACTATAACCCATGCAGATCCATTAAATCTTCAAAACTTATTTCTCCCTTTTCTTTGGCTAATTTGTTTAAGTCAATAACCTCCTCTCCGTCTTGAGCTACTGCGCCTAGCTCTTGTTTTGTTGCTCCTACTACTGTTGAAGCACCAGCTTCGCCTTTTTGGTTGAGTCCGTCTTTTACTTGCCTACTTTTATCATTTAATTCATACCACTCAAAAAGAGATTTAGGTGCTTTGTAGTATTCTTCGGGGGGAGATTTTGAGTTACCCATTAGGGATTTAGTATATTTTGCTGTGTTAAGTAAAGATATTTGAAAATTAGTGAGCTCAATTATAGGCTTGCCAAAATATGCATAAGCATCATCCCCACAAAGAGAGAAATTATTCATAAAAAAAGGGCAAACAGAGATTAACTTTACTTGATCATCATTGAATATAGCGTAAGTATCAGCAAAACAATTCATTATTTCTGCTAAATCAGTATTACTTAATACATCAAACTCTTCTTCTGTATATAATAACTCTTTTAATTCCTTATCTTTGTAAAAAGCTTTATATACCATAAATTCATTTATTTTTTTAGAAGCGAACCCTTCTGCTGTCAGACCTATACTATCATTTCTTTCCTGACTTAATAAATAAACTTCTTGTTTTATAGGTTTTATTCTTTTTTCGATTGGTTTTTGTTGGACTTTTACTATTAATTTTTTTTTAGTAGCTTCTAAAGTTGATAATTCTTCTTTTAAGCTTTCAAGATTTTGTTCTTGCTCCCAGCTCCATAACCCTTCTTCTATCATGAAGTCTAAAGCGTCTTTTTCGTTTTTAAGCCCGCTTTCTTGAGCTTCATGTAGGTAGTCCTCGTACTCTCTATCAGTAGTGTTAGAATCCATTTCGTCAAGGTGTTTGACGAAAACTTTATTCTCAACAGACTCAAGTCTGACTTCAGAATAACCAAAGATTATGTCCCTATATAGTTTTTTGCACTCAGAATAAGAATTTTTAAGTTTATCCCTCATCTACCTTAGGCTCTTCTTTTGGTTCGTCCTCAGGCTCTTGGGGTTGTGGCTCTTCTGTTTCTTTTTGTTCTTCGTTGACTTCTTGCTGAAACTCTACCTCTAAGCCAGCTAGTTGCTTTATTTTTTCGTCATAGACTTCCTGAAGAGTTTCGTCTTTCCTTACTTCTTCTTTAATAAACTCTAAAGAATCATCAACCCTTTTAAAGTCTTCGTAAGTCTTTGCGTTTCCGCCGTTCCAAGCAGCTAAAATATAACTAGCTCTTTCTATTAGATCAGACCCGAACTCGTTGTCCGTTTCGGCAATAGTCTCTTCTAATTTTTCGTAAAACTCTGATTTCTTATCAAAGGTCTTTCCTTCAAAAAAAGGAGTGAAATCGTCTATGCCGCCTTTTTGGTCATTCTTAAACTTTATATAAGTTAAAAAGAATAGCCACCACATGTTCGTTCTTCTTGCTGCTCTGGCTTCAGCTGTGTGTTCGTATAGACTCTCAGCAGCGACCTCGTATTTTTCCATGTCGGCTTTAATCTCTTCTATTTCTTCTACTAATTTTTTAAGCTTGTCTTGCCTCTCTTCCAAGGATAGGGTTTCGTCTTCTTGTAAATTCAATTGAACAATTTGAAACTCCCTTTCTTTTAGCATCAAGTCATTATATTTTCTGCCAAAATCTTCTTGTTCTTCCTTGCTTAGCCCGCCGCCGTCATTTTTATATCTCTTAGCTATCATAGCTCGAGTCATCATTCCGAGCTTAACTCCTTTCGATATTTCAACAGAATAAAAAAGATTACAGTCGTCGTACATTTTTCTTGTTGGCCTTTTAAGGTACACCTCGACTGTTTCTGTTATGTCTTTCTTCTTTTTTACGACTACTTCTTCTCCGTTTTCTTCTCTTGTCTCTTCTACTTCAGTTTGAGACTTTCTTTTTAACGGAAAAGCGTATAGCCATTTCTTTGTGTTGATCGGTGGTTTTTCTTTTTCTTCGGACATATTATTTTTCTTTTAAAATTACAGTGACAAATTCTAAAGTTTTGTCTATTTCCCTAGCTGCGTCATTTCCCGCATCTAAAATCTTTTTTCTTGTTTGGGTGAATCGGTCTTCCGTGAAGTAGTCCAGATCATCTATTGCGTTAGCATCGTCAAGAGAACTTTTTTTGATCCTGTCTTTATAGAGCTTATGTTCTCTTAGTAAATCTTCGGTGATTTCGAAATATTTTTTATATAGGTTAACTATATTCCTGTGGACTTGGAAAGATATGATATCTTTAAGCTCTGTTTTTTCCTCGCTCATAAACCTTTTACCTTAACAAGTTATAAAAATTTTTTTAAAAAAAACAAAAAAAATCCCCACTCAAAGAGCGGGGATCTAAAAAGAAAAGGATGATTAATTAGCGTATCAAGCTCCTCCTGAAGCAGAGCCCAAGAAGAATCCTGCGGAAGTCTCAGAGCTACTATACAATTTTCCGCCACCATCTAGCTGGACTGCATAATCGAGGGTGATGGATTTGTTCGCTCCGATGCTAGAACTAATAGAGTGTCCCTCTATCTTAGCGTTTTTAAATCTTAGTCTCATTCCATCAACACCGGCTGCTACTCCTGCTGAGTTTTTGCCTTGATCAAGTTTTATGTCAATGTCATATCCGGGGTCAGGTGCCGCTCCGCCAGCTCCAATGTCAGTTGAACCAACGATATCAGATAAATCACTTGCTGCCTGAGCAGACACGATAGCCTCAACAGACATAGTTGCTTGAATAGGGAAAGTAATGACTCGAGCGTACTCGTATCTATCGCCCAATCTCTGGATAGATTCACGAGGAACATCCATGGACACTGTAAAGCTTTGAACGTGTATATTGTTAAAGCCCATAACTGGTAAGTCGCCTCCGCCCGAAACACCGCCTGCACTTACTTGGCCACTGGCTAATCCTGTTTTATTAGGGTTGGTTACGTTTGAGTGAAACGTAACGTTGCCGGGTCTAAGAACAGTGGGGTCAGATGAACTAGTTGCAGGAACTGCGACGTTACTCTGGGAACCGACTTTCATTTGGGTTGATTCTATATTAACTGTTGAGTTAGGTACGTCTCCCACAGCACCTGTCCAAGAATACGAAGATATGTGGCCTTTTGGTATAATAATTTGAGTAGAGCCACCTGTATTATTATTGTTATTATAATCTATACCTTCGTCAGAAAGGCCTATAGCAAAAGTTTGTTCGTACTTGCTGCTTCCAGAGTCATTGACTTCTTTTAGTACCCCAAAGCCCTGAGCGCCAGTTCCTAGCATAGCAATTTCGTTAGTTCTGCCTGCCAAATGATAAGTAAAGTCCATGTTGACAGTTGGAACCTCTGTAATAATTCTTTCTATCTGTCCTAACTGGCCATATTGGTTAACGTCAGTTCTGGGTACAGTAAAACCGTAGTTTATGCTTTGAACCCTCTGAACATTAGTGCTTCCAGCATACAGAGCCTCGCTCTGGTAAATGATTCTTCTGCGTGATCCAGTCGCGCTTTCTTTTGTTCCTGCGTATTGTATTGCCATAATATAAAAATCTCCTTACTCTTTAGTTTTAATTACATCTCTAAAGGTATCTAGAGAAATATTTTCTGATCCACATTCATTGCCTTGGATAGCGATGACTATGCAGCTCAAAATCCACGAACGCCGAAAAAACATTAGGGTTTAAGTTATTAAAATCTCCCCTATTTGATATGTTTTTCGATACCGTTACCCTGTCTATATGACAATAATTTCCTGTAGCCGAACCTGTATAGCTATAATTTACACCTGTAAATGCGCCTAGAGCATTTAAATTTAAATCGGATTGATCTAATATTGGCATGTTTGTTCTAACTGTATCTTTTAAGATCCCGCATACTGCGTCTAATGAAAACATAGAATCACCTAATACTATAGCTCTAGCATTTATTATAGTATCATCCATGCCGCCAAAAGCGAACTCCTCATTTCTTCCTCCATTGTCTTTTATGAAAACAGCCGGGTAAGTCTGAGTGCTTGAGTCTACCCCAGTAGTCACGTTTATGTCGCTTGTCTTTGGGTTAAGTGTCAGTTTAGTCTCAAAAAGTAACTGTTCTTCTGGCATGCTTGTTAAGAAAACATTAAAATCTTTTATTGAGTAATTTCCGCTTATTGTTTTGCCAGCCATAGGATCTGTTTCTCCTTTGAAATAAAGCTGACCTTGCATAAAATTTATAGAATCAAATCCACTATTTCCTACTTCGAGCGGACCATCTCCATCTACATATATACCAGTCATTACCGTAGGAGCAGAGCCCCCTGTAACGCTTACGTCGGATACCATTTGCTTGAATGGAGCGGCATAGACATGATAGTCTTTAAATAGGCTATCTATTTTAAAAAAATTACTTTTTGTATTAGTAAAAGCTTCACCTTTTTGAGTTACTTCGTGGTCCACGAACATTAAAAGGCTACTCATTACTTTGTTTTCGAACTGTACCTTCATTAGCTTTCTAACCTCCTTCTGTAGTTACTTAATATTTCAGTTATATAAGGAGTAGTTCTAAAAATCCCACTATTTATTTTTTTCTTTAACTGTATTGCTTTTCCAGATCTAGATTTAGCTGTTAATGATTCTTTTCCTTCTCCAAATTTAAAATACATATAATTACTATATCCGGAGATGCCTTTCTCTATTCCCTCTACCCAACTATTACCACTTTCCCAAGGCATTCTAGATACTAAATCAAAAGCAGCAAAAGTAGGAAAGCTAAGCTCATATCTAAAGCCGGTAACTGCACCTTTAGGTCCCCTGTTTTTTTTCTGTCTTCCTGTAAGAGTAAGGCTAGATTTCAATATTTCCCTAACAGGCAGCAATGGATCTGAAGACTTATTGAATCCTATAAAACTAAATAAATTACCTTCTCCGCTTAGAGTGTTTGATAAATTGATTCCGTCTGGGCCTTGAGCTATTTCTTTAGTTACTACGTGGCTATCAAACTCTCTTAAAGCTACTCCTTTTAGACCTCCTACTCTTTTTCGCAATATAGTGTCTGCCTGAGAAGCTACGGCCGCAGAATTCCTAACAGCCTTTTCTAGAAAATCTTTTTTTAGAAACTGTTTTAAAGTAACTACAGCCATTATTTTGTAGCCTCCAATCTATATACAAAAAACTTACTATCAAGGAAACTCCTATTTGCGTCTTCAGAAACGATTTTAAACGATTTATTATCAAAAGTGATTTTTTCTGTTTTGCCTTTGTCTATATAATTCCTAGCGTTTTCCTGTACTTTTATGTAAACGTTTCCTACTGATATGTTTTGTGGGATATCAGCTAGCCTCTCCGTCTCTTGGTTCATGTCGTACCTTATCGTGGCGCTATAAATTCCAGAAACAGGCTCGTAGGTATAATTTACAGAACTAGCAGGATCGCCATACCCGAATAGAGAAGCAGTATTGACCTGAGAAATTACCTTACGCGGCTCTTTGTGTACGACAATTTCCCTTTTAAAAGTATCGAATATGTCAGTAAAGATTCCGGTAAGTTTTTGTTTCTCTGCATCTGATATAAGACTAGGCATTAGTTATATGTATATACTTGAGTTCTTATGAACTTATCATCTCCCCCATGGTGCCCCTTAATAGTGTCGTCTCCGACAACTTGTCTAGGCTTAAGTTGGGCTCTTCTGTAATCACTAATAAGATCCTTCATTTCTTGATACTCTTGTTTTTTAAGAGTAGTTAAAGATCTAACAACTTCATTTTTATTAATTTTTCTTACTGTTGAGCCTTGGTCAGTAACCTGAATAATAGTATCATCATTTGCACTAGTTATATTTGTTCTTATTTCTCTATCATAGTAATGAATTAAAAACATCTTTTTGAGAACAGAAGCCTCATCAAAAGTTATTTCTTTTGTAACTAATGTATTATCGTTTTTTTCGTCTATTTTTTGGGTTATTTCGTACGAAGAAGAATCTACTTCAAAAAAAGTATTAATATGATTATTTAATCTGCCAATATTAGACCTAACCCAATAAGAAATAGAAGCTATGGAATAAGTAGACGGCTCGCCTATTTCTCTATAAAGCTCGTCAGCTATGTCAACTACTTTCATCTGTAAATATTACACTAATAAAAGAAAAAAGGGCAACCTAAAAGAAGGTTACCCTTGATATCGGAACATACCCTTGTTGTGAACAACAGCTCCTAAATTAAGCCTGAGAGCCTTGTACTAGCTCAGCTAGGACTCTAGCGCAACCATCAACAGCGGCATGCTCTTCGTATGTCAATCTTGCTTGACGAGCAGCAGCAGCAAGCGTATTAAGCGCCTGCTCTGGTGTTGGCGTCTGCGCAGACGCCTCTTGAGGGGCTGCATCTTCAACAGTTGGGGTATCGATTACGTTTTCTTCACTCATATCACAAAGTCATACAAAGAAACGATAAAAAAATCAAAAAAAATTAACTTACTGATGGAGCAGTTAATACTCCAGTATACAAATCAGGTGCGTCTTTTTGCGCATCAATTTGACCAGCTAAGTTAGTTTTCCAATCTCCAAAGTCAGCAGCTCCATTACATATAGAAGATAAATCTAAGTCTTCTCCTGCTACCCTTTCTACTCCAGTTAACTGCACTGTTGTGTCTATATAAGCGCTATAATCACCGTCTGTAGCCGACATACCTACTACTACTTCGCAGATTTTTCCTTCGTCAGGATCTCCTGCCTTACAGACGCATTTAGCTTCTATTCTTGAAAATGTATATTCTATTGCCATTTTATAAACCTTTTAAGTTAAGAAACGCTAGGAGGACTTAAGACTCCTGTCCATTCATGAGGCACTTCCTGTTGTCCAGAAATGTTTTCCTGAATTACATCTTTAACGTTATTGTCTGATACGAATCCATTAAGCAGGGCATCCAAATCAAGTGCAGACGGAGCAACGCTAGCGTCACCAGAAAGATTTATGTCATGGTTAGCATAAGCTTCGTAAGTTACCCCATTTACTGTTTCTTCGCCTTTTAAAGTGAACTCTACCTTTGTTGTTTTTTCGTTAGAGCCATCTGTATCGCTTGTGCAAAGAGGATTAACTCTACTAAATGTATATTCTATAGCCATTTTATCTTAAAATCCTTTTCTTTTTATTATTACACATTCTATGTAGCCTCGAGAACCTCTGGCTGAAGTACCGGCTGTTGTTGTTGAGGCATTGGTATGCCTTGTGGTTGACCGCCAAACAAGCCCTGTTGAGGAGGCATCCCTTGTGGTGGCATCCCTTGTGGAGGGCAAGGTTGCCCCGGGCCACATCCTTGTTGTTGAGGTGGAGGAGCCATACTCATTAGACTTTTAGGGAATTTAGTATCTTTTTGCCTTTTTAAGCTTTTAACAACTTTATCTATATCAAAAATATTATCATCTTTAAATGGGCACATGTGAGGTTGACCAGATATATCTAAATCTCCTAAATAGCTATCAATTAAATGAGTTTTCTTTAATGTTACATTACTTACTATATTATCATGAAAATGCTCATAACCTAAAGCTTTAACATTATCCATTGGCCATAATACAGTAGATTTTTTGCCTAAAGCCATAGCTGCATGCTGAGCAAAACTATCAATAAATAATCTTTTACTAGACCATTTTATTAATGCTATTAATTCTCTAACATTTGGGCTTGAAACCCAAGACATATTCTCAAAACCGGGTTGATGTTCAGTCCTTATTTGAACTAGATTATAATTTTCAAAAAACGGCTCAATCATTTTTAAGACATTTGGCAACGGTGCATCCCTTACCCAAGACATAGGAGCTCTGTCCGCAGTCATAGCCCCGCCGTTAGTTTGAATTAAAAAAATTGGCTTATCTGAAGAACCAAATTGCATCCTAGCCTGTTCGGATTCTGAATGAGTTAAGTAAATTTCAGGTTTTTCTCCACTATAATCAACCCCTAAAAGCTCGCACCAAGCTTGAATACAATGAACTTTTTTATTAATGTAGCCATGGTGGTGGTATGGCTCTTGTTTCATAATTAGAGTATCTTTATCTCTAATATAATCTTCGAAAATGTAAGGGGTATTACCTAATTGATAAAATCTTTCAACATTTGGGTTGTTAAACCAAATAGCTGGCCATGAGCCAATAGTGATAATATCTCTGTCTGGGTACTTCTTTTTGATAGCCGCGGCAACCGCAGTTGCCATGATATTCTTACCGATTCCGCCTTCTACATGGAAGATAATATTCTTGTCATTCACAAATAGTTATATTATTATCTTGTGATTTAGACTAAAAAATATTTTTGCCTAGTCGCCATTAAGTGCTTGATAATCCGACATATTCCTAACTAACGTATGGGAAGAAACACTCCTATTACCTTCTTCGTTTTCTTCTCCTTCGTATTCTACTGAAGATTTCACAAAAGGAGAATCTCCATTAATATCCCTAGAAGTTCCCGCCCATGCGTTTACAGCCGCCGGGTCTTTTCTTGTACCGATCAACAAGACATTATAACACCCATCAAAATTAGAACAGATAACTAAACAACATTGATCAGCAGTGACTTCTCCATAAGCAGATCCAAAATTTTTGTACGGAGATACCCAAACCATATCGTCTTTGTTCAAATGTCTGTAATAATCTGGTAAAATTATTGTATTAGTACAATTTGTTGTTTCTACTTGCCATCTATATATATTGTCTCCTTCGTTTGGAGACTCGACAAATGAATGCCATAAATCTTTTGTTGCTGATTTTGCAGGATCTGGGTGCACAATCCTAAATGATCCTGATGATTTGGCTACGGTACCAGAAAAAGTAAAACAGTTTACACATATGCGACCGTTTTGCATACTGCTATTACCAATAATCATGCAGTTAGATTCTGTGTCAATAACGGTCTCCATCCCGGCGCAATATCCGATCAAAATATTGTTAGACCCGCTGGTGATATGCCCGCCTGCGCACGCCCCTAAAAAAGTATTACAAGACCCAGTAGCTTGAGCAGAACCTCCAGCAATTCTCCCCACAGCCGTGTTCATATGACCAGTTGTAAAACCGAATCCTGCTGCAGATCCAACGAAAATATTGCAACATCCGGTGCACAAACACGCTCCTGCGTTGTTCCCCAGAGCCAGATTTTTTTTGCCAGTTGTTAGAACGCAAAGCGTCGAATCACCCACACTAGTATTGCAATCCCCCGGACAATTATTACAACAACAGCCAACTACACCCTGCATGGAATGAGATCCTATAGCGGTATTACGATTCCCTCTAAACACTGACAATGCCTTATGGCCAACAGCAGTATTTTGGCAGCCCGCAGCACAACACAAAGCTTGGTACCCAAAAGCCGTGTTACACTTAGCGTTAGCCACTTTACATTTAAAAGAGCAGGATCCAAAACCTTGGTTAACACAACCACTTGACTCAGTGCAGCCAGCACTAATACCAGTTAAGTTAGAACCATCGCCATAAAAATGACTAGCGCACATATGCTGAGATGCGCATATACAATTTGTTGATTTTATAGTGCCAGCCATGGACAGACAGTTACTACAAAGGTAAGAAGATCCAGAACAGAACTTGCCACTATTCATAAAACTAGTGCCACAAACAACAGGACTTTGAACGCAAGTAGGAGCACATAAAGTAGCAGCTTCAATCTTAGAGCAATGACAAAGGCACGCTGAAAAAAGCGCCATTTGTCGATTATTATTTATTCTCCAGTCATGACAAGTATCGCATTTTGCAAAATAAGTCCATTGCCCATCTGCATCAAGGAAGCCCATGTGTTTACTATCAGCGTATGTGTAGCCTTGAATAGTAGTATCGGATGTCTGAAATCTTATACCAGCGACGGTTCCGTGAGCACTCTTATAATTTAGTAAGTGGCTATCTTGCTTATGAAGACACAAACCATTTATATTTAATATATTAGCAACGTAAAAATTATTAAGGGCACAGGTGTAAGTACTAGTCAGACATAATCTTGCACTGCCAGCAGCCGAAAGTAACATATTGCCTGATGAATTAATTCTAGCGGAATAATTATTGTGAACGTACATGGATAAACATTGCGCATTGTCCGCAGCGTCACCAGAAGACTTCTTAATCCTTAGTATAGAATGGCCAGTACCCATCATGTTAAGCTGAGTATTCCAGCTTCCCTCATTAGAGTAAGCTTCCCCAATTGCTAAACCTAGATTATCACCAGCCGTAGAAATGCTAGCGCAACCAGTAGAACAAAGTACAGTAGACTTCACGCAAGTAGTAGCGCAAACCCTAGGAGTATGAAGACAGGTCATAGCACATTGGTATCCAGCCATACTCTTTGAACTAGTTCTCAAGTCTGTACTAGCGCAATTATAATAACTATCAGTACAAGTTACTCGCTTAAGATACCAAGGAGTACACATGTTCATTGCGTTACAATAGAATAATCCATTTGTTATGCTTCTTACATGAACCGAGCCGTAGCTCCAAGTACTATCACATTCTCCAAGTAGTATCACGTATCGACCGTCGGAAGTACCTCCACAAGAATGATAAGCTAACTTAATACTCTTGTCTGAACAGCCACCTGTTATATGAGCTCCACAGTTGTACCATCGGCAATTCCAGTTGTGCCCACCAACAATAATAGTAGTAGCATTATTATTATTGTATTCATAAACATCAATAGCTACGTGAACCATTCCATGATGAGTGCTACCGCCTTCTCCATCTAGAGTTGGCAGACCAATTTCTATGCGGCCAGTTGTGCTGCCGCTTTCTCCCCAAAGAGCTTGAGGCAATCCTCCGGTACGACCTAAGGTAACACCATTTGCCATGTCACCACTCGGATCACCAGCTAAACATAAGCGCGGGGAATTCAAATGCCCTGTGCTACAAATTGTAGGCGCTTTCATCGAACCAGTAGCGCAAAGAATAGCAGAACACATACAACTACCAGCATATACAAATGTTTCGGAATGCAAATACTTTCCATATATATTACAAGAAAAGTTCGCGCATCTAAATCTATTATTAGTAACTCCTACATCAATTTCTGCATCATTATAACCTGATAAGTGGCCGGTATCAAAGGCAAACCTACCTTGCTGTGTTTCTAAGTACATTCCATTAGCGTTATTAACACTTTGTATGTACCCCCAGCCATTATCATTAGCTGGGCCATAAATCATATAGTTGTCACCTGATCCGCAGAGCTTCAAACGAGTATCATTTGAATTAGTTAAATCAACGTTCCCTATTCTAACTCTAGTCTCAGCACAAAGTAAAGGAGATTTAACACAAGTAAGAGCACAAAGAGGATGGTAAGCACACATCATACCGGATGAATGATTCCCTTCTATCCTAAGCCCCCACTGCCCACTACAATTCAATAAACCAAAGTTAGACGTACCATCAAAATATACATAACCCCTTGCCGTACCGTCACAAGCGCGAAGATATATTCCACCCGGAGCAGTACAACCACTATATACATTAAGATAAGGGTTACCTGAGTGATTTCTTAATATATTAGTCTGAACACAGCTAGTACCACAAAAGACATTAGAATAAACCTGAGAGTGAAAGTAGAAAGTACCAGAACCATCTCCACTATGGAAATTGAGATTACCGCCGGAAGCGCATACTTTCCAAGACCTTGTACCGGTTTGATCAAACTGCAAACAACCAGAAGGAAACACAACAGGAGTCACAACGCACGTCGCCGCACAAAGCCTATTAGTATCCCAGTGGCCACCTGCGCCACCTACGGCATAAAGAGTACCCTCAAATAACATGTTTGAAGTAGCGCAAATACATGTAGACTTCATGCAAGTAGTAGCACAAACATTTTGTATCTTTAAAGTGTTTTCAACATTTGAAGACTTGTTATGAGCAGCAGGATTACCATTTAATAATTCTCCGAAACTAGGCTCCATACCATTCATTTCGTAAAAACCCGGCCCCCACCATTGCACAACTTCATCGCCACCGTCAGAGTAGTAAAGATAAACTCTATGCCCATTACTATGGCAAGTAGAAGAGCCCATTCTGTACGTGGTGTTTGTTCTTGTTTTTGTGCCATCACACAATCTATAGACTCCACCATTATAACTTGAGCTTGTATCATCGCAACCAACTATATATCCAACAGACACATACCATTGTCCTTCTTCAAAATTAGATATGCCTGAACTCATGAAATAAGGATTAGTATTAGCGCTTCCGTCAATATTTCTTATATCGTTTGCTCCAGAACCTGTTCCATGATAAAACGAACCGCTGTTGTTACCAGCAACCAGTTTTTTCAAATATATAACAGATAAATAAGATCTTTTTGGATCAAGATTACATATACCTTTAGTCCAACCGCCATCAGCGTCACTAGCTGTATCGTTTTGGTAACTATGCCATATTAAAGATCTGCGGCCCCAAGGGTCAATACCATAGCAAGTCCTATTGCACTCAGCTACAGCATGGAAAGCGTTGCTGTCAGGTGAATCTTGGCTATTATTACCAGTAGGGCAATATCTCCAACAACTAGAAGGGGCGTAGTTCCATCTTACGTGTTTTGCTACTTCTCCTCTTGGGCTTGCATTGTCTCCGGTCGATCCACTCAAACAAAGTTTTACGCCTTGTGATGTACCACAACTAACTATACTAGTATTAGCGCAAAGAACACCACATGCCTGAACAGCTCCTCCGTTATGTATTACAAGTCTGCCACTGTTGTTGGTGCCAAAGCATATAGCGTTATTAGATCTATTCCATATGCATATATGAGATGCGGCTTGATCATTTTCAATTTTTAACACCTTACTGTTATCATGCCTAATCCATGCATAGTCAGAACCAGAAAAATCTCCATCAGAGCCGTCTAATAATAAAGTTGCGGTGTTATCAGTTGAGCCTATATATACAGCCTTTGCGCCTGCACCGTATGTTTTAAAACAAGTACCAGCACAAATTATAGGAGAATACAAACAAGTGTCTGCTTTTGCAATTGCAGTAGAACAAAGCATAGCAGACCTAACACAGTCTGCACCACACACAGAGGAGTGAGAACAAAGATACGTAAAAGCTGTAATCCCTCCACTAGATTCAAAATCGCCTGCTATATCTAGATCGCCTGATACAGCTGCATTGCCTCCGGAGTAAAGACAACTAGTAGCACAAAGTTTAGCAGACTTAACACAGGAAGTACCACAAAGAATAGGAGTCTGAAGACAAGTACAACCATAAACACATGTTCCTAAAATTCTAAGGGCGTCGTTCCATCCTCCGCCGCTATACGTTCTTATCTTAAAATCTTGACTGGCTGCTCTTTGGAGACTTATATCTACAGAGCCATGGGAAGTCCCCATGTAGATATCATGAGCGCTGCTATTGACAAACCTTGCGCTGCCGCAAACCATCAAATGTTCTGGCGCTGTAGTTGTGCCATTTACCGTTAATTTTGTCGCACAAGTTGCTAATAGATTTGCCATTTACTTAATTTTTTCCTTTATTTCTTTTAGTTCTTTGTACATCTGTTTGAATCCATCAAATAGAACT